GTTGAAGGGATCTCCAATATTATTATCGATAATTTACAGAAAACAGATATATATAAACGTCCGGTCCACTGTAGCGATATAAAGCGCGAGACATTATATGTGAAGGACGATAATAAATGGGAGGTGGAAGGACCAGAACATTCTAAGATGGTGAATGCGGTTCTTGCGGTTGAACACAAGAATGTAGGATTAATGGGTGAATGGGCGAGTATTCACCCAAAATGCATGAACAGTAATACGAAGGATAATGATCAATATTTCAAGTTGTCGAAAATAATAACCGATGGTGCACAGAATGGAAATATTTCAAAGGTAATTCGCCGTGTTGCGAAAAATGTGATTATCGATAAGACAATAATATGAATATATTCGGCGATATTATTATCGTTCAGGCGCTCGTTTATCATGATATAATAAGTATATTATGATATAGTAAATAAGTATTTGAATATAGTAGTATATATGAACGATATGAATATGGGCGTCATGCAAGATTTAGTTGAACGATCAACGAAACCTATACACAGAGATGTAAATCCGGTGATTGAATTAATGGCTAATATGCTGAATTATTTGAATGTATCATTATACGAGGGACAATTTACACTTAATCATGAACAGTCTCGTAGACGATTAAACGAAATTTATGACGCATACGCGACGAATATTGATCCATCTATAAAGGCTCAACCTACTCTATCTGATATTACCGAGTTTTATAGAAATGTAAAAGATCTAAGAAATGTAACAGAAACAGACGATCCAGACTACAATCATTATATGCGTTCATTCTGTCGCCATATTCGCAGTTATAATATATAACCTCCCTCGTAAATCAATAATTTAGCTTACTAATTTATTGATTAAAAAAAATTGAAATGAATGAAAATTACATAGACGTATTGTATTATAGTGTTCGTAATTAGAATACTTATTATAGAATGTTGAGTGTTACTAGAGATATACAGCAGCTATCAATCCAAAATATTGATACCAATTTTGCAGGTCGTGTGGGGACAGTTGATTATGATGAGTCGAAAATGTTCCATATTCATCGAAAGAATCGAGCGTTTGTATGGACACATAAGATGTGCGAGGATTTGTTGGATTCGATCTTACGATCTTATGACGTTACGTCAATATTGTGTTCAACAAAGACAGTCGGTGATAGAGAAATGCAGTATATATTGGACGGTGGAAACCGAATCACCGCCATTAGAAAAATATTAAGGAATGACATTCGGGAAATAACTCAGGACGAACGTATCAAGATCTTACGGTATAAATTTAGTGTAGTGTTTCTTTCGAATATGACCGAGAAAGACGAGAGAGAATCGTTTCGACGTGCAGCAAGAGGTATAAAGCCTACCGATGGGCAATTGTATAAGATGTCAGAGACTGATTCGCTTCTTGTTAAAACAGCTGTGATGATTCTAGATGACAGAACGTTCCCACATCGTGCTTTGATGACTAAGGTGATGTTTGATACGACTCCGACTGAAAATGGTGAATCGCGCGATAAAAAGGCGCAGGCGAATCTTGCAAATGTAGTTTCGCTAATATCGGGCATCGAGAATGGCGCCGATTTCATTACTAAAAGCTTCGACCGTCAACATCGTTGGGTTGATGATGCTGTTTATACGATTGACAGAGATATCCTCTTTCGAAAGATTCATGATATCCTTTCGATCTTCAAAGAAGCCGATGAGCGTGTCACCACTCTACAAACCGTGAATTTTAAGGCTCTGAAAAAAGCAGAGATTATGATTTGTCTGGATCGAGCGGGTGTTCAATATTTCAAAAATCAAGTCAAGGAATTATTGATTGAACGAGCGAAATCATCTCCGACTGCGATGAATGAGTTGGTTGCGTTTGCCAACACGGCTGGAATTGTCTTTAAAGATCCGAATGCGCATATAAAGAAAGGACGTTTGAATTCAGGTAATTTGATGGGTATAATGGTATATGATTATCTTATGATGCCATATGCGGAGATGAAAGCCAAATGGATTCGATTTGTAAGAATCCACGATGAAAACCCCAAATACTTTAAGGAGACTATTCTTACACTATCTGGTGCGCAAAACACGACTGCAAACACTTTGGCTAAGAAAAGCAAGCGTATCGCGATTTATTTGGCAGAAGACCGAATTGCTACGGAACAAGAATTGGCTAATGTAACGCATCCAAGAAATGATTCATCTGAAGAGGCCGATTCGCTCGATGATGAGGATCGAGATGAAGAATCGGATATGGCGGAAGATGATGTCGACGAGAATGATGAATAACTGGAAATGTCTATATTAAAGTATCTTCGATAAATGAATGAAGTGCGTTAATTTTTTCTTTCGATAATACGTCTGGCATTATCTAAGATTTCCACCGGATAGTCAAGATCATGAAGCACCTTTAATCCACCTTTGATTGTTGAAATTCCATCTGCGATTTTATAAAGATACAATCCGTCAGATGCAGTAGACATATGAAGGTTCATTATTCTCTCATGTTTTGCGAGAAGTTCGCATAATTCAATATAATGTGTTGTGAGAATCAAATCTACATTCGGTTTTTTCGATATAAAATCAATATAACCATAAGCTGATGCGATTGCTTCATACGGATTTGTACCAGAATACAATTCATCGAATATGCAAAAATGACGATCAGTCGGGTGTTCAAGCATACAAGTCAGTATCTCTTTACATCTACGCGACTCCGCCTGAAACAAGCTATCCCGACCAGACGTGTCTGGAATATTAAGGTAGCAGTGTAAATATTCGTAAGGGTTAATTTGCGCGGTTTTATAGAATCCGAAACCGATTTGTTGTGATAAAATAATATTGAATAATGTTGCCTTAATGATTGTTGTTTTTCCTGCAGCATTTGGACCTGTGATAATGAGTTGCTTATTAAGTGTAATATCGTTTGGTACCGGCTGTGATGAAGTGGTACTTGATGTTAATGGTGCATATAATTGTGAGGTTAGCTTGGTAGCTGATTTTGTATCATTCGTAATATTAATGTGTGTTGGTTTTATGTTCAATGACGCGGCAGCGAGTTCGGTCTCTGCTTCTTTTTCAGGTTCGGTTGCATGTTCGGTTTCATGTTCGGTTTCAGTTTCCGCATCTGAATTATCATCATTATCTGAGTTGGATTTATCTGTAGTACCCACGCCATTTTTACTAGGTGAATACGGAGGAGGGGGGAGGAGGTCACTTTCTTGTGTTTCTGTTACTGCGGCGGTTGCGGTTTCTGTAATCTTGTCGGTTTTAACATATTTACATTCATTCAAACTTCCACCGATTACTAGTGTTCTGCAAGCAGACAAATGTTCGATATATGCATTAAAACCAAAACTATATTCAAGAAGCTCGTTCAAATCGGTTTGCGAAAAAAGCGCATAATAATTTTTCATAACAAAGCCGATTTGTAAGAATTTTGAAATAGAAGGTGAAAATGGAGTAATATCAGAAAGCGCACGAGTAAATTCAGTTAGTAGAGTATAACGATCTACGAGTTCATTCTTAAAACTGTCATATGTAGTCAAATGATATGTTTGGATCAACTGTATCATATAGGACATATTTACACCAGTTACGGTTAAAAATCCGTTAATTGTATTTAGATGAGTATGGACCAATTTAATATTGTTGTAGAATCGTACACAAGCCATCATATTTTGGTAAATCTGAATAAAATAAAAAACGATCGACATTAAAATGTACATTTTTTGTTCGACTGATACCGTATCAAAATTAGTAAAAAATTTGCCGATAGAATGTTCCGCAATAATTGTTTTAAGTATTCCGATATAGTCATTTACTGTGATTTGTGTTCCGCGCATCATCAAAATAATAAATGGAACTATGATTACTATAATTGGAGTTAATAGTGTGATGACAGGTGATGAAATGTTATACACGGTGAGGAACTGTAAAAATGGTGATGACTGGTTAAGTTTTGATAAAATTGGGGTTTCGACATAGCTGAATTTTTCTTTAAAATCGTGCAGTTTTCCACTTCCGCGAAATGATTTCCATGTATCTTTCATGGTAGAAAATGCTTCTTCATGCGTTTGTTGTGTAGTGTTTTGTATAACTGCGCGAGTTAGTATTTCATTATCATACACTTTTAATAACTGTTGTGTCTGAGTTAGATAATCGATGTCGGTCGAGTAATATTTACTCCAGATGGGCAAATATTCGTTACCGTAAACAGACGTTGGATTGAAAACGTAATGATATAATCCCTTAATTTCAGTATCCCCGATAGTTCCTGATTCTGATTTGGAATTAGGATCTACTAGTAGTTTAGGTTTGGTAGATATCATTTCAAGATCTTCAATAATAGATGTTGGTAATTCATGTAGTTTTAATGAATCGATATAGGTTATTGGGTGTTTAAATACACTAACTGCTGATGGTTGTGGTTGCGCTGATATTGGCGCCACTATTTCTGAAGTAGGTTTACTTATAGTATGCAGCGATGCCGCTCCGCAAATAGAAGCGTCACATACACTATTGATAGTATCTGACGAATTTGAAAGTATATCTGTTATTCCTAAATGCGCCATCAATACCGTTTTTAATTCACCGGGTTCTTTTGGTAATGTCTGTATTGTTTCGCGAACATCTGTAAATATGGAGCAAATATCAAAAGAACAAGCCATAATTAATTAAAAAGAATCTAATGTATAAGATGAAATAATTATTTCATTTTAAACTAATTCATTTGCGTAATGTACCGCGTCTGTTTTGTCTTTTATTGGTCTTACATCTTCTTCCGCCAGTTGGAGGAGGATTTCCGTCCTTATTTTTGCGTGAAAAGTGTTTTTTCCACCATGATGGACTCTTAGATGTAGACCTAGATCCTTGAGATTTTTTACCACACCATGGCCAGCAGCCTCTTTTAGGAGATGGTGATCTACTTCGGGCCGAAGCTGGTGCTGCTACAGCCATAGCCACTTCTAGAGGAACAACTGGTTTTGGATTTGAAGCCGCAGAAGATTTCGGAGACACTCGTCGTATAGGAGCTACTCCAGCACCTGAATCTGAATCTTCGAGAGAAGCAGCAGAACTCGACCTATTTGCGGATTTTTTTGCAGCAGCACGTTCTTCTGCTTTACATCTAGAGCACTGCTCGGGGTGGCGGCAGTCTGAACAACCAAGTTTGGTTCGTTGTTGATGTACTACAGCACCGGCACCAGCACCAGAATCATCACCATCATCATCATCAGAATCATCTACAACAACAGCAGCGGAGGCGTCGTGATGTCCAGCATCGCGATGAAGAATTCTTAATTTCTTTAAACTTGCACGCAACATCCTACCAGTCATATTTTTTATTCCAGTTATTTCAGTCCTATGTTTTTTTAACCTACGCGTTGCTTCTAGAATTCTGATTAATTCACTTTTTTTCCCTTTTTTCATATTCTCAGGTAACCGAGACACTTCAGCAGTCAGGGAACTTATTCTTTCTTCATTTTCATTAATTTGTTCAGTAAGTTCAGAAATTCTACTTTTAGTATTAATATATGACGTGCGTAATCGCGCAACCGATGCTTTTAATTCATCGATATTTTTATCTTCTCTACTCTTTGACATAATAAAAAATAATTCTATAAATATTACAAATATTATAATTGGTATCTATGTATTTCTAAATGTCTTGTATAAAAATACAAGACATTTAACTAGTCGTTATAAATTATTTACGCGATGCGCAGCGTTTCTTATATGTATTACTAGTTTTAAGTTTTCTGGTTTTAGACTTTCTTCCGCCGGTTGGAGGAGGATTTCCGTCCTTATTTTTGCGTGAAAAGCATTTTTTCCACCATGGTGGACTCTTAGATCTAGACCTAGACCCTTCAGGTTTTTTACGAGACCATGGCCAGCAGCCTCTTTTAGGCGATGGTGAACGACGTTGAGCTGAAGCTGGTACTGCTACAGCCATAGCTCCTGCAGGAACAGCTGGACCAGCAGCACAGGCATCACGAGAAGAAGATCGAGGAGACGCTCGTCTAGAACCTACTCCAGCACCAGAGTCATCATCAGAATCATCGTCGTCGGAAGGAGCAGCAGCAGCAGCAGCCTGTCCGGCAGCAGCATCTAATCTTAATGTCCTTAAAGCTGCATATAACAGCCGTCTTACATTTTTTTGTTTTCCGGTTTCTTGAGCTAAAATCACTTCTAACTGTGGCACTCTTTGTTCAAGTCTTTCTAGTTCACTCGTTTTGGCCGTTTTTCTACTCTTAGGTAACGTAGGTAATTCACTCCTAATATCAGTAATTTTTTGTTTCTTGTCATTAATTTCCGCTGTAACTTCCGCAATTCTACGTTTATTATTGTCGTATACGTGTTTTAATTCTCGAGCAGAATTTTTTAAATCGTGCAGCTGTTCGTCTCGACTTTTTGACATAATAAAATGTAATGCTATAAATAATATACATATTATAAATATATCGGTTGCTGCCTCCTAAATGCCTTTCATAAAATTAGAAGGCGTATAAGTTATCGCGTAATAACTTTTAATGAAATGGGCTTTTAAACGAGTAAAATAATCTAATGTATAAATTATTTATGCGATGAACTGCGTTTATTATATCTAATCTTGGTTTTAAGTTTTCTGGTTTTATATTTTCTTCCACCATGATGTGATGGTTCCTGCTTTTTAACGGATTTTCTTGAAAATGGCCACCAACCTTTATGTTCGGGAGATTGAGAACGAGCGAGTGACGATTTTGCCGCAGACGCAGCCGCTTTTGCTTCTCTATCGGCTTGTGCTGCTGTTTCTTTTGCGATTACTACCGCTATACGCAAGGATCTTTTTATACGATCAGTTTCTTTGCAATCGTCACACTGTCGGGGGTTTCTTATGCAATCTAAACAACGATTAGAAGAATCCGTTTCTTTGAAAACTCCAGCATCAGAATCGTCATCACGGGCAGCAGCAGAACCATTATATTTTTTTAATTTTTTCTCTTGATTAAAAAACGTTGTCTTCACACTTTGTTTATTTATTAATGTTGAAACTATATTATCTGTTAATGATTGTACCCTTCCTGCAAGCATTTGTAGTATGACGAATCTATTTGTTTTACTGGATTCACGTGTTGTTTTAATTTCTTGGATTATCTCGTTAAGTATTTCTTCTTGTTGATTCAGGTAATCGTTAATACGATCTAAATTTAATTTTAAAATTTTAACACTCTCTTTCAATTCACTAATAATATCTCCTTCGCCCTCTTCGACAATAGGTAGTTTTGTCTGAATTGATTTTCGGGACATAATTTATTATATAATAAAAAACTGTTATCTTTTATTATATATATATATAATTATATAATTGTAGATTATAAACCAAACTAATATTAAATTCCTTAAATTCCTTCCATAAAATTAGAAGGCAGTTCAGTAATCGTTGTCGCATAGTAACTTTCGATTTCCTTTTTAATACGCATATCTCTCCTTGTTACAAAATTGATACCGACACCCTTTCGACCCCAACGCCCAGATCGACCAATCCTGTGCAAATAAATATGCACGTCCTGCGGCATATCAAAATTAATTACAGTAGACACTTGCTGAATATCAATACCGCGCGCGGTTACATTCGATGAAATCAAAACGCGATGATGGCCTACCTTGAATTCAGTATATGCCTTGTCTCGATCCGCCTTGTCCATGCCGCTATGAATACAGCAAACAGGAAATCCGTCAAACAACATGGCCTCGTGTAAATCTGCAACGCGCTTCGTTGAATTACAGAAAATAATACACTGTGAAACAGAAATCGACTTAAACAAATCCTTCAAAGTTAGATATTTCTGAACATCATCGTCCAGCGCAACATAATGCTGTTGGATACCTTCAAGTGTCAACTGATCGGCCTTTACCTGAATATTCACCGGATTACGCATGAACTTCTCAGTCAACGAATACAACTCCGGAGGCATAGTTGCACTAAATAAAGCAACCTGAATGTCAGTTGACATATATTGAAAAATATTGTAGATCTGCTCATTAAATCCGGCAGAAAGCATCTCATCAGCCTCATCAAGAATCAACATCTGAACACTCGACCCCTGAATATGGTTTCTCCGGATCATATCAAACACACGTCCAGGGCAACCAACGATGATATGTGGAACATTCTTACGCAATTCAGACGCATCGTCCGTAGTTGACGTGCCTCCAACAAGCAATCGCAAAACAAGTCCTGACATCATCGATCCAATACTTGAAATTACGTCATAAATCTGCTTGGCAAGCTCGCGCGTTGGAGCCAATATAAGAATCTGAGTCGTCTTCTTTTCGACATTTACACCTTGAAGAGCTGCTACAGTAAATGCACCGGTCTTACCTGTTCCGGATTGAGCCTGTGCAATAACGTCTCGCTTTTGGATAATCGACAAAATAGATTTTTGCTGGATATTACTCGGTTTTTCAAAACCGTATGCATAAATACCTCGGAGCAGATCCGGTGAAATTTCGTCTACGTCCTCCCAATTCTTGAATTCAGGAATAGAAGCATACTCGGAAACCGAGTCGGAAACCGACTCGGAGGCGATGGTATCGGTTTCTACATGACTCGTAGTCGACGGAAACGTCGGAAGACTATAGTCTTCATCATAATTATCGGTTGTTGATGGTGTTGACATTTTAGTCGTAAATAAAGTAAAGTTAAAATAATATACGGGTATGTCTAATAATAATATCATGTTATATTTAAGTCGATTTGATCATGAGTTAACTTTAAATATTCAAACATTCGACGGTCGGTTTGATATGCGCCCCATTTTGTAGCTTTTATGATTTTAGAAAAACTGGGCGATTTTAAAATACGTATTATCGTTTCCCCCTGCGCCACCGACGCCACCGGCAATCCGAATGAAAATTGACCCATTCCGTATTCTCCTGATATATCCAGATAAGGGTACAGTTTTTCGTTAAAATTCAGTATTACTTTCGGAACCCCAAAATGACCGCGATTATTCGTATTCGAATACCATATTCCAAGACCTCGTTTCGTCATGGTATGAACAACCGGATAAATAAATTCGCCGGCAACAAATGTGGGCGACATATTTTTTGTATCGCTTCCGTACGCCATTCGATCATAAATTACGCGAGTTGGATCAGGTTTGGTATCAAGAATACATTTAATGGCGTCAAATTCTCCATTTGGTAGAAATGGCCAATCTCTCGGTTGAATGTTATTATAGGTGACAAGATCATCGGAAATAAATGTGCAACGATCTGCTGCGTGGGGTGATGATGATAATGCGAGGGTATTATTATTATGCGTACATTTTATTACAAAAAGGTCCATGTGTTGTTGAACTTGCATTTGTGTTATTGCAGTTTTTTTGTTGATATTGTGAATAAATAGGAGTGAGTTATTTCCGGTAGTCATTAACGGCCATAGTTGATGATATGGTTTTCGCCAACCAGGCGGAGTGATAAAGCATAGAAATCTCTCGAACATACTACCTTTACCGTTATTTTTTTGTAGAATATCGAGAGATGAACGAATAAATTTGTCCCAGAGTATCTGACCGCCCTTGCTGCTTATTCGTGCATGATCTCTCGGCGTTTGAAATGGCGGATTCCCTATAATAATATCTATACCTATCTTATTCTGAAATAACTCAACCGATATTTCGTATGATAAAAAATCCGCACATATAATATTTGCATCATCTCCGAATAAATCTCTCGAAACATCGATATTATCTTGATTTATTTCTACCATATAGAGCATATTTTTTATGATATGGTTATGTCGAAGGTGTCGATTCGGAAACTCGGTAGCAAGTCCATTCATTAACCTGCAATATATGACGACACAAAAATGCCCGATTCCACTAGAAGGTTCAAGCCAGCGGAGAGAACAATCGCTCCACACATATGATGGAAGTTGATCTAAAACTTCGTTGATATATGTGAGAGGTGTAAATACTTCGCCATATTTATTCTTTTCAGATAGACGTATCGAGAGATTATCTAGTATATGACGAGAGATTTTATCAGGGTCGTTGGATAGTTCGAAAATACACGAAGTAATATCCATTTTAGAAGAGATATATTATTAATATGTTTTACCTGGAATCCTGTTTGATATTTTGATATTTTGATATATATGTATTACATTACATTTAAAAATAGTGAAAGTGAACGATATATAGAATGTTATATAATTCATTACTAAAATTATATTATTAGATTGATTACATGTATAAAAATTGATATAAAACTTATATATGTAATATTATAGGCAACTTGTGAATTTGTATTTGCATACTATAAATGGCTGCTATTACGCATCGTTATGACCTGCCCGATTATGCGGCGTTTATGAATATGGGATTTGAGTTTAAATTGCCAGACGAAGTATTGAAATCTGTCTCCGATTTGGCGGAGTTGGTTGGTGCGCCGACATATGTGAAAACCCCAGTATTTCCTGTGAGAAATGGTTCAAGTAATAGTGGAACGTGTGATTGGAGTGATATATCAAGTCAATCTTCGGGTATTGCATATCATGTTGCAGGCAGCAGCGCTAATTCATTTCAAAGTCACATGGGTGGTGGTGGCGGCGGCGGAGGAACTGCAAGCGAACAGTCTGCGATTTTATCGTCGTTTTCTACGGTGAGACAGAGCGGTTCGAAGATGCAATCAAAGCCACAGCAAATTCCAAATAGTGAATGGGACAATATTCTAGCATTTCAGAAAACAGAACTACAAAAGAAGGAAGGTATTGAGGCTCGTATGGATACGATAAGGTCATATTTGAACAAGCTTACGGACAAGACGTATGATGTTATGTTGGATAATTTGAAAAAGGAATTAATTGAGATATTTAAGACTACAGGTGATGCAGGAGATGCATCGACCCCGGAAGGAGATGCGCCAGATGAGCTTAATTCAGTTGCAATTATGAATCGTGTGGCGTTGTCTATATTTAATACAGCCAGTTCGAATGCATTCTTCTCGGCGATTTATGCGAGATTGTTCAAAGATTTGATGGGTTGTTATAGTGTATTTCGCGATGTCTTTGATAAGAATTTGACGTCATTTATGAATTTATTCGACACAATTGAATATTGTGACCCGAAGAAGAATTATGATAAGTTTTGTGATATTAACAAGGCGAATGAGAAGCGAAAGGCGATGTCGTTATTTATTGTGAATTTGATGAAGATTGGTATTGTTGATAAGATGCATGTGCTTATGATAATGAAGCAGTTGCAAGAATTATTGTATTCTAACCTTCGCCAGGAAGGTAAGACAAATGAAGTGGACGAACTCTCTGAGAATCTCTTTATTATTGTTAAGAATTGTCATGTAGATATGAAAAACCCTAAGAATGAGTCTGAAGTAGTTGAAACTTTTAGTCGTCGCGTGGATCAAATTTTGGAGGTTTCAAAGTTGAAATTAAAGTCCAAACCGAGTATTACAAATAAGACGATCTTTAAGCATTTAGATATGATGGACGAAATTTCCGGAAAATCAAAGAAATAGAAAATAAATATATTATGATTTAGGCAGAATAATGTGTATATACATGCAAAATAAGACGTTGTATGTATATAAACCGATTTTTTTATCGAGAATTATAGAAACGAGAAAATGTTTGCATTCGAGTATAATGACAATCATTCTAAGCACGATATAAATAGAGACGATGTAATGGAATGTAATGATATTAACGATGATGCATTAATGATTGTAATTGATATCAAAAATCCTCATCGTGATCGCATAATAAGTAGCGAATGTGACGATATGTTGCGCGATCTATACGACGATATTCAAGAGATAACGGTGAATTGTAATAGTGATGACGTTGAAAGTGACAATAATAGTAATAATAGTAATGTTATGACGGACTCGTTTAATCAATCACAATATGAAGATCATATGGAATATCATTCTATAAAAAGTGCGATGAAAACGGATTATGAGTGGAATTATACGATGCCGATTCTAACCCATATTTGCGGGTATTATGGATTAAAAAAGCGCGGAAGTAAAACTGATATTATTAATAGTATTGTTGATTTTGAAATTAAACCTGATAATTTCGAAACGGTAGATCACCGTAAAAAGATATTCGAGTTTATGCGGCTTATAAAGGAAAATGACTATATGAAGAAGTTTATTATTTTTCCTTAATTTTAGTTAGAACGTTCCGAATAAGTCCGATTAGATATATACCATTTACATGTATATTTTCTTTTGAAATCGGGTTTCTATCGCGAAAACGTCCGGTATATTTGTCTGGTGTTATTTCATAATATTTTTTACCCATTAAACCACATAAATTATGAAAATCAGCCTTATGATAATGGCTGTGAATAAGTGAGCCATTACATTTTGTATCGAACGATATTTCTTGGTTAAAATGTGCATCGCAAACAGGGTCACAGAACCAATATTTTCGAAAATTTATTTCGATAAGCGGTGTTGAAATTGGTGTAAATATAATATTTGTGCATGCTGCGCCGTGCATGGAAATGAACACGGCCGCATTTGAACATATTTCATATTGTTCTTCCGGGTTCATGTCATCGAAACAACAATAACGAACGGGAATTTCAAAATTATATTTAGTTAAGAAATAATGTATAGGTTCTCCAGTAGATGTATCATACACGTATCGATTATTTTCGTGGCGTTGATTTATTAATATATATTTTCCTTGATTTTGTGGTATAATATTTTTAAGCATGGTTAATAACGTCGTTGAAACTTCATTTTTTACATAATGTATATGATCAAATGGTTGTCTTTTCGGATAACTATATACAAATAATTCATTCGTATATTTTATTTCGCTCTTAAAAATCCGCTCAATAACAAAACGGCGCCACTTTTGACATGGATTATTAATATCAATCGAATTATGTAAATTATTATAAATGTACACTTCTCTAATCGTTTCATCATAATACATCATTAAATCATACAAAATATGAAATATGTTATTGTCGGGCATTCTAGATACTAGAATACTACCGCTATTGGCTTGATTGTCCATAGTAATAATAATAGTACCTTTCTATTATTACCAAATTTATAGTTTATATTATATTGCATATGAAATAAATATAATTGTTGCATAGCAATAATCACACCTTAAATATTACATAAACAAATTATTATATTTAAAATATATCTATTCTAATCTAAAGATAATATGAATAATGGTAAAATGAAATACGTCGTGTCATTCACAACAAGTCCAACACGAATAAGTAAATGTCGCCAGATGATAACCGGTATAGTTGATCAAACACGCAAAGCAGACTTATTTCTATTGAATATTCCGCGTGTGTTCGAGAGAACAGGTCAGGAATATGATATACCTAATTTTGTATCAAAAAGGGTAGTTATAAACGAAGTAGAAAAGGATTATGGTCCAGGTACAAAAATAATACCGACAATTCGTTATCTCAAAGAACATGGCTACGACCCGATGAAAACGAGAATAATTTATTTAGATGATGATATCTTTTACATGTCAAAAATGATCGAAACATATGAAAAAGTTATTCCGGATAGAGATAATAATGTATGGACTGCCACAGGGTTTGATTTTGTAAATATTCAATTGAACGGAAAACGACAGCATAAAGACACCGCAACTATTGCAGAAGGATATGGATCTGTTTGTGTGAAAATGTCGATATTTGAAGATGATTTTATTGATTATATTGAGCGATATAATCATGATAAGGATTGTCGTTTATCCGACGACATTATATTGAGTAACTACTATCATAAGAAAAATATCGGAATTTTTATAGTGAATATTCCAAACAGTCACTCTATCCACGATATGTGGAAAAACAATAATATATTGGACTACGGAAATAAAGAGGACGCATTACATAATGGAGCAAGTGGATCATCATTAAATAACGTAGATCGTTATAAGAAGGTGATTACCAAATTAAATAAAGGAAAGGAACGTCACTTTAATATGTCATTTATTCAAGATAATGCGATTATTTATAGGTAATCAATCAATCGTAAAATAATAATAATAATAATATTATTTCTATTATAATATTATTTATAATATAATATACAATGGTGAAATCAAAAATTAACGAGAATATAAATTATCACGAGTATTCGCATTTAGAAAAAGAAGATTTTAATTACAATACCCCGTTGTATAATTTAAAAATATTGGGTATAACGGTAATTATTGGTGTTGGGCAATTAAATTATAGATATTCAAAGAGATATGGGGTAGTTTATGTACCGATGTATCTATTTAATGCAAATTATGAGTTTATAAAGCAAATCGGATTATACGAAATGTCGACGAATGAAATAAAAATGGATCAATCCGGCGATATCGAAATAAATAAGTTAAAACCATTATTATATTCAACTTTTGTAAATACGACATTATTACGTCAATCGCTTGTCAATACAGATAAATCATCTGCCGATAAAGACCGTGAAAATAAAGATGCAATAACCTCCGCCACCGAAATTAAAAAGAAACAGGAAATAGATAAAAATACGGTAGTCGAAATAAAGAAATCCCTCGGAAAATCGACAACTATTATTACCGGTAATGAAGCAGATGATAGTGATGATGACGATCTATCTAGTGGTACCGGTACAGGTCCTTTATATGGCGTTGATGCAAAACAAGCACACATGTTATCGGGTGCAACGATATTACCACTTCAAACAAAAGACCAGTCTGAACTAGAGCGTAAACAATACAAATATAATTTAAAGGATTTATGGATACAAAGATTCTTGAGAAACAAATATTTTAATTTTATAGATAACGAAGGCGGAAGTGATAGTTTATTTGCGGTAATTCGCGATGCATTATTGACGCAAGGTCGCGCAACAACTATAAACGAATTAAGAAAACAATTATCTCAGGAAGTTACAGATGAAACTTTCAAGATATATAGAGAGAAATATGCGATGTATCATGGAATAATAAAGACGCAAAACGGCGAATCAAAGAATAAAATAGAACAATATAATGATTATAAACGTCGTATATCGTCGACACACGACCGCGCTCAACAACAACTAATGATCGCTGGAGCTAAAAAATTGGCAATCGAACACAATATGAAAATTGACGAAATAAAGTATACAAAAATATTATCGTCACAATATGATTATATGAAAGAAGTCAGAAATACTGAACACCTCAAAGAGCGGATTCAGACATCTCTTTATTGGCCAGATAATTGGGCGATTTCAACGCTTGAACGTATATTGAATATGAAGTTTATATTTTTTTCATCGACATCATTTGATGCAGGCGATATTGAAAATGTAATGGAATGTGGTGGAGTTGATATGATTGATCCTTTGATATTGAAAAAAGCTGTTTTCGAACCAACCGCATATATTATAATAGACAAGGGAATGATTACACCGATTTCATCATCTAAAACACACAGTTTGTCTGCGGCAACTACTACAAATAAACATATGTACCGGTTAATAACATATAAAACGCACGGGATTTTCGCATTTTCAGAGGTACCTTATGATATTAAGCTACTAATTACGACAAAATGTCTCGAATCGCAATCAGGTTCATTTTGTATGATTCCACAGTTTAAATTATTTCAAAAGGAACTTGGAATACGTATTGACAATAATGGTATGGGTCATCAATCGATTGATGATATAATGGAGGAGATTCATATGGATTCATATGGAAATGGTACAAAATCGCGCGCAGGTCATCATTTATATTCGCCAGATATAGTGTTTCAGTTTTATAACAAATCGAATCCAAATGCATTACCTGGAATGGGTTCAGGAGAAAAAATACCAGAAGAAGATAAAATACACTTTCAGAAGCTAGCATCATTTGATAATTGGCGCCGCAAATTATCGAATTTTTGGCAAGAACCATTTATGCATGATAAGCATATGTGGCAGAGTGTTGAACATTATTATCAAGGTAGTAAATTTAAAAACAATAACCGCGAATTTTACCTCAAATTTTCGCTTGATTCGCGGTCTGAATTATCTAGTGATCCCCTCATCGCAAAGGCTGCTGGGAGTAAAAGTGGTAAAATGAATAGCGCTTTTATTAGACCATCAAATATTACGGTAGATCCTGATTTTTTTAGTCATGGTCGCGGTGAACGAGAGATGTCCGATGCAATATATGCTAAATTTTCGCAGAATAAAAACCTGAAGGACATGTTGTTGGCAACCCGAAATGCAAAGCTTGTACAATATCTTCGCGGTACCCAATCAAAAGTGTTTCATAATTTAATGCAAGTTCGGCATAAATTACGCACGAACACAAAATAATGAGAAGACCGTAATCACAAATACTTCACGTACCGTGATATCTATTTAACGTCACATACACTAAGATATGACGTAAATCCGCCTTGTAGGCATGCAAAAATAAACATGATTATTATAATACGCTCCCAGTCGATAGAAGATGGTATAGACAATTCTATGTTATGATATGATATGTCATGATTTTTACCAATATTATAATGAATTAAATTTTCAATAATATTTAACACTATAAAAATTAAAAATGAAAATATAAATATATGAAAACTACCCTTTTTGAAGTATTTTTTATATATTAAGTGAAACATTATTGTAGTTTATTATTATATACGTAATATAAAAATGTACGGTGGTAATAGAATCAACCAACCACCTTGGATTGAAGACAACGTAAAAAAAGACACTAATATTATTAGGCAAACTATTTCAAAATATAGTCAAGAATATGAGCATATTCGTGCGAGATTTGAAAGTGAAAATCCAGTATTGCGAGAGAATAAAAGCGAGTCAACCGAGTTCTTTTCGGAATTCTTTAAAATGATAACAGAGAACGAATTGGACGTATACAATCATATTACGATGACTAAATGGAATGATAGATATAATACCAAAAAACAAACTTCAGGTGGATCAGGGGTTGGCGTTAAAACCAACTTTACATCGGAAGACAATTATATAGAAAATATAAATTTCAAAATCGAGAGAATTAAAAGCGCTGGCGATTTACCAAGACCATCTATATTAGAATCCATTCGATATCAGTATGATAGTGGCGGTGTAAATAAAAATACAAATGATACAAGTGGCCCTTATAAATTTATGCCAAAACCAATTTATACGTATATTCGAGAAAAAGCCGAATGGTGGCTTCAATTCAAATATCGTGTGAATGATCGAGACATAACTCTACATTTTATTACATTTCCAGAATCTAGAATCACCGTATGCGATAGACCTAATACCGGCGGGAGCAGCAGCAGTAACGCACACCAGAATCATATGTGTGCACAAGAGATCGCAATATATCAGACATATGCATATAAAGTATTTTTGTGGCTTACTATTGTTTCAAAAATGGCAGATAGTGAATGTTCTGGTCAGTCACTAAATATATATTTTTACATGACGCCATTTAAGAAGAATATTCCGTCTGCTACACCAACAACACGCGAAGGCGACACACTTTCCGCTATACATGTAAATACAGGTGTTACTCGAAACTGCCAAGAAAATGGCGAAATTATTATATATCGTTTCGAAGAATGGTTCAAGGTATTAATTCATGAAACGATGCACAATTTTAATATGGATTTTATCGAATCGGGTCTTTCACAAATGAATAATCGACTGCGTGAAGCCTTTTTCATTCCAGCTGGCGATGTTCTTGTTTTCGAGACATATACAGAAGCATGGGCGCGTATTATATATACGATGTTTGAATGTTATTTTGATCCAGCTGTTCGTAATCAAAGAACATTTATTCATAATGTTCGAGAGAAATTGGAACAAAATGCATTATTTTCAACACTACAATTAACAAAAGTATTAGAACTGATGGATCTTAAATACGCGAATATAACAATACAATCAAAGGAAAATCAGATATTATGCCGAGCGCATTACAAGGAAGAATCAAACATATATGCATATTATATTTTAGGCGGTATATTGTCTGTATATGCACTACCATTTATATCATGGTGTATGCATAATAACAAGCACAACTCATCGAGTATAAAGAATAAATATAGGCGCAATCATATTATCGACTCGATCCGATTTTTGAATAATAGCGATTCTTCGTTAATTAGATTGGCCGACTTTTTGAAGGAGTGTTCGAGAGATTCAAGATTGTTAAGCATGGTTGCATTTTGTGAGAAAAAATTAAACAATATTATATCGTCGTCGAATGGGCGGACAAACATAGATGATACGCGTGTTATCACAACATTACGAATGACTATTTAAACACTAATAAATGATGAAAATTGATATTAAAAACAATATTATATCTTATTATAATATCGCATTCTATTGTTGTTGTTGTTGTGAAATGACTGGTTCGAGTTATAATTTGAGAAATAGGAATACCAAGACAAACGGTGATTCGCATGTGTATGTTGCGACTGGACAATTGGTGTCTTTGAATATTGAATGTCCTAAACAAAAGGAGACGCCTATTCCTGTGTCGCCATCGATGCCAGCACTTATTCCCGCATCTTCTTTGAAGAGCAATTCTGGCGTAGCATCACTTCCGTGTTTTGATGATGTTTGTGAGCCCCGAACGATATTCAATAATAACACTAATACTAAAAATGTAACAAGTGAAAAGTCGAGATCCCTAGTGTCAGATGCTGCGCATAACGACGAACAGACGATGTTGTGGCAAAATATCGCAAAGCTTTTTGTGAAAAGCGAACACAACGAGTGCGAAATTACAGACATGCGTGGTGATTATGCTCAATCTATTAAAGAGTTGAAGGAGTTCACCGTTGAATTGTATGCTCGTCTACAGAGTTGCAATGGTGATGTTGCTGGCGTAAAACAAAATACAAAGAATAAGTTGAAGTCATTTAAGCGGATGTTTCAAAGAAAAATCAAAAAGGTGAAGCAGACTGCAGCATCTGCGGCAAATGATGCGGATATGGAGGTATTCAAGTATATTGACACACTTCGTATTCAAATTGATGAGTTGCGTGAGACGACTGAAAAACAAAACGCGAAGATTGAGGAGCTTAGTCGTGTAAATGCAAGTTACGCATCGTCGAATAACAATTTTGACGATGTTGACATTAACGACCTGAAGTATAAGATGAAGAAGATGCAAGAAGAGATTGCGGATCTGAATGAATTGTATGATGACGACTTTCATCGGTTTTGCAGGCGAGAGGACGATTTGAAGGACAAAATCGCAGCTGTTCATGATGAAGCATCGAGTGCGCACACGTTTGCGCTTTCTGCGAAACAGAATTCAGATGAGCGTATTGATGCCGCAGTTAAGGCGATTGAGACTTGGGGATCTGATATTTACAGGATTGAGCAAGAAATGAAGAATACGAGTCGCGAGATTCGTAATGATATGGAGACAGATCAACAAGCTTCAGAATATTGGATTGAACGCGAGTTGAAGTCATTTGAGGTCGATAAGGAGCGTATTAATATTGAAATTCAAGGTGTAAGATCGTACATCGACACGGTGGTTGCCGGAGATTTGCGAGAGGAGTTTGCTCGTGCAATTTCGCGGGAAGTTGCGTTTGAGAGCAAAGTTAGTGCTGAGTTGGTGCAAGGAGTGCATAATGAGCTAACGGCAAAGACACAAGAACTGCACAACGAGCTTATCGATATGATCACGCGTTCGAATGAAATTCACACAGAGCGTCATTTTCATGCTCTGGCCGAAGTCCAAAAAACCAAGGAGGACGCCACAAGTATGTGTCAGGCACTTAAGAACAGTATTGGGTATGTTGATTGTGAACTGAGCGAGATTAAGGAAACTATTGATTTTGTCAAGGAAGATATTGCAAGTTTGACTATTGAAATTGAGGATCAAAAGGAGAGTATTCGGGGTGATATTTATGCTGATATGGACGCAGATTATCATGATTTGAAGAAGTACATTTACAATAAGTTTAAGAAGCACATGAAAAATGAACACTCGGAAGTTAAAGAGAGTGATGCGGCATCAGCAGCGGCAGCAGAAGCAGATGGCGCGAAGAATGAAGACGAACAAGTTGTGGATAATACTGACGGTGTTGATCAAGAAAATTTGCAAGTTTTAGGTGCAGAATCAAATGAAGATGTGGCGGCAGAATCAAAAGTTGCGAATGGTAAGGATACTGATATCGTAATTATAATGGACGATGCGAGCTATCATACTAGTGACGATGAGTAAGTAATACTGGATATACTAATAATCCATGTTTATACATGGTTCTATGTTATCATAATAAATAATATTTTTTTATGATAAAATTGAAACAAAAAGATAAGATATATTATTAATAATATTCCTGAGTAAGTATTAAGATACAGATATTCATTTGAAATGGGCGTTCGATTTTTAAATAGATTAATTCAGGAAAAAAGCCTAGGATCGATTAAGAGAATTCATTTCGAGGATTTACGAGGAAAGAAAATAGCGGTGGACATTAGCATTTATATATATCGGTTTTTGGCCGACGGAGCGCTGCTTGAAAATATGTATTTGATGGCGTCGATTTTTCGACACTATGATATCAACGCGATTTTTGTGTTTGATGGCCCTCCTCCTGTGCAAAAGACGGACGTCATCGAACTTCGTAAAAAGAAAAAGGACGCTGCAAAGAAACAATATGCATCGATGGATGTGATTCTTCGAAAGAAGAAAATGGAGACGCGAATTGACAACCATGAAATATTGGAGATTGAAGAGACGATGACACAACTCAAGAAGCAGTTCATTCACATTCGTGATACAGACATTATCAACGTAAAAGATTTGCTTGTTAGTTTTGGATTCACGATTGTTGACGCTGAAGGTGAGGCCGATGCACTATGTGCAAAACTGGCAATCAAGCGACGAGTGTTCGCCTGCATGAGTGATGATACAGATATGTTTGTTTATGGGTGTCCGGTAGTATTGCGACATATTAGTCTTCTCAATCATTCAGCTGTTAGTTATAATATGGCTGATATCTTGGCGGATATGAAGATCACGCAAGATGAGTTTAAAATGATGTGTGTCGTTAACGGTACAGACTATAATGTTCCGACAAATCCGCCAACTGAGAATGAGACGATGAAAAAACGTATATTCACTATTTACGAACAATTGATTGAGTTTAAAAAACTTAGCGAGAAAGAGCGAAAAAAGTATGAATCTGGATTTTACGAGTGGCTCGAAACAAAAAAGAAAAACAAGATGAGCGTGATAGCACTACTTGAAAATGAAACGATGTTTGACATTTCAAAATCGGGGTCTTCCGATCACTACAAACAATTGGTCGTATTGAATAGAACGGATATCAATAAGCGTCGAATTGTCGAGATTATGATGAAGGAGGATTTTATATTCATAGAGTCAAAACCGGACGATCACAAGATAATATCCGCATTATCTCGCGGTAGTGGAACAATCACGTCATCTCCGATTTATGGGGTTGGGCCGTGGGACTCCAACTCACCGCCGTCAGGATTGTCTATATCGTCTGCTGCATCAAGGAGAGCGACAATTACTGATGCTACAGCAGCATTAGATGCAACAGCGGCAGTTAACGATGTGGAATGTTCTGTGTCAAGCTCTGTTGACATAACGCAAGAATGCAAGGCGGCTATTTTAGCAACTGAAGTGTACGGGGTTGAGGCAGCTTCTTTACACGAATTAAAACAAAAAATCAACAAAAGCAAACCAATACATATACGCAATAAGAAGTGGAACGACTCGAATGACGCATGAATATACGCATTAACGAGTAAGTATTTTAATTTTATAAACACAAATAATATTTTTTTTGTGTTTATAAATAATTACGCATATTAGGCTTTCGCCGCGTAATGTATTTTATTTTTTTAGGCCTTGACAGCAACACCAGCAGCGGCAGGAGCAGCAGCACCGGGGACAGCGGGAGTCGACTTTGCAAAGTGAGCAGCCATGTACTTCTGGAGATTGAAGTAGGTAAGCTCGTCACCCTTCTTCAACTTGAGAAGCTTGAGAAGCTTTGCATCGGGATTGATCTTGCGACCGTTGTCCTTATCCTGCAGCTTCTGGGCGCGAATGTAGGCGTTCACCTCACGAGTCACCTCGGTGCGGGCAAGAACACTTCCCTCTGGCCTGCCAAGAAAAGCAGCCAGCTCGTTGGAAATGAGAGTAGGCTTCACAAAACCAGAAGGCGCGCGATTAGCGTTGGTCTTGCGACGCTTGTTAGCCTTGTTGGCCTGACGAAGCTCGCGGGCATGCTGACGCTTGAGCTCATTAACCTCGGCGCGAATAGAAGCCATAAGGGACTGGGCGCCCTGGAGCTTGGTAAGAACGCTGCTGTAAAGCGCAGCAGAAACAGAACCCTCGACATCAGCGACAACGGCCGCGGCGGGGTCGGCAGAAGCATCAACCACATCAACAACCTTGACAGGAGCAGCAGGGACAGGAGAAGGAGCCGCAGCGGCCTTAGTAGCCTTAACGACCTTTGCAGGAGTAGCAGCGGGGGCTGCGGCAGGAGCAGCAACAGGAGTAGACGCCGTAGCGGTAGAAGAAGAAGCAGACTTAGCCATGATTGTGTTTGTTATACACTTATATATAAAGTCTTTTTAAGTCAGTTTTTGATGCACAATTTATTTTATTTTAATATTAACAACTCGAATTATGTATTCGTTTATTTTCTGATTTTTATATCACAAAACTGCTTCATATAACCAAGGTAGTGCATTTCGCGCATCTTGATTAACAATAGTTAATGTAGCAAGAACGTAAAATGCCCCAAGACATTGATCTTCTCTATTTACGCCACGCATTATCATTCTCTCGATGATTGAAACACAAACGGTTCTTAATTCTGCTTCTGAAAACAAATTAATAATATTGATATTTACATACGAATTATTAAGCATGAATGGATTTCCATTTGGAGGGCAAATACGTTCCTTTGTATCTTGTGTTAAATTTGCCCGGTAACTCCATATATCATAAATATTCCGAATAAATCGAATGTAATCGTTTCGTCGAAGTGTCATAAACCACTCAGAATCTGAATAATTTCCAAGTGTGTTGATATGCTGAAATAATCCGACAATAAATAATTCTTCTTGTTTTTCCGGTGAGATTTTAACGGGTACTTCTTCATCTTCATCTAATTTAATACTGACCTTTATGTTTAGCAAAGTTCCGTATATCAATTTATCATAGACATTTTGAATTACGTGCAAAGGTATAATATTACGATTATATGGATTTGTAATATCCGGAAATGATGAAATAATTAAATTATAGATTGATGCAATATGAAACCCATATATTTTACCATCATCGTCCTTAAAGCTAAACAGCTTATGTGGATCAATATCGGTTAATGTATCAAATGTATAAAAATCTGTATCATTAACACACACTTTCGGGTTTAAAAAAGCGGGACCATTAAGTTTTTTATATTTTTGTGCAATATAGTTTCTAAATTTTCTCTGAATTTTAACAATCAAGCATGATTGTTTTAAATGAGTGTAGATTCTAGAAACTAAATCTGGCTTTGACCCGGATTTTTTGATACCATAATGCCCACATAAAATTCGTAGATCATTTAGACTGAACTTACCTGTTTTAATTTTTTCAAATTCACTTATTTTTAGAATAACTATATTTGTGGGTTGAATTTCATCTTCTACAGTTGTATTATTTACAGTAGCCGACGAAGAACATGATGTAAGTAAATGAAAATGAAAATCTATATCATTATTCGATGATTTAGGAGATACAGGCAGTTCATTTATTAACGGTATTAAAGTTGTCGGTTGAGTAGTTTGCATCTGTTTCATTTTACGACGTATAGAAACATTATTGTTGACCGTACTATTTGTTTTTTTTATTCGATTCATTCGGTAATATACTTTTTCTGTATTATCAGAGACATTAAATCGAGATAAACATAAATATATTTTATTAAAGTCTGAAGAATATTGTGATTTATTAGCCATTATATTAATATTAATTGTTGTAAATTACGCTATAATATATATATCATATATTTTGTTTATTTCATTTTATTCTTAATTCATATTATCATATTTTATATACTAATATTCGAGTAACTGGTTGATTATATCATATAAAGATTATTTTATAGGATATATTATATATATCATTTTTATGCGAACGTCGTCATTTTTGTTCTGCATTCTTTCGATTTCACTTGTTAGTGGAATTACAGTTTCTGCTTATAATGAGCTGAATCGTGTAAATTTCACAGAAAGTCATGGATTGGATCATGGACATAACGACCATCACGGCCATCATGATCATAATAATACCGAGGTTCATTCTCATATGAAGCCTGCGATTGTTGAAACGCGAAAGCTACTTGATATCGATGATGACGATATTTACGATGACGATGATGATGGTTCAAATCGTCGTCTATTGAAAAGTGTACCAAAGGCAGCACCAAAGGCAGCACCAACGGCAGCACCAAAGGCAGCACCAAAGGCAGCACCAAAGGCAGCACCAAAGGCAGCACCAAAGGCAGCACCAAAGGCAAAAAATACTAACAACAAAGATCCGTTAGTTCGTCGTCATGCAAAAACTCCCGCTGTTGTAGTATCTGTTACTGCGCCAAAAGTGGTTGTTGCTACTGTTACAGCTGCTGCTGCCGCAACTAAGACCCTTACAAAGGAAGAGACCCTTCTTAAGAATTGGCTTCTCACCACTGAAGGATTGTCCGCTGTAACATTTTGCAAGTCACTTGGTATTGAAAATAAGTTTGACATTTACAACGGTTGCTTGTTTGACATGTATACTACTAAGGATAAGCAAATCGCACAGGAGAGTGCTATTGCTGCAGAGGAATTTTCTACAAAGGGAAGAACTGCTCTTGGTAAGCGTTTTTGTGTTGCATCTGGTGATCCGCATTGCACAAACTATGATGGCGAATTCTTTCATATTCAGGAGCCAGGTATGTATACCATTACTCGATCTTTTAACGGTGTTTTCGAGGTTCAGGAGCAGATGCGCAAGAATGGTGCGAGCACTCCTGGCGTTCCATCTTGTATGATTGGCGCGGTTGTTCGTTACAAGAAAACCCGCATCGAAATTGATGTCGCCAAAAACAACAAGATAATTGTAAACGGTATTGATACGGATTTGCCTAGTGATACCACAGTTACAATTGGCGGTATTCAGGTTCGTTACGGAAAGCAAAACATCGAGTGGCGCGGCGATAAAGATCAGACAACCGGTCTTAAACTTACAACTCCAGAGGGGTTCGGTATGCTTGTTACTGGTGGATATTGCGGCGTTCTCGAAACAAGTGTCCCTGATATGTACTACGGTAAAATGTCTGGTATTTGTGGTAATGGAAATGGTGTAAAGGAAAATCTCGATTATGTAACGCCGGCTGGAGTTATGGTTGATGTTAAGCGTGGAACAAAGAGTTGGGAAATGAGCGGTTATGGCGGACCTACTTCTTATCTTTCGAAGTGGCAGTTGACATGGAAGCCATATGGAACAGATTGTTTGTTTAAAAGTGGTTGCGAGACTGGCGGTCCGTTGAGGGCTCCTTTAGTTACTCCGACTCCAGCACCGACACCGGTCCCTGTTGTTGCGACGAAGGCCACTTCAGTTACTGCAACTGTCCCAGTTGTTGCCCCTGTTGTTGCTCAACCAGTTGTTACAGCTACGAAGGCCACTTCAGTTACTGCAACTGTCCCAGTTGTTGCCCCTGTTGTTGCTCAACCAGTTGTTACAGCTACGAAGGCCACTTCTGTTACTGCAACTGTCCCAGTTGTTGTCCCTGTTGTTGCTCCACCAGTTCCAGTTGTTGTTGCACCGGTTGCCGATCAAAAGTTACCAACACAGGTATCTGTTACAGAGGAAATCAAGGCTGCACATCTAAATGCGGTGGAACGTTTGAATAAATTCCAGGAAAAGATTGTAAAGATTATGACGGATACTGGCGCAGAACAGCGCAAGTTTGAACAGGATAATAAGAAGTCTTATGACGACGCAACTTTTACTCTTCGTAATGATGCAGAGTCTATTAAGAAAAACACCGAAGATATGCTGGTTTTACAAAAGCAGATTCAAACACTGAATTCAACGATTCATGTTCATTATCGCAAGTTAATCGCAGATTCCAGTTATCTGCATAAACTCGAGATAATTAAGCCTACGTTCTTGAAGTCCCTTGATGATGTAAGTAACCTGATTAAGGGTATCAAAGGCGTTGTTGTAAAAACACTCATTAAAGACAAATACAAGCGTGAAATGGTGGGTTTTCTATCACATATTCATTTTAATACTCATAATATTACTGGTTATGTTGCGGAAGATTTCATGGCTCATTACAATAAGTATAAGCAACTACTTCAGGCTGATAATTCTGGTTATGCCGAAGATATTAAGAAATTAAATAAGTTAGTCGAGTCTTATCGCATTCAGGCTCAGAAAGTTGCCGATGTAACTAGAGAGTATAATAAGGTCTTGTCGATTGTTACAAAGTTGAAGGCTACTTATGATACATCGGTTGCCGAAAATGCGGACCTTGATGAGCTGGTAAAACGCGTTCTTACTTTGCTGAAGACCAAGAGTTGTGTAGTCGCAAAGTAAAATAATATAACATTAAATAATTTCTGGGGTTGGTTCCATAAAATAAGTATTCAACTATAATCCATCATAAAAAATTGATTTAAACATTTATGATGAATACATATATCATCAAGTCAACAACTCGTTGAAGTCTCGTTCTCACTCGTCGTTTATTCGTTTATATTCATTCAATCTAAAATGTCCGCTGCTGATATGGTTATTCCCGGTGCTTCTTTCAATCCCGCTACCGATATGAAGTATTCCAAGCCCAAGGTCAATTCTCTTGGTGGTCGAAGTGTTGGAATCGTTAATGCGAAGACCAGCACCGTACTGAATTTGTCATCTCCTCTTATGCTTACTTGGGGTGTTCAATCATTTACCGATGACAAGTCGGGAAAGGTTACGTATGATCTCGCACTTCAGTTTCCAAGCGAAGGCTATGAGACGCCAGCTGCAAAGAAGTTTCTTGCAAACATGACTGCATTTGAGAAGCGCATCAAGGAGGACGCAATCGCGAACTCCAAGGAGTGGTTCAGTAAGCCGAAGATGACGGCTGATGCGGTGGAAGCGTTGTTTACGCCAATTCTCAAGTTTCCCAAGAACAAGGACACTCTTGAGGCTGATACGAGCCGTGCGCCGACGATCAAGGTGAAGCTTCCTTTCTGGGACGGTGAGTGGAAGGAGTTGGAGCTCTATGACGTTGAAATGCGGTCGATCTTTCCCGATCCTTCGAATCCTTCTCTTTCGCCAAAGGATCTGATTGCCAAGGGAAGCAATATTGCTGTCTCGATTCAGTGTGGTGGAATCTGGTTCGCAAATGGCAAGTTTGGAGTTACCTGGAAGTTGTTTCAGGCGATCGTCAAGCCGAAGATGTCGCTCAAAGGAAAATGCCACATTCGTCTTGATGATGACGAGAAGTCGAAGATTGTTTCTCAAGTTGTCTCGACTGATGTTGATGGCGATGGTGATGAAGATGGTGGTGACATGGTTTCTGCAACGATCGAGGATTCAGATGATGAATGCAGTACGCCAGCACCCGCTCCGGCGCCAGCCCCCGTCAAGCAAGCTGCTCCTGTTGCAGCCGCTGCAGTCGCCGCCTCCGGAGCAGGAGGAGATGCAGCTTCTAAGAAGAAGATTGTTCGTAAGGTCTAATAACCGTAAAGTAAATCAATAATTCGGATAGGATCCGCTCGGATATTATTAAAATAAAAGGTATGTTGTAATTATTAATGAATCATAATAATAATCTAACACCCATTTTGCAGGTATTCAAATTTCATTTTTTTTATGTAAATAAAATGAAATACTAATTATTGCATAATCTATTGCATAATCGTGTTTACCGATCCTTACGACTTTGTAACAAGTCGAATTACTGCAAAAACGTGCGCACGCGTTGTAACATTATATATATCTTGACTATTTACACACGCCAATCCATAACTCCCATACAAACGGACACGTTGTCTAATATCGGAACGAAAACAAACATCGATTGCTCGTAACTCATAAATAAATCCGCGACTTTTACTTGTATCATCAATACTGATTAAAATATTTTGGTTTTTAAATAATTCACATATGTCAACATCAATATCGTTAATATAAATATTGTTATTTTCATCGATTGAAACATTTTCTGGTAATTCTGGATTACAAAGAACTATCATTTCAGATTCTCGACCAGCAGATGTTTGCTCGGTATCAATATTATCATCTTTGGTCGATTGAGTCCCCGTATCTTCGCCGCTGATCACAGGTGTAAGATTAAAATGCAATTGGCTATGCCATAATGGAATGTAAAATGAACGATCATTTTCGCGCAATATATATACTTTATCAAGCAACATATCTGTTATTGATGGATTCAGATTTATAATTGTATCATGTTTCATTTTAGACTCCACAATATCATGCAATTCCTTTAAAATCTCTCGAGATATAGAAAATAATTCTTGATTTGCCGAAAGAATATCATAAATAGAAAGACAGGACTGTTTATCCATATTACGAAATAATAAAACCGCTGATTGAATTCCTTTGTTTAAAATTGTTTGTATAATCGAATTAATATTATCCTCGTTGCAATATCGCGACGAAACGCTTGTTTTTGTTTTTGTTAATTTTAATAGAAGCGATTTTACAAATATTCCAAATATTGAATTATACGTGTTTCCACTACTAGATCCTCCGGTTCCTTCATCTGTTGCTTCATTATTCTCTCCATCAAAAAAATATTCCTTCACCAATTTATGTGCACTATTTATATTTTTGAATGTCTCGTTGTCGTTCATATTTTTATCAGGGTGGTGTTTTAATGCCAGCATATGATATCGCTTATTAAGCTCTTGTAATGTTTTAGGCACGGTTGTTTCAAAACCAAGCGTCAATAACGCATTTTCTATATCAGTTGGGTTGTTTGACATGTGTTTCTTTGGGTTGAATATGTTTATATCCGTGTATCTTGCATATTAATATTAATACAAAATTCTCTAAATGATATATCGGGCGATAGTTATTATTGAAATACTGCAGAAAAGTAAACATTTTAATCATTACATCGTCCATATATTCTCGAAGAAGTACACCGTCCTGAATTAATTTATCTAATATAAACCAAATACATTCTTGAATATCGACGTCATATATGAGTAAATCATAGAGTAAATCCCTTAAAACGTCATATTTTAAATGGGTTGTTGGAGATTTTATGATCTGGATTATACTATTACATATATTTTCATGTGGAACTAATAATTCGGTTATATTAGCTTTTAAAGATTTGATATTTGTAATATTATGTAGATTAAACTCTTCAGTCAAACAAATAGGTGTTTTTTTTATTACTTGAAATATATCGTTCGTTTGGATATGAGGGATACTTATCTGCGTAGTTGATTTATACATCATAGCGCAACCTGATGGTTTTACAATTATGTTTTCTGTTGCATATTTTGCACTAGAAGATGATAACATATTTTCATCAAATATGGCAGAGCATGATTGAGATGTAGGTGCTGTTGTATCTGCGAGCCGTCTTTTATTATATTGTTCTGAATTCGCAGTCTTTGTTTCAAAGAGGCATTTATTATATGCATCGATCGTAGGTCTTTTAAAATTTATAATCTGACAACGCTGTGTAATATTATCAGGAATGAAACTCACATTATCAGTAATAATTACAAACTTCAAATTGACATATTCAATATCATGCATATAACTATAAAACGTCTCTAATAATTCACTATGTATTTTATGGAAATTTTTACACATAACGATCGCGGTATTGTTTGTACGCGAACTAACTATATCGATAATCTGATTGTATATTTCATTCCAAATATGTTTGGAATTACACCCTAATAAAGCCATATCAACTTCAAAATGCACGTCACTTATTTTCACGAAGAATGTCTCCTTATTGTACAGGACCGCAATACGTTTTTCGTATTTTAACTGTGATGGGCTATATTTTGAAATAAGATAAAGTGACTGACTATACTTACCAACACCTTTCGGGCCATATAAAATTACATTTTGCAAATTATGTATACTTGTTGGAAATGTCGAAAATAGTTCATTCACTTCCGGATGAAGTGAAAATGTCTCGACTTCTTTCACATACTCGTCATAATGGCTTTCAAAAAATTTCATATTGTATTCGTTTTATGTTATTTTGTAATGTTATTATTATTAAAATATAATTTGATGTTGCGTTTATATTGTATTGTATTTGTATTGTTTGTATTCTTCATATAAAAAGGTAAAAATGTGTCGAGTGAACTAGAGAATTACCAAAGCAGCTTATCCGCCAACCAACCGTTTGACCACTTCGTATGGCGGTCTTTTTCGTGCCGCATTTTATACAGCCGCCGCCTAGTCTTTGCAAACGTAAGTCCGCGTTTTTTAATATAGGTCGGAAAATCATTCATACCATTTGCACCAACACTCGCGATTTTTCGACTTTTTCGGTATACATCTATTTTTTTTTCCGGATTCGTTGATGGTTTGACTGTAACGCCAATTTGCTTCGCTTGTTTTCTCGTGTAATTTGTAATTATATATTTCATGAGCTAACCTGGATAACGTATGGATACAATAATTACTTAAATCGAATACGTATATTTATATAATCGATAATAATTAATATACATGAATATTGTTCTAAATATACCAGATTTCGATGAAAAATCTATCTATTTTACAGATACAAAAACAAATACGCATTTACCGAATAGCACATTTAATCGAATAACATATTCGTCCGAAGACTTTATGATGTCGGGTATATATATCCATTTTGAATTATACATTAAACATAATGAAAAGAACTACAATAATAATGTTTACATATACTACTTCGATCCAAAACATGATCACAATAAGCTGGTAATAAATTCATTTATTCAAATTGAAAACAATATATTGAATAAATGGACAAATGTGCACAAATCACACAATAATACACGTATTAACGAAATAGAGAAACATTTTTCGGAAGGGGCGATAAGCGTTTGGAATCAAGACATTAATATCACAGATAAACCGGCATTTCACACGTTTATTATTAAAATTGCGGGTGTATGGGAGAATGAAGCTGAAAAGGAAACAGGACTTACGTACAAATTTATTTGAAACCATGCGTGAATAATTACCTTACCTATCCATCGGTAATTTCAGTACGTAATATCCATTCATTCCAACCCATAAATCCAAAAGATAATATCGCGAGGAATAAACACACATAATGAAACCATTTTACTATTATTTCATTACGTTTACCATTTTCAGGACACATTTGTTCATTTATATATTTGTATATTAATGTGACTTGTATAATGAGTAATACATTTACCGAGAGGTCGATCCAACCATATTTACTGGGCGCCTTACCTTCATTAATAATTTTGTAGAAATTTGTATTTTGATATATAATCCAACCTAAAATGCCGATAACAAGTATTAGTGGATAAAAATTCGTGATAGATGTAGATACTGTGCACCCACCTGTTCTACTTGCGATTGCGTAAATATTGACCAGTAAACAAAATGCCCATACTAGAGTTAAATAATATAGAACATATGTTTTATAGTGAAATTGTGGTTTTACAGCGCTTGATTCGCTAAATGATGAATCACTATATGCGTATTGAAACAATACTTTACAAAATATCGTAACCGCTATCAATAATGAAAATATCTTGAATGAAGGAATAAGATCATTTGCAGATGATGGTACAACAATTTTGTTAATGATCTTTGTAGCAAGCTTTGCAGGCGGAATAGTTGCTCCTTTCTTATCTAATGTATTTGCGGTATCCTTTGCAAATCCTTCTGTTGTTGTTGTTGTTTTAGTCGACACTTTACTCATGATTCGACGAGTTTAATATGAATATTATTTTTTAATTATATATACGTGATATTATTATATATAATATACATAAAACTAAGTATATTATATGTTACATAAAAGTATGAAACATATTGTAGTCACCGGTGGCGCAGGATTTATAGGTTCAAATTTGTGCGTTTATCTTATAAATCAAAGTGAAGCCAATTATGTCATATGTCTTGATAATATGATTACCGGTTCTCGAAATAATATACGCGAGTTATTAGAACCACTGCACCCTAGATTCAAGCTAATCGAATATAATATATGTTGCCCGGTTGATTGCACATTATTTGGTGAGGAAAATATTGACGAGATTTATCATTTGGCGTCGATCGCATCTCCTGAAAAATATAAGAAATATTCTTTAGAAACGTTACTCACATCAATAAATGGTACTCAACGTGTTTTGGATTATTGTGTATTGTATGGGTGCAAAATGTTATTTACCTCAACCTCGGAGGTCTATGGCGATCCGCTTGTTCACCCACAACCGGAAGAATATTATGGTAATGTAAATACGGTTGGAGAACGTTCATGCTATGATGAAGGTAAGCGTGTGGCCGAAACGTTAATATATGAATATAGGAAAAAATATGGACTTGATCTAAAGATAGCGAGATTATTTAATACGTATGGTCCAAAAATGGATTTGTGTGACGGTCGTGTCATCACAAACTTTATTCGTCAGATAAGAAATGGAGAACCTGTCGAAATATATGGAGATGGTAGCCAAACACGATCATTTTGTTATATCGATGATATGATACACGGTTTGGTTGCATTTATGGCTTCTGGAACAAATATTAGCGGTCCGTTGAATCTTGGAAATCCCAATTGCGAATTTACGATGAACGAGTTGGCTGCAACTTTTATGAAAGTATTAAAGATAAATGATAAGAATAAAGAAGAAAAAAGTAATGACCTTTCAGTAAAATATTTACCAAAAACACAGGACGACCCGATGTGCCGTAAACCAGTTATTGAAAAAGCATTAAATTTAATTGAGTTTAAATGTAATGTCGAATTAGAAGATGGTATTCAAAGAGTATGGAATTATTTTATAAAAGTAGATGGAAAAAGATAAATGTTATAATAATCAATCATCGTTTGTTAGTTTTATTTTTACGATTTCGATTAACACGTTTTGTGCCATTTACTTTATATGAATTATTAGATCTTCGATTGCTTTTGCCACCACCCTTACTTTCCGGTGATTTTCTGCTTTTCGACGGACTTTTCGACGGGCTTTTTGGCGGACTTTTCGACGGACTTTTCGGACTTCCATGACCTTCTGCAGACGAAGATTTTCTATGAGGAAGAGGACTAAGATCCAATTCTACTAAAAATCCAAAATCTTTAAGTTCATCTCGTCTATGTCTAGCAGTTTTTTTTGAATATGAATCAACTGTCATATCGGATACCGAAAACGGTAGTCGTGGAAAAGTCTTTAGATCAAACGCTAATTGCGGATTTAATCTTTTCTTACCATATTGCTCCATACTACAATAGCATCTACACGGACGAGCATCTACCGCACTCCATTCTTTACCACAACCTTTACCAACAACACATTCATAATCACTATCACCATCACTATCATATTCATCATCTTCAACACATTTAAATTGAGGTAATGCTTCCAAAGGAACTCTTGATAATAATCCAGCGCTTTTCGCTATCTCACAAACCTGAGTTTTGCAAGTAAATGCAAAAACTGACCTATATTCTAAACTTCTTGGCAAATGATTGTTATGTAAACCATATTTAGGTTTCACAGCCATAAGATCTGTAAGTATTGACCTTTTCAATTTGTTTGAAAATGTTACATCTACCGCTTGAACTAATGTGTGTTGGTTTGATCGAGATGATAATGTAACGACTGATCGCCGTTTAGACAATTCAACCATAAATGTGTCAGACATACCTAATCTGTCAGATGATTTCTCTATTACTATAGCATATCGTTCATGTACCTTCTTTATAACATGTTCTGCAAATCTTGGCGGCAATACGAATTGGCTACCGCTCAACAATAAATGAAGATTTCTTGTCAAATTTTTGACCGTACTATCATCTTCTGCGTCCTTAAAAGGAGGGGCAAGAATTTTACGATTAAATGCCTTACGAAATGTATGAAGTACTACATCGTCAAAATAACACACCTCAAATGCCGAAATAATATCTAGTATAATCTCATGTTGTTCCCACATGTTTAAAAACTCGTCATTTTCAACAACAACAGGTGCTTTAGAACCATAATCTCTAGATGAGCTTGCCTTTACTTCTTTTTTAGCAACATTAAACGGGGTAGAGAGATCGATACATCTTAAATTTGGAGGGTATACACATCTCAAATTTTCAGCCAATTGTGTAAAGCTGCTATATCTACTACTTTTTGAATCATATGATACAAACGGGTTCATTCCACTTGTAACCGGAAGCTCAAAAGATTCAAGTGTTTCTGATAATTTAAAACGGCTCATTAGTTCATTTAATGTATCATATTTTGGTCTTTCTCTATATTGATCAAAAAGTGTAGCATTTGTAAATCGAAGTCTTCTCAATTTCGATAATGCTGAAGCGTCCATATGTTCTACTTCTAATACGGTGTGTTTTAGTTTTCTATCTAACAATAACGGAGGTTCTTGAACCGATAATACTTCATCAGGCATGAAATCAATTAATAAATCAGTTATTTCACTAATTTTCGACATAAACGGTCCATATGCGCGTGTATCTAATACATTTTTATTCACTCTTAATACACGAAGTGATGATGGAAGTGCGAAATGTGGTAGTAAATCGTAATTTTCAACCTTGTGACTTTCATCAAAAGAATGGTCCATAATTGTTAACATTTTAAGATTTGGAAAGCGCGATTTTAAGTCAAATACAAAAGGGGAAGTTTGTTTCATATATTCAAAAGCTACAAGTCCCCCGTGGGGGTTATTTCGAGGACGGACATTCATGTTTACAATTTCAAAATGTTCAACTAATCGTCGTTTTATTTCTGCTGATGTTTTATCGGAAATTTCTAATGTTAAATTTTCTACATTTTCAAATTGCGTTCTTGGTGAAGGAAATGCAGGTCGATGAAGTGAAAACAAACGAGTAATAGAATCGATCCCCACAAAATGTTCTCTCTTGAATGTGTTAAGCATTTGCTCGGCTTTTGCACATGGTTCGCAACCAAGACGACTACCGTGAAATAATATTCTCTCTCCTTCTTTTCTTTTTGGACATAATTCAGCAGTTTCAAAAAATTCTTTAATTTCATCAGCATATTCAACAGCGATCGGTTCGAGAACCGGTTGCGGAGTAACCAACATTTCTAAAAAAGTAACCAGTTCACATATTTTATTTCTTTCTTCTTGCGATTTGGGGTCTTTTAATGTTACAAACTGAACATTTGCTGCGCTTAATTTTCTAAATATAGCTTCTTCCTTTTCACGCGTATGCCATTTGCAAGCAATTTCGCTTGGTTGTCTAAAATCATTTTGAATTCCACAACCAGGACAAGAAGACCATGATTTTTGGTGTGTTTTAAATTCTTTCTTTGAATGGGAAGCACCCATAGTTATAACTTTTTATATATAATACCGTATTATTATTTTTTACGAGATACATCAATCCATTCCTTCAATACGGTAATTTCGCATTTACCATAATCTCCATATTTTTGTGCAAACCCCTTTAATGCAATAAATTCAGGTTTCGACATTTTGGGGGTTTTGTAAAATATATACGGTCCAAACCGCCCATTTCGAATAGATGAATGATCGTCAATTACGCGAACAATTTGACTCGTTGTTGTCGTTATAGTCTGATTACTGTTATTTGCAGAAGACAACGATGAATCCTCTGTAGGTGTATGTGTCACTTCGGATTGCGATTGACTCATAATAAACGTAATGACATCTTGTAACGTAAGATCAAACTCGGATTTCGCCTGTTTTGCTTCTCGTTTTGCATATTTGCCGGTTTTTGTAGAGGATATCCCCAATAATGATCGAAGCGATAAATTCTGTGTCCCCCAATTCGCATACGGACCATATTTCCCTGTCTTGATTATAATATTATTACCCTGGTAGATGCCCAAAACCCTACCACCAGACGACGCTGTATCCTTCACAGAACTCGAAGACACAACAACCGTAGATTCTCCCGCAATCGTTTCATTACCAAGCATATATTCGAGAGAATATTCACCTCTCAATATCTTCGCATAATCCAAATCCTTGCGAACCGGTTTAAATATTACTGTCTGCTTTTTATCTGTATCAGCAATATCGCCCAGGTCAACATCGCCAGTTTCATCTTCTTCATTCACTTGCTCATCAGATTGTTCGAGAGATTTGTGTATCTCTGGCGACACAACGCATTTAATCACCGGTCCAAATTTTCCAATTATATAATAGTGATTATCGTCGATGCGGATCTCTTCTTTCACAATACCGCGCTGTTTTAACTCTTGCAAATGCGTATTTACATCAAACCAGCATTTGTAACATAATTCATGCCAAACCATTCCGTCGTTTTCAACTTCATCTAACTGTGTTTCCATATTTTTAGTAAATTCATATTCAATTAATGGTGTAAAATGTTCGAGTAAGAACTCGATAACAATAATACCAAGTGGTTGGATCACGAGCTTTCGATTCTCGCCGCCAATCTCTCGAACTTCTGTTTTCTTTTCTATTTTTTTGTCTTCATAAAGAATATATTCTGTACATTCGAGAGATTTACCGCGTACATCTTGTACACTTACATACCCTCGTTCTTGAATCTTATCAATTAAACTTGAAAATGTAGAAGGCCTACCTATACCAACCTTCTCAAGTATTTGAACCAACCCTGCTTCGGTGTAATGTGACTTTGTATTTCTCATAGAACATTTCGTGGCTATTTTCTTATATGGAAATATCAATCTCTCGATTGACGCAGACATAAGCGACGCGAAATATGTATATTCCTTTGCCTCCTTATCGTAACCAGATACAAGTTTCCAACCAGGTGTTATGATCTGTTCAGCAGTATACCGATATTCTGTATCGGACGGGTAGGGTGAATGAATTGCCATAGTTATAGACTGACATGTCGCTGCAGCCATTAGACTTTCTAATGTATTACGGTGTATCATAGCATACAATCTATGTTCTCTCGGGTGACAGGATTGGGGGAGTAGGGTTCTTGATATGTCGGTTGGCCTGATCGCCTCGTGGGCGGCAGTAGCGGTAGCGGTAGATGAAGATTCTTTTGATGTTTTTGATGTAATAGATTTGGTTCCAGAAGTGAATGTCGAGAGATTTCCAAGTAATTCAGACAGTTTAGATTCTTGTTCGCGATCACCAGCACCACACCATCTGTTTTTTATATATTCAAATGCCTTATCTACAAAATCTCTCGAATATACCTTACTATCCGTTCTCATATACGTAATATATCCCTGTTCATATAATTTCTGCGCAACATTCATCGTATCTTTCGGGGATATATGTAGTTCTGAATTTGCAGCCTGTTGAAGGGTACTTGTGGAATAAGGTTTAGGTGGCGCCTTTGATGTTTTTTTAGGTTTAGAAACGGACGCCGTGAATGAGCTACCTGGTGCTTCTGATGTTTCTTTAAGAAATCTCTCGAGTATCTCTATACTTTCCAATTCTCTCGAGAGATTAAATATCAAGTTAAATTTTGTGAAGATTCCAGTAACTGAATAAACCATTACACCCGGCGATGATTCTATTTCTTTATAATTGTCATAAACCAGTCGTAAAGCCGGAGACTGACAGCGGCCTGCCGAGAGATTTGTCCTTGCAATATATGTCCATAAAACTGGAGAAACCTTATATCCTACAATCATATCTAGTACTTGTCTTGCTTGTTGAGCGTGAACGGTGGACATGTTTATAGTCCGAGGCGCAGCAACTGCGGATTTTAATGCATGTTCTGTTATTTCATGAAATATAATACGTTTAGTAGTATCGATCGAGAGATTTAATACTTTACATAAATGCCACGCGATTGCTTCACCTTCACGATCGTCGTCAGTTGCAAGAATGACTTCAGAAGCTTCTGCGACTGCTGCGCGTAATTTAGAAACTTGTGAATATTTGGACTTCATGATTGCAAATGTAGTTTCAAAATCCTTGTCAACGTTTATTGATTTCAAACCGTTTTCAATCTCTCGAACATGCCCATAACTAGCCATACAAATATATTGTTCTTTACCGAGATAACTCTCGATCTTACTGCATTTAGCGGGCGATTCTACGATTATTAGTGTCTTATTCGTGCATTTTTTCTGGACAGATGGAGCGACTGCGCTCTTCGGTTTATATGCGCGAGGTGGCATGAGATGATATAATAGATGTATGTTTTTATATTTATATATTCAATTTTATATTATATTACCTAATATATAAAATAAAATGGCAAGAGACGAGAGATGGTATAATAATATTAAAAAATCAGAGTTAACACCTCCAGGCGTTATATTTCCATTTGTATGGGGTGTATTGTATATTACCATTATAATTTCAGGTATACTTTATTTGAAAAATGGCGGAACGATCCGAAACACCGGATTCATATATTATATTATTGCATGGATATTAAATTTATCATGGAGTCCATTATTTTTTACATATAAAATGACGGGCGCAAGTTTTATCGTTATATTATTAATGGTTCTATTTATATTTTTAACGATCAAAGAATTTTATTTAAAATCGAAACTCTCGGGATATATTCTTTTACCATACTTATTATGGGTTTCATTTGCATCGTATCTTAATGGATACATTTATGTTAATAATTAACATTTATGTTAATAATTAGAAATTACTCATTCTTACTCAGTTGTGTTTTCTTGTATTCTGCCCAACTTATTTTTTCAGCGGGAGCCTTTGCAGGCTTTTTCTCTCGTTTTTCTCTCACAGCTTGCTCTGCGTCTAAGTGCTCCGACCGTTTAAGAGCACTATCAATATAAATCTTCTTTAATATTTTCCCAACTTCAAAAGAACCCTCATGTTGATCTACTTTACCGTCTTCGATCGCCTTTAACACACTAATCAATTGAAAAAGCATTTGAATATCAATTTCATCGCGTTTTAATCTGTTGTAAATATCGGTATAATACGTAAAGAGAAATTTACATCTAGAAACGCAGATTGTGTCAAATTGCGTAGGATTTGATTTAGCCAGTCGCGCATAATCCTTTTTTAACTTTAACATCATGAGAACATCTGATGTTATGGGTTCACTATGTTTAACACGGCGAATTACGTCAGTATGATCCTCGGTGTCATTTGCCTGGATCATCTTCTGAAGTTGGATTTTCTCCTGTTCGTTCATTTGATATGAATAGATCGAAATTAAAATAATTGTTTATAATATATTCTATATATTATTTTTTAACTTATATTTCTATCTATTACTTTATAATATAACTAAAATGACACCAGGTGGGCCTGGAGCAGATATGAACTTTACTGCGAAACCTGTAGAGGTTCAGGCGAGTAATGCCACACCAGAGGCTGCGATGGCGAATATCACAGCGAATCAAGCGCAATTACAAAAGGTGAATAATTTAACAAGCGGAGGAGGTAAACGACGACGACGCTCATCATCGCATATACGTAGATATAAAGGGCGAAAATATATGAATACACAACGTGGTGGAGCTGGAGAAGCGATTGTTATACCACAAGCGCCTGGTCAGGCAACCTGCACCGAAGGTCCAGGCTGTGCTGGTGCACAAAATGCAAATTTAACAGCTACATTAAATCAATCAAAATCAAGCTCGGCAAATGATGGGTATGTTTCAAGTGGGGGTGGTCGAAGAAGCCGTAATCGTACGAATAGAAAACGTGGTAATAAAAGTGCACAGAATAAGTCATTTTTGGATACGATTATGAGTTTCGAAATGTTCGGTAAAAATGTGAATGATGTTGTTGGGAATAATGAGCGAAGAGATACTAAACGCCGCTCAAGAAAATTCGTGAAACGAGCAATAATGCGGTATAGAAATAATACGAAGTATAACAAGAAGTCGCGTAAAATGCATTAAGTAATGCGAAATTATATGCAACATTATTTATGAGATATTTATATGTATGATATATAACTGTAATCGATAAATACATATAAATTTGTTAAAAATTAAAAATACAAAATGAAGTTGATCGATATTTCACATGCAATATTTATTATTGTTATGTTTTTAGCCCTTTATCTTGCAAATGCTTTAGCGATTGGAATGAAACAAATAGAACAAGATTGGCCGAGTTATCGCTGTAGTCCTGCAGTTATGCCAATTGCAAGTTGGTTTGGTCATGATACCGGAAAGAACTTCATGCAGTGTATTCAAAGTACTCAAAGTGGGTATATGGATTATTTAATGCAACCTCTCAATTATATTATAAATATGATAGGAACTATTGCTGGTAAAATAGTTAAGGATACTGCTAGTGTTCGTGATTTTGTTGGAAATCTCCGTAATAAAATTATTAATATGGTAAAAAGCATATTTGGAATATTTTCGAATATTATTATTGCATTTCAGAGAATTATTATTTCTATGAAAGATATGATTAAGAAGTTGGTTGGAGTCTTTACAACAGTATTATACATTATGCAAGGTGGGTTGTATACGATGCAAAGTATGTGGGGCGGTATTTTTGGTCAAATGGTTCGTTCACTTGGGCGATAGTTGTGAATTACTTCTACAATCATTATACAATCATTATACAATTATTATATAATTATTATATATACATCATTTCGTATAATCTCTATTCAAATGTCTACTCAAGAACGTGGGTTGGTAATGCTTGCTCATTCTGCATTTTTAGGATTTATCATATATTTTGCGATGGTTATGTTTTTTAAACAACCCAAAGAAGTCGCTGAAGATAGATCGCTGCTTATTGCAGCATTTATAATGATTTACATGATTTTGTTTGGTCATGGTGCACCCACTACTATTAACAAACATATCACCTTTTTTTAGAAAATCTAGTTTAGGACGAATAAATAAGAAAATGTTATATATATAAAATATATCATTATATGCAGCATATATGAGTGTACCAATAAAAAGTAATTCACCACAACAAAATATAAATGTTTCACATAATGGACCGCCAGAGAAAACAATTTTTGAAAAAATAAACGGATTATATGGACCTAAAACATTCACAGGACGTTATGGTGCAGATATTTTGAAATCAGCCCTTATTATATTTTTATTCATTTTGTCCTATACATATTTTTATGTAAAAAATAATATGCTGGCTATTCAGCGTGATTGGCCGGAAAATAGATGTAAACCAAATATTATGCCGTTTGCGGGTTGGATAAATGCGCCAGCCGGAACAGACTCACTCGAATTTACAAAACAAAATTTTATGGAATGCAGTAAACAAATGTCCGAAAAAATGTTTGAAATTCCCATGAATATGATCTATCATATTGTTGGTGTATTTCTGGAAATATTTAAAAGTGCGTTATTGGTTATCGAAAATATGCGGTTATTATTGAATCGTATAAGAGAAGCTCTTGGCGCGGTTTATCGCACGATTATGTTGCGAATACAAAATTTCGTAATCCCGTTTCAAAATCTACTCATAAAGATGATCGACTTTTTCGAAAAAATAAAAGGAATTCTCGCCACGTTTATTATGACTTTACTTGGTATTTTATGGGCGTTTTATTCTTTGATCGGGTCAATTTATGAATTAATCATAATTATTCTAGTTATAATGATTATCGTAATAATTGTATTATGGTATATTCCATTTGTTGGCTGGAGTCTTGCATTAGCGGCCATTATAATATTTCTTACACTTGCGATTCCTATGATTATGTTGGCTATTGTAGCAAAACAAATTACCAGAAGAAGCGGTAGTAGTATGCCTTCACCGTAGTTATTTAGTATTAATTATATTCATTTAGGGAAATACATTTTATTATGATTAACGAATAAATAAATCGCCTTATTATTTGAGACAATTTATTTATCTATTTATTTATTATAGTTGAATCATATATTTATTAATTTAACAAAACAAATGAATAATACTATATTAATATTAGTGTTATTATTTACACTTATTATTGGCGCCAGTTTATTTTGCGGGTGCTGCAAGTATCCTATTTTTGTATCACTTAGTAATTTATTAATGACTGGATCTTCTGGCAAGGAGGGTATTGACAGTACTATTGTCGATAATTCAGTCGGAGGTGTTGGGTCTAATACATCTGTTGTAGCCGCTACAAAAGATATAACCAAAATAAACAATCTGCAAAATCTTATTCCTCAAGAAATAGTAAGTGCCGCATCTTTAACACCGGCATCGAGAGATGGTTTTATTACTGAAGGCGCTTCAACTTTAGGCGCGCCTTTAAATGATAAAAATAATGGCGATCTTGCATCAAGTTGGATTTCGAAGGCAACTACCTTTGCATCTGAGTTTGGTTATGGTGATATAAATAATACAGGAACTGCATATACAGGAACTCCTGTTCCATTACCTGACGGTGAACTTGTTATTTTCGCTCAAAACAAATTTAAACCAGAGTGTTGCCCATCTCCTTATTCAACTAGCACCGGTTGTGCATGTATAACGCCTGAGCAAATAAATTATCTGAATACTCGTGGCGGAAATAGAACAAGTGATTCTGGTGTTTAATAATAATTCGCGATATTCTAATACATTTATTCTGTTTACTCTTATTCTGTTATTATGGTTCATAGTTGATAAACCATAATAAATTATAACAAAAATAATTCTTGTTTATTTGAACCGTTGTAATATTAGACTACAACAATTTACATTTATACTGAACGCACATTACGTTTTCTACTCTTTCTACTCCCTCTACTCCTGGAAAATACTCTTTTTTTTCTAGTTTCGTTTGAAAGCATTTCTTTAAATGCATGTAATCTATTCGCCATAAACACACCACCAGGGTTATTTCTTTCGATACGACCTTGAGACATTTTTCTATCTTTTTTATCATCACCAACTACTCTTATTATTTTATCATTCAAAGGCTCATTTAATTGCTGTAAAGCTTTTTTAACCCTTTTATTTCGCGATATTGTATCGTTCTTTGCATATAATGGGTGAGCCATTCGTTTCTCTTCCGCGTCCCGGATAGTCGCTGACGTAGGTGACAACGGATCGGTATCATTACGTACTTTACCAATACCTTTTCTCCTCATAGAATCGGGTCTATAACTTCTGGTGCTTTTATTTTTAACAATACCATCATTTGCAGTTCTCGATTTGTATTTATAATGATGAGAGCAATGCTTTTTAACCAGGTTTTCAAATACAATTTTTTGTTTATTCGCGAGTTTTACGGCTTTATAACCTATTGTATTTGCGACTCCAGAACGAGATTTAGAATTTGTTAAACTAGATTGAACCGCATCAATTTTGGTTTTTATATCATTTAATGAGTATAAAAGCGGTTCTAAGTAGTTCGTTTTAAATGCATATAAATGACCGAATAAATATTCAACTGCGTTACCAACAGAAGAAAAAAAATTAGGATATGATTGTCCGTTAAATGCCTGGTCACTTAAACCAAGAGCTGGTAATGATTTTTGCCATATTGGAGTTGATTTATGGTAAATAATGTAGTCTGATTTTAATTTAAGTTCAGTATCTATAAAATTTATCACATTCTCAATTAATCCATTTAATTGTTTAAATATTTCCTCTGATAAATAAATTTTAGTTGAAAATAACAATAATTCAAAATCATCTACATCTAATCTTGATGTAAATATACTCGTACCATTATGAGATAACAATAATAAATCATAAAAAAGATAATTAAACCCATATTCAGTAGTATTAATCGTTTGTAATAAACTCTTACTGAATAAATGATTAATTATACCAGATATCGTATTATATAATTTTTTAATAGAAACCTCATCATTTAAATAATATGGATGATTTTGGGTAGTTTTAATCAAATAATCGAATTCGCCTGACATAATATTATACAATATTGATTCCAGTCTATTTATAAATTCACAACCAGTTTTCAGTATCTTTATTGGTTCTACGTACATCGATCCTTTATGATCGCTTAATAAAGCGGCATCATGTCTATAATAATATGGCTGAGAAGATGGGTGATTTGCATCGAATGGATCTAATGGTCCACTACACGAAAATATAACAATATTTAATCTTTTATTCATATGCTGTGCAAGTGATAATATATTATCAAATAGAGAAATTCGTTCGAAATTAGCTCCATCTGGTGCACCTAGCCATTGTGAGTCCTCGTATAATTTAAAAGTTTCTAGTGCATCTTTTTCTATATCTGTAATATTTGGATTTTGGTCAAATTCTGCCGGTCGAACCGGTTTTAATAAAGTCATATAATCCATGCCCCCCACCAAGGGAAATGTTGCTGGAGTATTACGATATAGGTTTACTATGTCTATATGTCCACAAAATTTACGATCATGTGTTACATCAACTAAATGAACAGTATCTACTTTTGTATTTGGTGTAAAAAGAAACATTTTTATTTCTTTAAAAAAATTCCGTCTCTCTTGTTTACCAACTGATGAAGTAGAAAAAAATCTTTTTTTATTAGAAGAAGTAAGTTTATCATGAATTTTACTAACTAATGCTTTTTTATCTAATGGACAAAAACTTTCATGTGGAGTTGAAATTTCTATAATTCTCAAGTAATGATTAATTTGTCTTTGTTCGTCTTGTTCTACTATTTTGTTTATACCATGAGAATTTTGAGGCGCTCTTAGTAACTCTCCTCCACGAAGACGTCTGCCTATTTCTCCATGTACTGGTAAAAATAAATATTCATTATCTGCATCAGCGTCTAGATTTGGCAAAACAGTATCTCTACTTACTATATTTGGTCGTCGTGTAAAAAATGGTTGATTATAATATAATTGTGGAATAACTTTACCAATAGCGTCTAAATATGCCGCTCGTGGACCAGCTGGAAAAGGCATAATTTGTAGATTTGGCATCTGGTTAGGAGATGGTTGTTTAGGAGATGGTTGTTTCGGAGATGGTTGTTTCGGAGATGGTTGTTTCGGAGACGGTTGTTTCGGAGACGGTTGTTTCGGAGACGGTTGTTTCGGAGACGGTTGTTTCGGCGATGGTTGTTTCGGCGATGGTTGTTTCGGCGATGGTTGTTTCGGAGATGGTTGTTTCGGAGAGGGTTGCGTTTGTTCTACCGATTTTTTAGGAGAAGAAGGTGTATTTTGTTTTTGATTTTCCTTAAGTACCCTACTACTACCGGTACTTGCATTTAAACTACCCGAAATTGGGGGAGTAGATGACGTATTTTGTGATTTATCCGCAGCCGACATTTGTTATAACTATATACTGTAAATATTTATTTATTTTAGTATTTTTCATGATATGATGGTTTTGACTGATTTCAGAAAAAATTGAAATGATTAAATTGCAATATAGGAATTGATAGTGCTCCAGAAAACACAACTACAAGCAATCAAAATGGCCAGAACTTCATGCAACGTCGACCTCAATTCCAGAATTGAAAATGTCTTTCAAAACAATCAACACGCATCTGCAAGTGGATCAAGATCAATACTCGGCGACTTTTACGCTGTATTCGAGCAGCTTCACAATCAAATGGTGGCTGGTCTTGAAGCCCCGCAGACACAGTTCACTCACACGAAGAATTGCCGCAGCGGACACGAGGCGCACGTTTCAGATCTCGAGGATTCGCACAACGAAATGCGAAAACTTGCCCATCTTCTTCACAGCGACTTGATCAGCCAAACGTACCTCGCACTTCAACAATTCGAACAAACGAGAAAGGCGCTCATCAACGCCAAGCGCATTCGAAACACAATGATCAATCGTCTTCGTCAGCAGCTTCGCCACCTTCGAAATCTCTCCACGATTCCAGATGAACTCAAAAACACCTGCGGCGAGGGCGAGGCTGTTTACGCCGGTCAGTCCAGTCTCATCACGTTGTCTGACTTGGCAATCAAGGACATGATTCAGCAATTGAAGGAGAACTACACGCACTCTGCGAGACATCTCACCGCGCAGCAAAAATGGAATTGCGCCGTCATTCAATACCTTTTCACCCAATTACAGGACAACATCGACACTCAACTCACAACTCTCACACAGAATGCCGCGAGCTGCAAACAAGCCGACGCCGAAGCACTCGAGATGGCGCTCTACGAGTTCTCTGTCGAGCTCATCTCCGTAAGTAACGGACTGTCTGGGTCTGTTCACGTCGAGAAACACCCCAAAGGCTACTTGCTGACTCGTTGCTCGATCTACGGATCACTTGAAGAACAACGCGTCATGAGGCATTTCACCGTCAATTCGCACACAACCGAGGAAACCAGAGCAGAATTCGCGGTTGCGCAGGAAATGGCACGCCATGGAATGGTGTACCGCCACGGTGGACTGAACCACGACAACGACGATGAGAGCCACGACAACACATGGCTTCTCGAATCAGCGGCGAGCGGCGAATACGAGGACGACAGCTGGATTCAGAATCTTCCAGCTAAAGAAGACGACGAGCTGGCGATCCACCATGACGAGTCCGATCTTGGCGACGAGACGCCAAAAGCATCACACAAGACTTCTTCGGGTGGCGGACAAACTCGCGACAAACATGTGCACTTCTCTTCAAAGAAAAAGTCAAAGGCGAAGAAGCAACCCTTCAAGCCGTTTCAGCTGTGCGAAAACACGAATCACACCACAGGTTCACTTGACCCCGAAGAATGCGTGAGCAAGCTCACACATGATGCTTTCAAACAACACGTCAGCAAACAAATCACCAAGGAAGTTTTGAAACACGCTCGAAGCGGAACCAAACGCAGCGGATCATGCGACAAAAATGTGTGTGAGCGTTGGAACAAGACGCACGCGGCCAAGAAGACGATGTCGCAAACGGCAATCTCGTTGGGATACGAGTAAACCCAAACCTCGCTGCTGCTGCTGCGGACGACACAGACGACGGACGACATATAGGTAATTAGGTAAGTTTTTTTTTCATATTTATTTTATGTATATAGTGTAAATCTTACATAATACGTGAAAAAATGGTATTGTTATTTCTATTAGACGCAATTGCAAGCACCGCATTATACATCACATTAAAATGCGGAACCTGGATTGTATGCGGAACTGCGAATGGTGTATATTATGTATATAAAAAAATAAAACCATCAGCCCCTAACGATGAAAATGCGGGTTCGATACCCTTAATACGTATAGACAAGATCGACGATGATGATGCCTCCAACACCAACACCAACGATGACGACTGTGTAATACTTAAACGCGATGAATATGAAAAATTAATGCTTCATGTGAAAATAGAATAAAAATAATGGTTTATTTATTTTTATTTATATCACATACACGCACACACACACACACACACACACACACATACACATACTTACAAATACAAACTCAGATTCGGGCGCTTACCATCGCCAGAGGGTTTGATTAGTTTGTCGATCACTTCATTCGAAACCGAAAATGGAAAGGCTACCTTCAACGACAACTCCTTTTCGAACAATTGTGTGTCTGGCTTGATGAGACGATACAGGTTGAGCTTTCGGTAAACGACTTCAAGGCAACGCTTCAAGTTGCGAACACCTTCCTCTTTATCGGTGTAGCTTTCAACGATATGCTCGATCGCCGAATCAGGAATGACGATGTCGCCTTCACGAAAACCGACTTGTGTGCAGATCTTTGGAATCAAGTATTTTTGCGCAATTTGCGTCTTGTCCTTCTTGTTGTATCCGGCGGTATTGATACGATACATTCTATCGAGCAGAATCGGGTTGACCTTGCTTTCGTCGTTGTAACTGAAGATGAAGAGACACTTGCTCAAGTCAAAGTCGATCTCTGCAAAGTAGCGATCGTGGAATTGCGAATTCTGACTCGTGTCGGTCAAATGAGTCAGAATTCCGACGATTTCATCGCCTTTAGCAGTTTCGCTGATTTTGTCGAGCTCGTCGAAGTAAATGACCGGATTCATAGAACCACTTTGTATGATGATTTCCACGATCTTACCCCAAGTACTACCTTCGTAGGTATATGAATGACCCTCTAGAAAGCTGCTGTCTGTAGCACCACCCAGCGCTATGAACGCAAAGTCTCTGCCAAGAATCTTGCTGATCCCCTCCTTCACGAGGGACGTCTTTCCAGTTCCCATCGGACCCTGGATTGCAATCGCACTTCCCATCGCACCGGGATTTGAGATCCACTGACCGACCATCTGCATGATCTGCAGCTTTGCGTCGTTGAGGCCATATACTGCCTGATCGAGCGTAGCCTTTGATGCTTCCATGAACTCGCTGCATTTCTGGAGTCCATCTTCAATCGTAAGAGGCAAGTTCTTTCGGTGATTGAATGGAATCTTCATGAATGTGTCAACCCAGTTCTTCACCTTGTAATACTCGCCACAACCTGGCTCCATAGTACGCAGCGAATTGATCTTTCGCATGGCAATCGCTTTGAAGGCGATAGGAATGTCGGTTTCAAGCAAAGTCAGTCGGTATGGCTTCTCGATAATGCTGACTGCGTGGATCTTCTTCAAATCCTGAATCACCTTCTTCTGCTCATCTTGTGACATGTGACGACGGAAGTAGCGCAAATCGTTGGTAGAATTCTTCTTTCGCAACAGAGTCTTGAATTCCGTGACATTCATCTTGTCACGCATCTTCTCGTCCGTGCGAAGTTGGAGTTCGATGTTTCGCTGCTGGTTCTTCATGTCTTCAATTTGCTTTTTCATGAACTTGTTCGAAGTCATCGCATCGCTTGACGAAATCTCCGTCATCTTTTGAATTGCATCTTTGATGTCGCTGAGTTTTTGACGATTCTTAGCACAGCGCGCTTCGATATCTTCTTGTTTCTTTTTCATTTGCTTTTGTTTTCGTTCATCTCGACCCTCGCTACTGTTGTCGTCACTTTCGCTGTCGTCGTCGTCGTCGTCGCTCTCATCATCTTCGCTGTCATCATCTTCGCTGTCTTCGTCTTCGCTGTCTTCATCTTCCTCTTCTTCGCTGTTGTCTTCGGTATTGTCTTCGTCGCTGCTGTCTACACTCTCTTCGCCAGATTCTTCTTCATCGTCAGTCAACTCAAGCTCTTCATCGTCGTCTTCATCACGATGACGCTTTCGAGATTCAGTCTTTTTGTTTTCAGCCGCAACAACTGCAGAAATAACAGACGACGCCAAAGCTGATGCGAGTTTCCCAACAACCATTTCCGTCATAGAAGATTTTCCACGCGATTTTGACGAGACAGCTGTTTCTGCATGCTTTGATCTTTTCCCCGTGAAATGTTCTTCGTCTAGTATGATGAGATTGCATGGTTTAGACGATTTAGACCATGTACGGCGTGAGATTTGTGAATCGACATGAGAAGAGTTGTCGGACTTGGAAGAACCGGTAGATGATACGCTGGAGTCGTCGTCGTCAGTTTCTGGTTCAGGACGATTTGGATCGTCTGAATGTTTTTTGTATTTCTTCTCGAGCGACGACGCGAACAGCGCATTCAAACGCGAGATTCCATTCTTGCTTTTAGGCGTTTTCTTGATAATAAAAGGGCTCATTATAATCTTCTAAGTTGTCCAAATGAATTGACCATGCATTTAGAATATTGAATGAATTTCATTTCAATTTTTTTCATTTTAGAGGACAGAGATTGATCGACTTTCAAAGTCGATACTTTCAAAGTCGATACTTTCAACTCATGGAATATATTTATTCTATCTAATTATGATTTAAATAATAGATAAAATAAAAAATTGAAAACAATCTAAATATTATAATAGTTATATAAGAAGACCACCGAAAGGTTATTTTGTTAGTTTCAAATTAACAAATTTGTTTAAATGGCCGATTTTCAGAGATCAAAAAACCCTGCAAATGTATCAAAAATTATTGGAATTCAATTTAGTATAATGTCTCCAGAAGAGATTGTAAAAGGATCCGTTGCAGAAATTACAAATAGAGAAACATATGTCAATAATAAACCCGTAATCGGCGGGTTATTTGACCCGAGAATGGGTCCTCTTGACCCCGGAATGATCTGTCCAACCGATGGTTTGGATTATATGAAATGTCCTGGTTATTTCGGTCATGTAAAACTGGCTAGACCAGTATTTTACTATCAATATATTGGAACGATTGTGAAGATTTTGCGATGTGTGTGTATCAAATGCAGTTCGTTGCGTATTAGCAAATCTGCAAATAAGCAGTTACTCACACTTTCAGCTGACGAGCGTTGGACGCAAGTATTTCGACTTGCAAGCAAGATTAAGCGTTGTGGCGAGGATACAGAAACTGGTTGTGGTTGTCTTCAGCCGAAGCGTATTACAATTAAGGCCGGTCTTGGAAAAATTTACGCAGAATGGGACAACGTGAAGGGTGTTTTAGAAGAGTCGACATTAACGACGATTGCCGGAAGTGCGGCTGAGGCGGATAAAGACGGTTCATTATCCATGAAACTTACACCCGAAATCGTAATTAAAATTTTTCGAAGAATCAGCGACGAAGATGTTGAATTTATGGGATTCAGTCCAATATTTTCTAGACCGGATTGGATGGTCTGTCAGGTTCTTGCGATACCTCCTCCTGCAGTTCGCCCGTCTGTAAAAATGGACGGTTCACAAAGAAGTGAAGACGACATTACTCATATTATTGTGAATATTATCAAAGCAAATACGACTCTACAAGAGAAGATGAACGAAGGCGCACCGGCAAATGTGATTGACGGTTGGCATATGATGTTGCAATATTATGTCGCAACCCAGGTAAACAATAATATTCCTGGATATGCACCAGTTGCGCAGAGATCTGGTCGACCCCTCAAATCTATCCAAGAACGCCTGAATGGTAAGCAGGGGCGTGTTCGTGGAAATTTGATGGGAAAACGTGTAGACTTTTCAGCACGTTCCGTCATTACTCCTGATCCAAACTTATCGATTCGCGAATTGGGTATCCCTCTTAAAATTGCGAAAAATATTACGAAACCAGTTGTAGTAAATGACCGCAATAAGAAATTCTTGCTTCGTTTGACTCGAGCTGGTCCTGATGAGTATCCTGGTGCTAAAATTCTGGAAAGAAAGACCGGTGAATCTATATCACTTCGTTATGCTGATCGTGCAAATATTATGTTGAATAACGGCGATGTCGTTCATAGGCATATGATGGACGGTGATGCAATTCTATTTAACAGGCAACCTACACTTCATCGCATGAGCATGATGTGTCATATTGCCCGCATTATGTATCAAGGAGATACCTTTCGTATGAATGTTGGCTGCACCAAGCCATATAATGCAGACTTCGATGGAGATGAAATGAACCTTCACATGCCACAAGATGACGAATCAGAGATTGAGTTGCGTCACTTGGCTGCGGTTCCATATCAGTTAATTAGTCCTGCAAATAACAGTTCAATTATTGGGGTCTTTCAAGATTCGTTGATTGGATCATATTTATTTACGCGGGAAAATATCAAATTTACTCCGAGGGAGGCGATGAACTTGTTGGCGGCATATCCTCGTGTGAACGAGACGCTATTCAAGAGCGGCGAAGATGTCAGCAACTTCGACGTCCTTTCGCAAATTCTGCCACCACTTACGCTGAAGTACAAGAAGAAGGCATTCGGTGAGAAGAATCCAAATGAAGATTATGCAACATCGAATAATGTGGTTGAAATCCGAAATGGGCGAATGATTCGTGGTCAAATCGACAAGAGCGTGCTTGGTGGTGGTGGCGTGGGGTTGATTCAGCGTGTTTGCAACGATTTCGGAAATATAGCCGCCGCCGACTTCATCGACGGTCTCCAGAATATCATCACAGAATACATGAAGTCGCATGCGTATAGTGTCGGCATTAGCGATCTTATTGCGAATAAGACAACGAATACGCAAATCATAGATGTCATCACAAAGAAGAAGACGGAGGTGAAGAACTTAATCGACCAGGTCCATCTGGGGATTTTCGAGAACAAGACGGGGAAGTCAAATGAGGCGGAATTTGAGGCGAAGGTTTCGAATATTCTGAATACTGCGACGAACGAGGCTGGTGGTATTGGACAGAAGAGTTTGGACTCATCGAACCGATTTATCGGATTGGTGCTTTCGGGGTCGAAGGGTACCGACTTGAATATCTCGCAGATGATTTCGTGTCTCGGACAACAGGCGATTGAAGGCAAGCGTATTTCATACGGGTTCGACAGTCGCACGCTCCCGCATTTCAATAAGTTTGATGATGGGCCTCTGGCGCGCGGTTTCATCGAAAGTTCGTTTATTTCGGGATTGTCGCCGGAGGAACTATTCTTCCATGCGATGGGTGGTCGTATTGGTCTGATTGATACCGCTGTTAAGTCTGTTACATGGGATACACCAATCGTTGTTGTTGAAAATGAAATACCAAAGTACGTTAAGATTGGTGAGTGGATCGATAGTCACTTAGACGGTGAAAGTGTATCTAGAATTCAGTATATGGAAGAAAAAAATATGGAATATCTTGAATTGTTGCATCCAGTTAAAATAGTAACGATGGATTATAATGGAAATATAACATGGGAAACAATCTCTGCAGTCACGCGTCATGATCCGGGAGAGAAGTTGTTTGAAATTAAAACCAAAGCAGGGAGATATGTTACTGTAACAGCAAATCAATCGCTTCTTGTTTGGAATGAAGAGCTTCAGCAGTTTCGCGAGAAATACACCGAAGAAATCAAGGTCGGCGATTTCGTTCCTGTTGCGAAGAATGTGTGCGATTACAGTGCGGATGGCGAGGCCGACTCGGAAGCGGAATTTATGCGCGGCAAATACGCTGGTGCGGCCATTAACGTCCAAATCCCAGACGAAGCGTATGTCGCTGGAAAGGAGTATATCAGAGGCCTTCTTACTGCGTATATTGATCCACGCGTGGTTAAGACATCCACCGGATTTGAACTGAATTTCGGTAGTAATGTCCGCCTTACAGAAGATGTCGCGTTTCTGTGTTCGCGTCTGAATATTCACGCCGAAATTCATCAATCAGCATCTGCATCCATTGTCATTCGCGGTTCAAGTGGAAAAATGCTCGCATCATTACTAGGTTTATCGGTAGATCACGAAGTGGATGACGGCGACGACAAGGTTCGCACCCTTAATGACGTCATCTTGGATGAAATCATTTCAATCAAAAAAGTTGATCCAGCGCTTCATACCAAGATGTATGATCTCACTATCCCTAAAACACTCAATTTTGGATTAGCGAATGGTCTTCAGGTGCGTGACACTTCCCAAACCGGATATATCCAGCGCCGACTTATTAAGGGTATGGAGGATCTCAAGGTTGAATATGATATGACTGTGCGCAACGGGAAACAGCGAATTATTCAGTTTGCATATGGTGATGATGGTATTGATACGATCAAGGTGGAGAATCAGACGCTTCCACTCGTTGCGATGAGCCTTGATGAAATCTACGCCCACTTTCATATGCCTATGGACAATTCGAGTGATACCGAACAGAGTTCAATTACGGCATTTACAAAAGTAGCTTATGCTAAGATGAAGAAAGAGAAGGCATCTACGATGCATAAAATACGCGATCTGATTGATTATATGATTGAAATGCGCGACATGATCATCGACCGGATCTTTGGAAATCTTGATAACAAAAATGTTCAGATGCCGGTTTCGTTTACCCATATCATAAATAATGTTCAATCGCAACAGCAAATCAATCAGAATTCGATGGTTGATATTACACCAAATGAAGCGATGGATATGGTTTCAGACGCATATCGTCAATTGGAAAATATTCATTATGCGCCACCTACACTATTATTCAAGGTGATGTATTATTATTATCTGTCGCCAAAGGAATTGTTACTTATTAAGCGTTTCAATCGCAGCGCACTTACAATATTGTTGAATATGATTATATTGCAGTATAAGAAATCTATTGTTGCGCCTGGTGAAATGGTTGGAATGGTTTCAGCACAGAGTATTGGTGAACCAACCACACAGCTTACGCTGAACACATTTCATTCTGCAGGTATTGCCTCCAAATCAAACGCCACTCGCGGTGTTCCACGTATCGAAGAAATCTTGTCTCTTTCCGAAAATCCAAAGAATCCGTCAATTACGATTTACTTTAAGAAGGACGATGAGGGTACGCCAGAAAGGGTGCAGGAGTTCATTCCTATGATTGAGCATACGAAGATGGCTGAGGTTGTAGAGTCAGTTGAAGTATGCTTTGATCCGGACGACATGAATACGTTAATTGAACAAGATCGCGCGGTAATGACGCAATATCAAGAATTCGAAAAATTGATTGATGAGTGTGTTCGTGATGCAGCGCTTGTTACGTCGGGAGAGGGTGCAGCGGGCGGTGGTGGTGGAGAGGCTGCCCCCGAATCCAACGGCAACAAATCAAAATGGGTGATTCGCATCAAGATGAATTCTGAAGCGATGCTTGATAAAAAACTTACGATGGACGATATTCATTTCGCGATTAAAAATAGCTACGGTAATGAGGTGTCGTGTGCATTTTCCGATTATAATGATGACAATTTGGTATTTCGGCTGAGAATGGAAAATATTACGCAATCCAAGAAAACAAATAAGATTAACCCGCTTGATCAATCTGACCACATTTACATGATTAAGTCATTTCAAGATCAGTTGATGAATAATGTCGTTCTTCGCGGAATCAAGGGAATCCGTAAGGTCATGCTTCGAACGATCAAAAATACACTTACAAAGTCTGAAGGAGTATATACTAAAAAGGAAAGCTGGGTGTTAGACACAACTGGTACCAATTTGTTACATGTATTAGGGCTTGAATATATTGATGCAACGCGAACGGTTAGCAACGATATTCAGGAGGTGTATCGCGTATTTGGTATTGAAGCTGCTCGACAGGCGATTTATAATGAACTTGCAGAGGTGTTTGATGATTCACCCATTAACTATCATCATGTGTCTTTGCTGTGCGACAGAATGACTGTGTCCTCATCGATGATTTCGATCTTTCGGCATGGAATCAATAGTGATGATATTGGCCCAATCGCCAAGGCGTCATTTGAAGAGACACCTGAGATGTTCTTGAAGGCTGCAAGACATGCAGAGCTTGACCCGATGCGTGGTATTTCTGCGAACGTGATGTGTGGTCAAGAAGGTTACTATGGTACAAGTGCTTTCCAAGTAATGATTAATATGGAGGAAATGATGAAATATGAGTCTGTTGAATATAAACATACCGATGATAATGAAGATATTGAAGAGGCGTTTAAGGCTAACGCGTCTGTCGGACTTGAGACGGATAAATGTGGAATCCCGAAATTGGCGATTCAATCATGTGTTGATAATGTTAAGAAAGTTAGTCTTGGAAAGATGGACGATGACTACGATATCGGGTTCTAAATACGATAAACCCCACTAGAAATAAAAAATAATATTTGCAATATAATAAGCAAACGCGGCAACTTTATTTTTATTCAGATCCTCTCACCACGCGGTCTTGCGAAAACAAGACGACCAACATAAGTATTGAAAAATGTTTCGCTGACTTGAGATTTAATCCAGTTGTACGATTCTATATCTGATGCAACGATCAGTCCGCCCATTTTTGTGAAGGTTTTCTCCCTATTGTCAAGTTTGATGGTGTTACCCTCCTTTACATTTGAAAAAATATCCTCGATATATCGACGATCTTTGGAAGTCATTTGATTCTACTTAACCGGAACGAGTTGTTTATGTGTGTTTGTATTTCTAATAATTTCAATTCAATTTTATTAGAAATAGTGTGATTTTCAATAAATTACTTGCGGGTGGTTTTACGGCGTCTGGATTGATTTTTCCTAGATTTACGTTTCTTTTGTTTTATACTGCGGGTTTTGGACCGACGACGCCGGGTTGATTTTCCGGCCGTTTTGTTGGGGTTTACCAAGAATTGAGCATTTGCAGATTTTCTCAGCTGAACAGCACGAGGCTTAAAAGTGGTGGTTTTCGAAACGGGACTGTTCTTTTTAATTCCACCATCAATTAGATCACTAGGCTTAGGCATAGACATAGGCATAGTCATAGGCCTAGGCATAAGAGCACGAATATCACAAGATTTACATAAATTCAAAAAGTCTCCAATATATTTATTAGTTGCCGTTTGATCCGCACGATGATTGTTTATGGTTATACCCCCGCGGTCCCATTTTCCAGTTCCATGTACAACTTTTTCACCATCTACATAACTAAGAACATAATTTATATCTTGACTATCTAATTTATAATAAATATGAATGTGCGGATAACGATTGCCATTAACCACCGATTCCTTTATACAACAATCAGTTGGAGGGTATAAATAAATATTTTGTTGAATAGTACTAGTTCGGATACCGCCTTGTACATCATGTGTCTGATTTTTATCTACCCTCCAACCTTGCTCTATAGCATTAACAATTATACTTTGGAGAAAGGCTTGATTTGTATCCGCCATTAAAAATAAATTATATCCTTATAATAACATTCTATTTTTATATGTTTGCCTATGTTTTCCGCGATAATTTCGCCTAGTTGTCTTTCTACTTTTATATTTTCGTATTCTCGTTTTTGATTTCATTTTTGGAGTGTCATTAAATGCACCAGCAGTTTTTATCGGTAACGAAAGTGTTGGATATTCTTTATAAGTGTGTGTGTATTTAATATAATCCGAACTTGCCCAGTTGCGCCCTCTCTCCGGTGCAATTCGCCAACTATGATCGTATTGAACATCTTTTTTACCCATTATTCTATAATTATGAATATATACTATTATAATAGCTAAATAATATATATTTACATCAGGATTATGCCTTATCGCGACTTCGCAATTTCAAAACATACCGTCACAACAATATACAAATAATAATATTAAAAAAACGTTACAGCGCCTATACGTAAGAATGAAACATTTACACAATAGGTGCTGCTTGCCCTCAACCGCCATGCTGCATTACGCGCTTATAACTACGACGACTACGCTTAACCATCTTCTTGTACGTTTTACGGCCTTTTCCTCCCTTCAGAGGATTACGCGCCCTTGACCGATTTGTATTTGACCTTGAACTTATCTTCTTAGAGTTAGTAGACATAATAATAGGTATTACTGTTTATAATATAAACGCAGAAAATAAGCATTTGAATTATAATGCAGAAAATGCTCGTTGCGGGGCTCGAACCCGCGACCTTGGGCTCATAAGACCCACGCTCTAACCAACTGAGCTAAACGAGCTAAGACAATCGGATAAGGCACTACATACTCCTTCTCCGATATACTATATTTATTTTGTTTTAAGTCGTTTTTTTTTCGCATATCTTATAGACAGCATATTTGCTAATATAAAAGCAAATATGATGAAGAATAATACCGGCAACCCGTTTCGATCGAGTGACCTCAGGGTTATGAGCCCTGCGCGCTGCCCCTGCGCCATGCCGGTAAAAACAAGTGTGTGCTGCGTTTTTTGTCCAGCTCGACAAACAGTTTCTTTACAACCCAGGCACTAAAAACCTAAGGACCAAGTACAAACCTGGTAAACTGTCAAAATGAAAAATACCGGCAGTACGTTTCGATCGTACGACCTCGGAGTTATGAGCCCCGCGCGCTTCCCCTGCGCCATGCCGGTTAAAAAGTTCGACGCTGTCAAGTTCCATTTACATTATGAATCAATAGTTTGCTGAATAAATTATAATAGATAATCATCACTTAGCGGACCGATCACCCTAAAGTGCGGTCAGTTAACAAGTAACGAAAGGGTGCAGAAAATTGATTAATACTATGAATAAACCCAACATGTTCGTAAACAAACATTCGCGTCTTTGTGAGAGATATGAAAATCACATTCTCATAGTATACAAAGAAAATATATTTAAGTTCTTTTAATAGATATTGATAATTATTGATAATTATAATTATTGAATATCTTCTAATAATTTTTTCTTCCTAAAACAACCAAAAAATTTCCTAAATACGTCATACCATTTTCTCGATGCCAACGGACATACTTCAATCCTAACCAATTTAAAACTCGTATCTAATAATCCAACAGCCATTACTTCTTCCTCACCATCTAACGTAAGACAAAATACCGACTTTAAAATAAAATGTAGCAGAAGCATAACATGTTCCTTTGAAACTGGAAATTTATATATTTCTCCATCATTTATTTCATTAAATGCGTGGATAATAAAATATACGAGTTGAATGAATTGAGGTGCATCATTTATGTCTATCTTTCCGTCGTCCATTATTTTTTTAAATGAAATATCTAATATATAATTAAGTTTATCGCGTATCCCTTCCACGCATACATATTTTTTAATATTTCCTAATTCGGTTGCATTTAATTCGTCTTTAAATTCTTCAAATTGTTTCTCTATTTCGTTGTATGCTAAAGCTGGATTGTTCAATATCGGCTTCAGTTTCGATCGAAGATATGGTATTGTTAAAATTAAATTAAACGCGATATCCTTAACAAAATTAAACAAAGAGATCTTAATTTTCTTTATTTCTTCATCATCATCATCATAATCAATACGTGTATCTTTGACTTCTTCATCATCGTTTATTTTAATTTTTCGTTTTTTACTAACTCTTCTGTGTGGCGTAATTGTATTGGCGTCGTGTTTTGCATTATTAATATTTTTTTTAGAACTTGAACTCGTACTCGAACTAGCACTAGCACTCGCACTCGAACTCTCACGCCCAGTCGCAGCGGCAGTCGCAGCGGCAGTCGCAGTTATTTTAGTATTCACATTCGAACTCATATTTACTGGTGTTGTTATCGGTGTTGAAAATGGGTGTTTTATATTATTATTATTATTATTATACGAAGACAAAAGATTCGGTTGCTGTATATTTATTAAATAATTATTGGGTACTGTCGGTGTGAATGCTGATTCAGATGATTGCGATGATAAAACATTTATAGGGATAAACGCATTTTGTATTTTACTAGCTATATTATTGTCTTCAGAAATAGATAAAATAACATTATTACCGCTACCGCTATTACCACTATTGCCGCCAATACTCGTATTAACTACATCTGGATCTGGTATATCAAATACAAAGTCACTTGCATCAATATTTGTTATTTCGGGGTCATTCGGGGCAACAGTTATTGTCCGAATTATACTCATATCTGTATTATTATTGATCTCATTTATAACACCTTTGTTTGATATTACAGTATCAGCTCTAATTGTATGTATTGATGACATAAATGTATTTTTATATTATCAATATATTTTGTTTTATTTTACGAGTATTATGTTAACTAAACATTAGTTATTAAAGGAGCGGTGGTTTACCAAGAACTTGACCTCCACTTGCACTAGATCCTACATTCGACAAACTCATAGAAACCGATACAGGCGCATCATCTTCATTTTCTTCTACATCGGACAACACCGCGGCTCCAGCCTCAGACGGCTCTATAGAAGTTTTTACAAATACCTGCTTCGGTTTATTCTTAATATTAGAGATTTTAAACGTTGTTATGAAACGCTCCAACGTAAACGGTTCATCAGCATCAATCTCTCGAGCAACGATATCTTGCAACTCTTTAGTTCCGACAGATAGAGGTATTCTAAATACTGAATGTTCCCTGTCTACTTTCAGTTCTAATAACGCGAAACGAGAGATTGAACCTTGAGAAACGCCAAATGGATGGACAAAAAAGTATGTCTCGATCGATGAATCACCATATAAGACTAGTAAATTTTTACCGTTCTCAATAAGTAAAGACTGTGAAACAAAAACAATCGGTATTTTAAAATACCTAGCTAATATCCATATATCAACATTCGTTAAAAAGTAATTTTCACTCTGAATAACTGTTGAAAATGTGGCTTTTCCTTCTAAAATCAAATTCGCGTATTTTTTCATTCCATACCCATTTAATATCATATTCAACTTTTTATCGAATGTTGGCATTCTTGCAAACTCTTCATACGCATCTATTAATATTTCTTTAATCTTGGTAACTGTCATTCCGCCCAACTGATCCACATGCTGATGTTGACAATTATCACAAACAAAATAATTACACATAGTGCATGCAAATTCAGTTTCACCAACACCAATATTCGAATGACATCTTTTACATTCTGCACTTTCGTCCATTAATCCAGACGCTATCTCTGCTTCAGCCGATGCCTCTAATGATGCAGATATAGATTCTGCAGGTCGAACTCCAGCGACTCTTCTCTTTGATCGATGACAAGTATGTCCACTCGGGCATTTAGATGCAGATTGAGCTACCGATCTAAGTATTGTTAGCATTACATCGAATGAACATTCCTCACTCTCATTCGAAAATAATATTTCATACGTATCTCTCGGAAAAAATAAACGTTGCATCTTATCCGTAACTTTACGCTTCGAAACTTGATTGCAAAAAGTAAGAACGTGATCTATCTCACTAATATTAAATATTTCAACACCACTAGCCTTTATCGCGCCTGCTTCACCACGATCTCGTACTTCTGCAGAATTTAGACGCACAACCTGTGCGCCAGACCCCGATTCAACACCATGTAACGATTTATATGAATCGATGTATCCTTTTCGATACATATTATCATATGCTTGAACTCTTGCACCATCGTTTTGATTTGGGTTTACTGTATAAAAATGCGTATTTGTAACAAATGGATTTGGGTCAACCGGATCTAAATTCTCAAAATATTCTTGTGTAATGAGAGATTCTAATAATATGATTTCGTCATCGTATAAATTATACTTTGTTTCTTGGAATGTGAGATATTTGGACGGCTCAAACATAAATAGTTTTACACGCTCATATCTAATAATTTCATCTGTTAATTTACCGTAATATGCAATTGAATTATCGATTGATTTGTACATTAAGTTTTGTTGCGGGAGAAGCAATTTACATAATCCACCATGCTCTTTAATGCAATATTTCTTAGAACTGCATGTTTTTTCATCTTTATAAACACAACCAGATACTTCTCCTATTGTTTTAAGAGTTTCCTTACTGTATTTAATAAATCCTACATATTTACTAAGAGTTCGTTTCATAAGTTCTACTATTTTTGAAAGCTTGTTCGAATAAATCATAAATGTTGAGTTTAATATTTTTTCGACCTCGTCTTTTAGTGCCTTATTTTCTGGCTTATTCATTATAATACGAGCAGTATTTCGGAATACATTATAGAAATTCGTCTCCAATCGAACATTTCTCACGTATTTCTCTCGAACCTTGTCTACACTTCCATTCTTTTGTGTAGTAATTATCTTTTCAGCAATAAGTTGATTCCCTTCCGTTACCGTTGGAATTCCATCGTCTTGGTTTAATTGCGCGTCCTTTTCAACATTTATTTGCAAGAATTGATTGGTTTCAGTAATAATACCAATTACAATACCTTCTTCAATTACTTTAACTTTGGGTCGACAATTTATAATTTGTTTTGTAATTTTTTTAACATGATCCGCTACCAAATTTAAAAATTCAACCTCTTCCTGATAACTGTTTAACCATAATTCATCTTCGTCCATCATTACAAATGGATACTCGTATATATTATTGTCACGCGCATCAGATAATAATTGTAATCCTTCAGCTTTTTGTGAATCTAATGCTGGTGTTGCTATACCGGCATTTATCTCTGTCTTACTACGAGTAATCGGTGCAGATGGTGCAGTTGGTATTACTCCAGCATACATCTTCCGTAGTGATGATCTTTTAACCAGTTCGGACGGTGTTAATTTCGTAATAGTTAATGTTTGTTTTATTTGAAAACCAATTACCTTGCCATTATAGTTCATTACTTGTGATAATATCTCAAACCCGGAATCTTTCAGCATTTTTGCGATCTGCTTTGCCGGTTTATTCATTACATACTTATATTGACGCGGTTGACTAGAATGTAAACGACAATAACTAAAATAAATATCGCGAATTGTTTCGATGATATGCTTTATTTTTGGCATAATCGTCTTGCTTTTTATAGCGAACCTCCCAAGAACGTTGAATTTTCCATTTGATTTACTCTCAAACGAATAGATCGGTTCGTAATATTTGTCACGTTTCATTATAATAATCGTTTTTCTGTTAGGATCAAATGAATCTCCGGAGTATGAATTTGTGGGGCAAATTACCTGCACATTATTCGTTATATCATCGTCAGGAATATTAATAAGAATAATATTATTTCCGTTATCAAATAGTTTTGGGTTTGGTAATGAAACGATATCCCATAAGTACGTATGATCCATAATAACATCATCATCACTCAAATAACTTATGAAATTTTCAAATGCATTACACATTTTATGAAACATCACATTCGTGTTTTCTGGCGAATGTTGAATCTGTAACTTTTTATATATTTCAGACGTTTTATACTTATCGATATCCCTCTCGTGTATTTCATTCTTACTATTATAGAATGTATCTACCAACGTTCCATTTTGTAAAGAAATGAATCTGTCAAGATCGAGAGATTCCTTAATAATATTTCTCATATTACGTATTGTCGGTACGATATCGCTTAACATTTCTTGTGGATTCATACTACTTGATGAAAGTGCGGCCGCACCTCCTGGCGCCCGTGGAGTCATCGGAATCGGCGTTTCATCGTCGGAATCATAATGTCCAGCCACCCCTCCAGATGCGGATATTTCGCGCGTTTCTACATTTGATGATTTCATAACAAGTGGAGATGATGCTAATGGTGTTTTATCTTCGGAACTTGACACAGCACCACTTTGCTGTTTTAATTTCAACGCATTTGCTTCGATCGTTTTGGTAAACATACTTAACAATTTTAATGAGTCAATCTTACCGGGTCCCTGCTCGGACGTAGAGACTTTACCACCACTTTCTAATACAATAGAATCTTCAATCATATTTTTTATAACACTACCTTTGCTTTGTAGTGCACTTTTGGCGTCCGGCGGATTTCGCCTTTGTGATATGTTCGTTTCTACCGACGTTTTAATTTTCCCTTTGTGTTCCATATAATAATATGCGATCACCGATACAAATGATTGTTTATCATTTGCTTCAACTCCGCGTCGTAATAAACATGGGGTGTCTTTCTTTAATGCGGTATTTTTAAGACTTACTTGACAATTGCGATTATCAGTAAACAAGAATTTCTGTATTTGTATCGGAAGATACCCCCATCTATTATTATCCAGCGGAAATTTATCTGAACTTAAAATTCTGTCGTCCTTTATCTCTCCCATTTTTACAATTTCCGAGTGATTTTCAACTTTCGGTTTTTCAGAATCGATTGGTTTTAATGGTTGACTGGCTGGATTTTCTTCGATAATTGCGGCAGCGGGAAGTACCGGATTCTCGATAGAACCGGATTGTATATCACCACTATTCGCTGATATTGCAGCGGCGGAAGCAGCAGAACCAGCTGGTTTCTTGACTTTTGATTTGTCTTTTACCTTTATTTCCTCGTGTTGTTTTAGTTCACACTCTTCGCGGCGTTTTGTTTGAGACGGCTTATCCCACTGACTAAAACAACAAGGAACACACAACCCCTTCGGGTGTACGTCCTTTTTTAAAAACCCCGGATAATGCTGTTTGTAGTTACCCTTTTCATCAATATGATATTTATCGTCCGTAAACTCGAAAATGTTTGTTCCAGGAGGTATTTTTTTTGACTTGTGTGGTATTATTTTTCCAAATTTACCGGATTTAACTTCGTCTTCAGTAAGACTCGTATTATGTTTTAAACTCCAATAACGTGGACAAATATAATTATACTGATTTTTCGGATTAGACCCATATTTTATACTTTGAGAATATGAACCCGGGTGCTCTTTATCAATACGCGACTTCTCATCATCTGTAATAATAACTGGTTGTCGCCCATAATGACTTGGACAACTACGGGAATATGCATTAAATTTGCCAACATCTTCATTCAAATGAATATCCGGATCACGTTCTTGTATCCGTTTAGAAAATGGATTTGGATTAGCTAGTTCCATTCCAGTTATATCTGACATATCTTCATGACCACTTTCGAGACCACTTTCGAGACCACTTTCGAGACCACTTTCGAGATCGCTTTCTCCGCTGCTATCAGCTGCACTAGCCTTTCTCGATTTTACAACACCACCTTGCGCTTTTGGACCTTTGTCGCCTTTCGATTTTCCTACCCCACCAATTTGTTCTTCTTCTTCATTTTCCGATTCATCTTCGTCCATTAAACCGAAAAACGCTTCATAATTTTCCGCACCTTCGCCACCCGCCGCTCCGGCAACATCTTCTTGAGCGGCCACTTCAAATCCAAATACCAATTTCTCACCAATTATCGCAGATGTAACACTTTCTGTATATGGTTTTCTAGTAGCCGAAGTTATATCAGCCACTCCGTCGATTTCTGCTTCTTTATCTTCTCTATTCACTTCCTTTGTAACCGCTTTATTTTGCGATACCTGGACAAAGGTTCTCAACTCTCCGCCATCTTCGGATAGTTGGATATCCGACGGGTAAGGTTCTGGAGCGGCGCTAGCGCTACCTTGAAGAAATATGTCTGAAGACTCGGACGAAAACACATCACTTTCCGCTGATGCTGATACACGACTTGCGACTTTTAAAGATAAAGCAGGCTTTTTGGTAGCACCACTACATAATTTCTCTATTTCAGAATAGGGTACATCAGTAGATCCAGGATCTTGGTATATTCTAATAATGGAATCTATGTACATTTGTAGTATTTGCAAAAACATTATATTATTGATGCTCGATATCTCCACCGATATAATATTATTAAACTGTCCCTTTGTTATTTTTGTTAAAAACCCAGGATTATTCTTAATACGTATTGTACCACCCCTGTATCGCGAAAGCTGTTGAAGTTGTATTGAATTCAGTAATGCAGCAATCTTCATTTTTGCGTCCTGTTCTTCCAACATGTAATTCTCTCGTAATCCATCAATAATCTCTCGATCTGTATGTCTTTTATTCATCATTTCTACGATGTATGCCTCTTGACTTGTCATATCATTATAATTACTTACCCGTTTATACCTCAGCAATATTCCCTTTTTCAAACTCCCCTCGATTTCATTAAACACACTCGAAATACACTTTATCATCGTCTTTATTTCGATGTTTTTACTGATCGATAACTGTGAAAAATATTCGATATTTACTATATCAATATTATCGTCATTAAAACTCTTAAATAATTTCATCTCATACCCACTTTGTTCAATATATGATTTCACAACCTCTAATACTGGGTTCACGGTTGCGATTATAATCTCGTTCACTTCCTTTACAGAAAATGAGAACGTGAAATACGTTTTTACATGAATTGACCCATCTGCCTGAATTTCGCATATAACAGGAATCGAGAGATTATTCGCCTTGTGTCTTGGATTCTCATTATTCATATACGAATAATGAATGTATACTGCAACACTCTTTTTACGCGCACACGTTTTCATTAGTCTGAAAATATCACTCTTAGGTAAAAATGGTATTTTTCTACCGCTTTTTGAAGTTCCCGATGTAAACAATTTATATATATTGTCTAACCGTTTTCCGGGATTCAACTTAATAAATGGAATATTCTCATCACAGTGAATCTTTTTAAACAACGCATCGAGAGATAAATTATATTTTGTTTCTGGGTGAATAATAAGTTCGATACCTCGAATACCATCGTCTATATATTCATTCTCTTTTGTTCGTCTCTCGTATATATCATATAACAGTTTCACATTCGATGTCTGTCTCATGAAATTTTCATTCATTATTTTATTATCCATTTCATATAACTTTTCTCGATGCATTTGCAACGTGTCGATAGAATGTATAGTCGTTAAATCGGCATCACCTTCGGACGATGCAATACTTCGCTCTGCTAACGAAAAACGCTGTTCATCTCGAAAAACTGCCAAATACGGGAAATATAATTGTATCGCATACTTGGTACTCATTACACGAGAATTCGGAAAACTAGCAACTCCTAATTCTGCCTGAACTTCTGGTTCTGACAAAGATTCCGTATATCGCAGAACATCTTCTGCAGTAGTTAAATATATTGTATTATTTAGAAATTGCCCAACATCAAGTAATACTTTCTTATTCGTCGTATTTATAATTTCGCTTATATGTGATTCCAAAAATGGATCCATGTATACCGCATCAAATGGATTAACTGAATAAGGATAATCATGTGAAACTGAACTCAGTTCTTGTCCCATAACTACATTCATAAATCGCGGGGCTTCTTCTAATTTTAAATTCAAAATATTTGAATATCCGTAATTTCCTGTTTCTGGCGATGGATCTCCCAACTTAGTAAAATCAGTATATTGTCTTGCAACATCTTCTGATAAATCTGCACCACCATAATCAACTACTTCTTTTGGGTGGTTGTCTATATTCAACAGAAAATTTTGTATACGAATTGGGGTTATTTCCATTTTCCCGTTGGAGGTAAGCTGATCGTTTATGTGAGTACTTTTAAGATGTTTCACTTGCTTACAAAACATATATAAATCACCATATGTGAGTCGAAGTGGCAAACGTGTGTGAATTAACAACTTCTTTTTTATGGTTTCAATCGAATCATCTGGATATATTCTTTCAGGCAAAAATACCACATTAATATTCGTTTCTTTTATAGAATTTAATTCATATTTACTAAATATGTTTTTAAATATTTCATGTTTTGGATCACTTTTAAAGTGCTCATTTACATTAATCGTTCTTGTTTCATCATCTTCTGTAATATCATATTCAACTTCTCCAAAGAACACGTATAATGTATTATCCGAAATGGTTAATGATGGTTGTGGTCGTGATACCGATGCCGAACTTCCCGCTTCTACTCCCATTATCATCTCCGGCTCTTGTACCGGTGCTGCCTCTGCCGGTCCCGGCTCTGTTGTAGATTTGACACCAGAATCAATAGGTTTGGGTTCTTGTAAACGTTCTGATAATATATCCTTATAATCGTTAGGCGAACGAATATGACATATTTTATATATCGGAATCTCCCTCTTTTGCATACGATTATTATATATTACCTACTAATCTAATATAATATATAATTATTTAATTCAGTTATGTGTATTTATGAATATAACTGAATTAAATATAGTTTCATATAATTCATATAAATCAATAATAATGAATCGTGTAACCGAATATAAAATGATTGTTGCATTATGCCGTGGTGGCGGTATAGGTTTTCGAGGTTCTCTTCCGTGGCCTAAACTAAGTCGGGATATGCGATTCTTTGCTGAAATGACAACTTCTTCTGCGGTACCAAATAATAGCGCCGTCATTATGGGGAGCAAAACCTGGAATAGTTTACCTGATTCATCGAAACCACTTAAGTCTCGCGATAATCTTATTATTTCAAACAGTAAATTTCTTTCAGAAAATGTCGAGTCCGATGCATTTACTTGTAGCCCTAGTGTTCGTTATATCAGACATTTGAATAAAACACCAGAATATACTACGAATTATGATGTCGCGTGGATTATCGGTGGTGCATCTATTTATGAGCAAGTAATTTATAATAATACATTCAGTATTTCTGAAATATATATGACATTTGTAGATGAACTATACGAATTTGATACTATATTTCCAGTAACGTACCAATATGATACAATCGATGAAATTTTGCAACTTCATAATAATTCACTTAATAAGAGAATATGGACTTGGACTGATTCTGATAACATTCCGAAATATATATCTTTTAATAGTGATAATAATGATGAATACTACTCGGTAGAAGATGTTGATCGAAATATTATTTCACGTTTGACACGCGATTCCGACCTAATCGCAACAAAAGAACGACGTATCCCAAATCTGCGGTTCTTGAAATTAAAGAGGTTATTGGTTATATAAATTCTGAATTAGTTATCATAATATGGGTTATCGTTTATGGTCATTCCACAATACTCTTTGGGTTTTATTTTGTAGTCTTCTGGTGTATAAACCTTTATTTTTTGGGCTTCGTCAATAATAAACCTAAAGTTATTCCAAAATTCATCTTTGTGTCCAACACTTTCCGTCATAATATGACTGAGTTCATGAAGAGCGACAAATGTTAACGTATTTTCGTCAATCAGCTTATTCCCTTTTTTTGTAGTATTCACACAAAATGCGAGTTTTTCACCCTTATTCTCACTATATGCAGTAAATTCACTTGTCGGTAATGTTTCACTAACTTTTTCCGGATTAAAATTCTTTACTAAACGTTTTACATTATCACGTTCCGGAAATGTTTCGCCCATATGTTTTACAACTTGTTTCATTTTTTGAGTTACTTTTGCAAGAAGATCTGCCGCTAATTCTAATTTGGCGCGCTCACGTACGCAATATTTATTACCGTCGACCTTGGATACGATACATTTTAACTGAAACGCGTCTGATTCTTGATATATTTTTAAACAAATTAATATGACGAATACAATAATAATATATCCAAATATACTTGTTTTAAACATCTAATCTATAGTTTGATATATATTTTTGATCTATTATTTATATATTGCTTATATTTTATTTTGCATTCGGAAATAGAAGCTTATCCACCGTAGTTCGAACGCAAAACAATCTATGAAATATGATCCCGAGAATGAATAATACCAACACGGGTTTCCATATTGCAAGGTCCAGCCATCTTGCAATTAAAACACCGCCGATTATCGTAAACACAACATCAACGATCGCTATATTAAATATTCGAAACGAATGCCCACCTTCATTTGGTTTGCCAAAACTATCCTTATATTTACATAATCCGAGAGATTCAAGCATTATAATGTATCCAACCAAAACCGATGCTTAATTATCTTATATTTTGCATATATAATTAAAATTAATGCTATAATAACAGGAATCGGTATATTGTTAACATTACCAAGAATATAGTTATGTTCTGCCTGTTCCGCCGGTTTGTCGCGTTCATTCCAGCGAATCACTAAAAGCGCCACACATAATAAGACCAATATGAATAATGCTGTAAAATTAGAAAATATAGTCAACACGACTTCGCTGTTTATAAGAGAAAATATAACCGATATTATAAATGTCACTATAATTGCATTTGTTGGAGTATTGTAATCACTGACCTTCTTCCAAAAATCGACGTTACTTATATGGTTTTCTTTTCCAGTCGAGTAAATAAAACGTGAGGCAGATAACAAGGATAGAAATGCGGTATTAAACATAATCAGTAAACCCGCGATATATGTGACTATTCCAGCATTTTTACCCGCCACTTTTTCGTATATCTTTGAAATTAAATTATACGTTGTCGATGCTGTCTTAAATTTCAATACGCAAATACCTGTAACAATAATAAGTAAGTAAATCACCGAAGTCATTATAAGTGTGTATATGAGCGCATTTTTATTGTCGTTTGGATCTATCGTCTCATCACTCACCTTTACGATAAAATCATACCCGTTAAACAAAAATAAAGACAATATTCCTGATAACACGATGGAATCCCATGGCATCTCTGGCATAGTTACTACTTCATTAACGCATAACTTTGGCGCGCCTAATAATATAGCGCCACCCAATACAGCCAACATTAATACTGTTATACTAATCGCAACTAACTTCGAAAAATGTATACCTAAGTAATTGATTGCACACATGAGCGTAATGATCACTATACCAAAGAGAATCTCAAATGTAACATTTTCACCCAAATGATATGAAAAATATTGGCTTTTGCTTATATATTTCGACATGGATATCACGATTGTTACAGCAGATAAAACTGCAAACAGATAAATTACATATAGTGCAACTTTACCCATATCATCACCCATCGTATCCTTTATTGCAGTATACTCCATTATATTACTCTTATGTCGACTGTATATTTCTAAATAGACAAACCCCATTATAATCGAAACGATCGCAACAACAATAAATGCGGCTATTGTATGATTTCCTCCATAAAGAATCGACTTTCCAAGAATTACGAAGACACCTGCACCAATTACGTTACCTAAACCCATTAAAGTCAAATCCATAAGGGAAAGTTCTTTTTTTAAAACTCCGTCGCTGGCATCTTTGTCCGTTTTTATATCTAATAATGGGTTTGATAAGTAACCTATCGGCGTCAAAGGCTCCATTTTAATATTATCTTGTTGTTATGATATTGTATTGTTGTATTGTTGTATTGTTGTATTGTTGTTTTATTATATATGTATAAACAGATGTTAGTTTATAGATATAAAGTATATGGCTACGCAAATAATATCTTTGTATAATTACTGACCACCGCAACCAATCTCAAGAGGAGTGCGCATAAGGTCAGGTGCAAAAGTGCTCTGGTTCCAAGGACCGACATTCAACTGTGGGTTAGGCGGCTCAGAACGAAGCTGAAGGTTGGCGTTCTTCATCGTGTTTCCGATAGTGTCGATACCTGTCAAGAAAGTTGCGGAAAGCAAATTCTGGCTGGTAAGATCACCACTTCCGGCAGGGTTCAAGCTGCCCCACTGATTGTTGGTGTCGCGAGGAAGAAGATCAGAAGGATTCGCGACTGGCATATTCACTCCACCGGCGGGAACACCACCTTGTCCGGTGGTAGCGTCAACAACAGCATAACCACCAGATGCACCGGTAGCGACAGGCATCGCTTGCTCACTAAAGGTTACCCTTGGGCGATTAGCGGGATCACTCTGCATGGCATTCATAGGAAGGACCTTTTGCTCGGAATAGCTATAAACTGCATAGACAAGAACAACTGCGCCTAAAATCACAAGAATGTGATTCGTGCGAAGTGTTTTCTCTAAATCAGACAAAAAACTCATATTATAATTTAATTGTATATAAAATAAATGATAAAATAATATATTTAAAATCATAGCAATATAGATGCATTTTATAGATAAGCTGTTATTGAGATATTTTCTTATGAATAGTTGAATTACTCTTCGATCCTGATCCTCTTCCTATTTTCATACCCAAATCAGAATCAGAATCAGAATCAGAATTGGATTCCGAATCTTCTAAATCATCTAACATATAAGCAGCTTTAATCTCTTTTGCTTCTAAATATGCTCGAATTGCAATCTTTTTCGCATCTTGTGCTTTTCGCTTTGCCGTCTTATACATTTCATATAACACATCTTTGTGCTTTTTTAATGTAACTGAATTGTTGTTTGTTTCGTTCATATTTTTCCACGCATTTGATGATTCTCTTTTGTTTTGTGTAACTCCACTACTATTGCTAGATTGTGATGTAGTCAACGCAGGTGTTTTATTATCATCACTATTATTTGAATCTAAATTAAATGTCGGCTGTTCTACATCGATTGTATTCGGTATGTTATTAAAATCAATATCTACTTCGGTTAATTCAAAATGTTTTAATGAACCATTATCATACCCAACTAGGTCACGATCAGCTGGTTCTGAACAATTTAAAATAGCGTCACTAATAGTTCGTTCGTCACGACATACAATATTTAACGTATCTTCGCCTAAATATTCCGCTCTTTTTATTAGATCGGCAGTCTCATATGTAATAGAATTATCTCCATTTTCATTATCATTATTGTTATTGTTTACATTATTGTTTACATTATTACTCATTTGTTTATTTGTTTCGCATTTAACGACCTCGCTGTTTTCATATTGTGACTGATGAGCACTATAATTGTTATTCTGTGGAACATTCGGCGGTGAAATAATACATGTTTCAAATAAAGGCAAATCTGGTACCACTAACACCTGTCGAAGTATCAACTCTATTTGAAAATTACGTTTTGTAAATTTTATTCCTTGAAATTCTATAATTGATATAATTTGATGGTCTGATGTTACATATTCTACCGGAGAGATTCTTCTGTTTTCATCAAACACCTTGCATAAAAATGCTTGATTATGGGGAGATATTCTGTTTAACTCCAAATTAACGCGAACTAGATAACTTTGACCACTCTTAAATGGTCGAATCGGCGGGGTAAATGAATTTTCTATATCATGTTTATCCAGCTCCTCCGTAAACCATAAGTTCCTTTTTTCAAATAATAAGTCGATCGAATATTTTTCTAAATTGGCGATCCAATCAATAAAATCAGAGTCATCATTTGTTATTAAAATATCTATATACGCCTTTTTATTTGCAACAACTATACCCTGCTTCGATCGCGTTTTATTCGTTTGGATATATAACGGCGCCTTATTACCGTTGTATGAATATTTTGTCAAATATGAACCACCAACGATACCATTCGGAGATGTCAGTTTAAGTTTATCAAATTGAAACGTTTCGTCTCCCTTGTGTACGTCCATTTATGTAGTGAAATTATATCAAGTATCAATTAGTATGAATTGAGATAATTTAGATTACTCGATTACGCTTATTTACGAATCTTTCGCTTTTTACATTTTGTGTCTTAAGGTTTATCCTATGTTATTTATTTACTAAATATCTTGATCACAACTGATTTCGTTAATAGTATTCAAAGCCTGCCTGGACATATACCAAGTTCTTCACAGCCCTCATCTGCAATAAATTCGCCGATTTGTGCTAATACGATCGGCGCGATATTAACTGCAGCATTCATGCACTCATTTTGTACAGATGTTGGTAAAAATGTACAAATCTTTTCAATATCGTTTGTAATGATTCCTAAAACCTTTGGATTATGAAAAAGTGTCGTATTCAATTCTGTTGCTACATATGTGCACATCTTACATTCAACTTCTCCATTTGCGTGAGGCTCATAATGGTATAATATATCATGGAGTTTGTGTTCATGATGAGACGTGGCATTTAATTCGACTGAGTGTGCGTTAACGAGGATCAATCCATGTTGAGAATCAGATATCGGAAAAAGTTCAGGCAACAGAATTGCTGCCAACATAAGAGAAAGAATACGTTGTGGAAAAATCATTTGACTGTGTATTATACTAATATTACATAAATTATTTTAATTTAGTTTAGGATATTTTCGTTGTATATAATATAACAAACATAATGGCAAGAAATAGCAGAAGCAGCAGGAGCGGTAAGAGAAGTGGTAGGTCCGGTCAAAGGCAAAATCAACGCGGAGGTGAGGCAGAGTATGCGAGTGCACACTCTAAATTACCTCTCCAGACCGGAGGTAATCCGAATAATGGAGCCATTACTAATGGTTTATCCACAGAAGGTAATAAACTTGTAATTTCCCCTGAAACGATGGCGCAGGCAAAAACCATCGCTGAGGGATTGTTGCAAAATTTAGGAAATAGCCAAAAGGGTGGTGGTGAGGTTTCTGCTTATGAAGCAGAGAAGGGATTACACGGAAGTGCGCTTTCTGGCGGCGCAAGATCTCGTAGCCGCGCTTCTCGTCGTGGTGGAAGCAAGAGTTCGCGAAGGCAGCGTGGCGGTATGATGCCTGGTGTTATGACGGCAGTTGAAACCGCTTTAGTTCCTTTAGGATTGTATCTTGGCCAAAAGGCACTTCAGTCTCGAAGCGGCAAAGGTAAGGCGTCATACAAATCATTTAGCAATAGATTTTCTCGCCGTAGCAATCGTGGCCGCAAGTAAATATTTTATTAAGAAGAGAATATAAACATATTTTACATATTTATATTATCAATAGTCATATTAACAACATCATACGCAAGAACCATAATAATCATGAGCGCAACTGGTAACAATAATAAGCCCGCGCCTGTAGAATCTGTATCGCATACTACTCCTCCTACACTCGAAAAGAAAATACAAAAATGGGTTGAATTAGACGACGAAATTAAAGTGGCAAATGAAGAAATAAAGGATATTCGCACAGAACGATCAATCATCAACGAGGAGATTGTTGAAATCATTCAAGAGCGAAACCTATTAAAGGCGACAGTTAATATTAGTGACGGTAAATTACGGTTTGTGACTACAAAACAAACTGCACCACTAACACTAACATACATCGAAAAATGCCTTAAGGAAATCATCACAAATGAAACTCAGGTTGAAACGATTATGTCGTATATTAAGAATAAACGTGAAACAAAAACAACGACAGAAATAAAACGTGTCTATAATGAAAAACCGTCTCAAAAAGGAGGAATCCCAAGTGCTACCGTAGAAAATAGCGATTCCGATAGTTAAAATACATTCATGCATGTAAAATCTACAAAATGATAATATATGGTTATTTCAAGTAGTTCAATTATAATTATTTGTAATCTATTAGAAATGAGTCGTTTGCAATATTTTAATCCCGAACATGATTTAGTATTTCATAAAAATAAAGAAGGCCAGCTGATGAGTGGTGGTTATCAAATCAGTAATTTATTATTTGAGAACAAAGTTCCATTATTTGCAAAGGTCGGCGGAAGTAGTAGTGATCATCACAATAATGACAATAATATCACAGCAAAGTTCATTCCTGAAAAATTTAGCGATTTATTTCGGGATTTAGCTGTACCAGCGGGACTTTTTATGATGCCTCCATTATATTCTACACGAAAATACGCATACGAACCACGTGATGATGAACCTAAGAATAGTAATGAAAATGACGCCGATTCAAACTCTCACGACAAGAGTGATGACGAGAGTGATGACGAGAGTGACCACGAGAGTGACCACGACACTTTACATGAACACCCCACAAAATTTGCACCAACAGATATTTTCGATAAATTACTCGCACTTGTAACTCCTAGTGAACGAATCAAACATGACCATAAAACTAGAGGTCGACACCCAAAAATATCTAATAAAAATAAGGCTAAAACGCGAAGACATCGCAACAACAAGAATTTTTAAATTGCCTCAACAATTCCACAATTACTTACTCGTCGATAAGCATCAACGCCATAGCTGCATAATTATGCAGATCCAATAATGTGTCACGTATTTTTTCATCATTTACCAGATTAACACCATTTTTAGTGATAGAAACCGACCTTTGTAATTTATCTTCTATTCGCATCAAGACCCCGATCACCCCATATTTCGCAAATGCATCACCATAATCTGCATTCTTTCTAGTGAATAATTCTATTCCTTCCTCTTGGATTTTCTTCATTTGTTCGACTCGCGGATTTGCCATGTGATTATTATCGATAATAAAATATCAGTTAATTTACTAATATTGTATTTATTGTATTTATATTCATTTATACAATAGATACATCAATTTTACTAAAAATAGTTTTACAATAAACTCCATGCACTTTTATTGAACGGTGCGACTACAATATTATTTATTTTACCACGCATCTCATTTATACGCGCATCATGTAACGGGTCGATCATTTTTCCAGCCTCGTAATTTTGAATATTCGCCATTAATTTGGAAGACGATTCATTCATATCTGGTCGTTCACCGTAACAATTGACTCCGGCCTTCATACTTGCATTATCCATAAACCCGCCGTTTATACCTGGACGACCACAACTATTCTTTTTCTCGGGATTTTGTTGAAGTGAATCCCACGTAGACTTTTGTGTAGGATACAATATCATTTGATTATCTGACCAACCATACGAACACCATTCGGCGCCAGATTTATGCGCGTCCTCCATTTGATCAATATTTGCTAAGTTCGCGCCGTACGCCTGGCAAAGCGCCTTTGCATTATCATAGTCATAGACACTCGCCGGAATGTGAAAAACCTGTTTTCTCATTTTTGATCCAGGAGCACTTCCTAAATCACCGCTAGCTGTAGGTTCACCCGGAACATCGTTTGTTAATGTAATTTGTGGAGTTGATGAAAGCAAATTCGAAACTTCTGTCGTAATACTCGTATTAAAGAAATATTGAAAACCATTCATTATTACAATAACGATAAATATCGCCCACAACATGATCTCGATAATAGATGCGTTTCCGGTAACTGGATTTGCACTATCCCCACCACTATCACCTCCTAATCCGCCTCCTAAAGCTGCGACAATAAAATAGGACATCGCAATCACTACAATTATTATAATCACAACACGAGGACTTAATAAATTAACCTTTTCGTCCACCCAATCAAAAATTCCGCCTATTTCATTAAAACTAATCTTAGGAGTAGCTGTCTCCATATTATTCTGTACATTATTCGATCCGGACATATTCTTTCGAGTATTTAAAACTACTTAATTATTTATTATATATAGTTTCGATATTATTGTTTTCTAATATCGAAACTACCCAACGGAACAAAATATTACTACTAGTTAAACCCGTTTACGATAAAATAAACAATATGGCATATTACTTGTTATTTTATCTCCATTCATAGCAACCGGTTTTACATTCTCGTCGTTAAAATTAAACCATAAATTATCTGCGGTTCGAATCGTTGCAGTATAATGCCCACCCCCACTACTATTACCATGATGATTACACACAGCATATAGATCATATACATAGCTTTCTTTCTTATAACCATTTACAAATTCACTCATTACCAAATTATCTAATGGAAGCTCTACCGGAATCGAAACCTTGATCGGACCCGTTTCCGTGTACTGAACACGTTTTAAATCTATAATCATTATATTCGGCAAACTCCAATACGAAATACGCTTCTGCACCGATTGATACTGGCCAGTTTTGTCATTAAACCATGCATTAGCCCCCTCCATTTTTTCACCATGACAATAATACTTGAAACAATCATATAATGATGGTATCCGTGTTTTGCCGGTCGTTTTATCATGCACAAGTGGAATCGGCATACTTATAATTGAAAATGGTTCAGATGATAAACTTAATACGTCATTTGATGTAAAATCGTCTGGCGAATCTATATTTGTTATCACCGACATCTGAATCCCATAAAATATATTCAACATCTCTGAATAATTCTTTGTAAACATATTTTTCATCATTTCATAACACTTCTTACCTATGATATCCTTATCATTATTTATATTACCAGTAATAGTCATATTTACTTCTCTCGATAATGCTGTATGAAACGAGTCCAACATAAACATCAAGAACTCTTGTACATCATTTTGGGAATTTTGCGTGAAAAGCTCCTGGTTTTTTAGTCTTGCAATCTGTTTCATCGAACTCATAAACCCCCCAGGTGATACTACGCAATTTTCACTCCACATTAACGTTCTCAATTTGTCCCACTCATTCAACAATACCGAATCCGGTTTTTTAGTTAATTTCTTTTTGTACGTTCCATCTTGCAGAAATCGGTTCAACTCATACGTATGTGAAAGTGCCTGAAGACACGAATTCACGAAACACGTATTTCCTAAATTCATTAATCCGGTTTGTCCCATGCCGACAAATTCGTTAAAACGAGACAACTGTAATTCTTGTTGCACCGGTTTATAGTTATGACCTTGTGATTCCGAAGAAGACATTATTATAAAAAATCCAATACTACTACTTAATTCACGTTTTATATTTAACTTGTTTATTGGATAAAATTGAAATTACATTTTTATGCAATACTATATGCATCGACTGTTGCGAACTGAATTTATAATATGGTGTTAATGGGAGAAGTTATTGTAATGAGTGGTGCATTCATTACGATATTCGCATTATTGATATGTTGTATTAATATTGCAGATGATACTAGTAACAGTAAGTACAGCCGCGCCCGCGCCCGCGCCCGTCGCGAACGACAACTTCGCGACCGTCGTCGCTCTCTAAATTGATGAATACACTTACTCTATCTATAAATATTTGCTTCTGTATGGATTATACTTTTTTTAATCCATTTTACAATTACCTTTAGATTTTTTAAACAAGATGCAATAAAATTCTGTCTCAAAAAGCAATATAAAACATATGTGTATATATCTATTAATTATATACTTATATCGATAAAATGAGTAATCCTACCGATAATATTAATGATTTTAATAATGTACCACCAGAACAAGATAGTCATCAAAATAGTGTAAACAGCGAAAATGCTCAACCCAATCCATCAAGAAGAGAAGAAACTAGAGCTAGTCGAAGAAGAAGTGAGCGTTATTATTCGCAATTTCATATTAACCAATTTTATGATGCAGCCGAAGATGAACAATATTATACTGAAGAATATGTATCATTTATACAAACATACGGTCAATTTGTTGCAAATAGTAATGCGATGTTCTCACGGATCGAGCAAGGCCTACGAAGTAACATAACCCGTAGTATAACGAGAGAATATTTTTACTACAACCGTTATAATATTTTGCGAGGTCACAATTCAAATGATCTACCATCGCCTGAATTACCCATGCACACTCCACCTACACCTCTACCTACACAAGAGCGTCCATCTATTCCGGAAGCACCTCGTGCTCCACCGGCTCCGCCCGCGCAAGAACTACCATCTATAACTAGAAGTATTACTACAGCATTACTTGATATTATGAATCGAGCAACCAATACACGCGCTTCTAATGAAGATGAAAACAATAACAATATTTTGTTAAATAGACGAAACAACGCCAACAACAACGCCAACAACAACGCCAACAACAACGCCAACAACAACGCCAACAACAACGCCCCACGAACAAGACAAAATCTAAATAGGGATCATTCGAATCCAAGACAGCCATACGCCTTTTTTTTTGATTTAACGGCCGGTCTTGATGGAAATACTGTTGTAAATAATTTGTTTAATGACCGCGAAACAAATGTACCTACTCGTGAACAAATTAGAAACGGTTCAGTAAATACTATTTTTTCACGGATATCACCGCCACAAAGAAATACGGTTTGCGCGATTTCACACGAAGAGTTTACAGATACAAGCGAAGTAACACAAATTCGCGGTTGCTCACATATTTTTAAACCGTCTAGTTTAGCACGATGGTTTCAAACCAGTTCTACGTGCCCTATGTGCAGATATGATATTCGAGATTATCGCGAAGTTACTCCACCATCTAATTCTTCACCGCGCGCGTCTGCAAATCCAACAAATATTCCAAATCGTCGTCCAGATTTAGCAACCATAACATCAATACTTACTAATAATAATAATATTAATGATATTTACAATAGAATTATCGATAATTCGAGCAATTTTACTAATGCGGTAATCGAAAATATAAATGATGATGAAATTACATTTTCATATGATTTGCCATCGATGCCTCGCGCTCGCTTCAACCGAATGAGTGAAAATAACGAGAACGACAATAACTATAACGAGAACGACAATAACGAGAACGACAATAACGAGAACGACAATAACGAGAACGACAATAACTATAACGATCTTGATTATAACGATATTGAGGAAGTTGATTGAATATAATAAAATATATTATTATTGTATAAACTTGATATGGATAATATTTCAGAAGATAGTAAACACAAAAGTGTTAAAAGTAAAAGTAGCACGCGAGCCTCGAAAGGTTCGCGGCGCAGCACTCGTTCAAATAAAAGTGCAAAAGGTCCCAAATCAATCAACCTGTTAGACTTTATGCCGTTACATTCGAAACTAGCAATAGATATTACACTTCTTGCACTTAGTTTAGAAAAACACGCGATTAATAATCCCAAAGATGATATTTATAATAAAATCAAAGACAATAAAACATTTAAAATGTTTTTTAAGGCACTTGATCACAGTTTTAATGGAATTAATCAAAAGCTTTTTTCATATCTATTTATTTCTATTATTTTATGCACTTCTAAAAATATGGATTTTTCGTTTAAAGAATTTGGGTTTGTTCAATATGATAGTGATTTACAAAAATATGCAAAGGAGTTTTCATCGTACGTTTTAGAAGAACTATCGTTCGGCGTTGTTGAAACTCCGATAGATAAACAAGATAATGGTGTATCATCAAGAAGGTCCTCCACTAAAAAACACAAACCAGGTAAATTAAATAGTACAGTCAATAAACGCAAGAATGTTTTCGGGGGGAAAAGCGCATCGAGGGTTCGGTCAGTAAAATATAGACAAACCGGTGGTTGGATCGATTTATTACTTACTTTGTTAGTCACAATATTTGCTCGTTTCGGGCCAACCCGTAGTCGTCGTTTTCTTCGCGTGACATTACCTATTATGTTTATGTACTTTATATATTCAGCTTTTAGTGTATGGAATAACTACCGTCACATATTTAGTCCAAATGGATTGTTTGGTGCTGATGAAGCCGCAACAAGTTATTCAGGTTTAATGGGTACTACTTCTGCCGCATTAGTTAATTCGATGTCTCCACAAGATCAACAGCTTGTAAGAACTCATCTAGGTGGAATCGGTAATAGAATTAATGCGCTTCCTCTCGAAGTTGAAAGATTCATGGGTAATCGTCAATTTGAACCATCTATTGGTCAAATACTTGGTATAGTTGTTGGTTTTTTCGGGTTGCGTGAAGGAGCAATCGATCAGATCGCTCCGGTTATTAATAGAGCTTTGACTGAATTCATGACTTCAGAATATTATACTGTTACTGTTCGTCATATTCAACAGTTTGCGTCAGAGATCGCGCAAAGATCGACCGCCTCTATTGCGCGAACACGAACCGCTCCTCAATCTACAGGAGTTATGGCAGTTTTTAGAAGAATATCTGGAATGTTCGGTTTTGATATTGCTGGCGTTGATGATCAATTAGGCGATGTTTTGTATAATACTGTTAATGCACAACAAATTTCTAGTGATGTTCTCCAAACTATTCTGCGTAATTCTCGAATTGCAATCACTCGACTTACAGAGGATTTTACTGGAGTCATCGAGATGGAAACAACGCGTTTTAGAACTAGATTAGACCGACACGGGTTCGGCCTTCGTCATGCTTTAGTCGGTACAGTTATATCAGGTTATTGGTTATATTTATATTTACAATATTGTAGAGAAGTTCGGCGTAGGAGGAAAGAACATGGAACTGTCGGTACAATATTTAAAAAACACAATAGTCGTAAGGACGATGACGACGGCAGCGGAAATGGACATAAAAGACTTGGAAACGGTGGCGATGGTGATGGAAGCGGCGATTGTGGCGGCGGGGCTTGTGCTCCATTTCGGCAATTGACTATGTAAATGGATCCATAGCATGTTTAAAATAAAATAAAATAACATTTAAATATATAACCTATTTTGTTATTTTATATATTTAATGAAAATACGTAATCGTTCTTCTAGAACAAATATGTTTAAATTAAGCCACAAACGTGGTGGAGGCGGAGGTAGTTCTCCTTCAAGAAGCAAGTCAAAAAGCAGCAGCAGCAGCAGGAGCAAGAGCAAGAAACCTCATTCACCCACTAACAATCATTCACATGCAAATTCTAAAGAAAACCCAATTCCGTTTAAAAAGTTTTATCCTGTGGATTCCGCGTTATCATTAGATGTTATGACACTCGCGACTTATCTTCAAGTTTCAAGCCATAAAAATCCGAAAGTTAAATTTTATGATCTTGTGAAGGATACTAAAACATTTAACGCATTTTATACCTTATTTAATAAATTAACAGGCGGTTTAAACAAAAAACTGTTTTCATATTTGTTTTTTGCGGTGGTACTTCATTGTTCAAATAATAAGGATTATTCTTTAAAAGAATACGATATGATGTTTCCAGAATTGGGATTTAGCGAGAATGAAAAAGACATAAGTACGCTGCTTCATGGTATGTCGAATCAGGTTCTTAAAGAAGTATCAGAATCACATTCTCATAAAAAAACATCATCGTCACCGTCTAGATCTTCTTCGTCTAAAACTTCTAGAGTTTCACACTCTCGGAGAGTAGTTAAAACTGGTGGTAACCGCTTAAAAAACCACACTATGAAATATAACCAAACCGGTGGATTTTGGTACATTATAATAGCATTTCTTATGAATGCAGGAATCGCGTTAGGTCTTCCGATGAATATTGGTGGTCGCGGTCTTCGCATAATTATTTTAATATGTGTTGTATTATGGGCACTTTTAGGAATTTGGAACAACGTACAACGAATATTAAACCCAGATGAATTATTTAATCGGGCAGTACACGACGAATTACTTCCACGGTTAGCTGATGGATTTAGTGCTGCATTTACTACTGCACGTTCTCTTGTTCCTCGAGAAGCTCATCATACCTTTAATACTGATCCAGCAATAGGAACATTCAATACTACTGTAGCGCAGCTTTCGGATAATTTTAGATCGTTTACTCGTGCCGAGAACCCAAATGTCGGTTTGTCTTTTCCAGAATTAGTTCGTGTGATGGCCGGTGACTACGAAATCATTCCCCGACAACAATCCAGACTCGCTCAATTTTTTACAGGGTTCACACAAACTCGCGAATATTTGGCCATACAAGGACATATAACTAATGCATTTGAGAATGTTAGAGCATCGTTTTCTGCTATCGTGGCGAACACACCACTACGCGAAGTACCTGAACCCGCAGGAAGAGAACCATATATTGCTTGGTTATTAACAAGATTTAGAAATTTAGGCATTAACCTTGCAAATGGTCAAACCGTCGCAGACGATTATGCATATAATTATGAAAATTCTCGAAGAATCGCGGAGTTTGTAGCTTCCAGATCAGGTCAAGCATTACAAGAAGCGTTTCGTCGTATGAATTATGATCTTCATGAATTTATTACGGAATCCACCGCTAGATTTGGTGTCGTCGTCGAGCGACAAATATTCGGAATTCGCCAAGCATTCTTTAATCTTATCTTTGCAGCGATGGGCATTTGGGCTCTCCTATAATCTAGTACGATTATCTACGATAAAAAATAATATTCGGATACACTTACTCTACTCGAATATTATTCCATTATTTCCGTTTGAACCAATCCGTTATTGCCTTATTTCCTTTATTTAAATTTTCTGCCTTTACCAGAAATTCATCAAACAATAACGCCTTTACTTCTTTGTATCTCAAATCTGTTATCTTCTTTTCCTTTTTTATCGGATCTTCTATATTATTCGTCATCGTCTCCAGCATATCAGTAAATCGCGATCCTTTATATTTCTTCTGAAATGCCGGCAACTGTTCCAACACCAATCCAAACAATTGCTGCACCGGCTTCATGATTTGATTTGTAATATAGAACGAGTAATCCAATTGTAATTTATGTTTTTGTATATATTCCGGGTGTTCTATCTTATCTCCTTGAAGTGCTCCCTTCGCACTATTATGTATGTACGCATATGGCATACGATCTCCTGTATTCGGCTTATTTCCAGGATCTCTTACACCCATTCTATCCGCCAATACCTTATGCGCAATTTGCGCGGGATTCTTATAATCTGAACGCAACGATTTCGTAATTATCAACTTTTCAATCGGACATTTCTGGTCTATCATAAACTGCAACTTATCCCGCAAAAACTGAATCGCTCTATCTATATTCTGCTCCTTCATTAGAATATCGATAATCCCACCATAGATCTCTTTCACGATCGGAGCGTTGTCTCTGCGTTTCAACACAATACCCATACTCTTCAATTTTCCCTTATTCGGATTCTGTTCATAATACACTCCAACATACCCCTTCTTCCTTAGTAATGCAAATGGGCAAATCGTTTTTTCGTAAACCCACCCATGCGGACCTTTTAAGAATCTCGACGCATAATCGCCCACCTGTTTCGCCAACTCAATCGTTATCTCGATCGCGTCCTTTCCTCGAATCGGAACTCCTTCCGGTGTCTCCAAGTTAAATGTAAAGAATACACTATCCGTATCACCGTAAATATATTCTGCGCGGGAATGCACCAAAGGATACGTCGCGTGACTTGTCGTAAGCATGACATCTCCGTACGCTTCTTCCACTACACGACGAGCATAAGTCAAGAGTTTACGCCCGGTTGCCGTTGTTGATGCCGCTACGTCCACCTCGTAAAACGTACTCGTTTTTGCACCACACTGACCATATAATGAATTCGCCGTTACCTTATAACCTAACTGTCGTTTATCTAGAATATTTGACATAAATGCGTCTGTTTGCTTTTCTGCTAGCTTTCTTGTCGTCTTTCTCGCAAGGAGTAACTCTTCCAAAATGGACGGCATAATCCCCTTCTCCCCATTCGGAAATTGCGCAAAACGACAAACCTTTGTTCCGCATTTCACTTTTACTGCCGCCGCGGCCATCTTCGTCTCTGACTTCGGTCTTGTCCATTTATACATATCATATGTAATGTCCACGTATTTATATCCAGGAAGATTATCATACGCTGATTCACCTGTCTCGCGCATCAGCTCGCCATTCAAATCATATTCCTTCGTCCATACTTTACTATCATGAGACAAATTCTCGCTGATCATCGACGAAGGATATAGCGACGAATAATCATTACATGCAACCGGATTATCCAAGTACAATCCACATTTCGGCGGAAGAACAATCGCGCCTTCATATCCGGATTCACTTGTATCTTTATCGATCACCGGCATCAACGTATCCTTTTCACGACATTTCATCGCGACATAACTTGTCAACTTTATTCCTTGACCGCGCATCACCAGAAAACTAATCGGAACGCTGCAAATCTTCGCCATCTCGACATAGCCGGTTATAATATCGATTTTGTTCATAAGATGATGCACCAGGTTACAATCCTGAATACAGTATTTCGCAATAACCGATCTCTCCTTCGGACCCTCCTTCGTCATTCGGAAAATATCTTGCGGTGATACATCGTCTTTCGCAAGACCCCATCTTACCATCATTTTCATATCAGGTGATGCATATCCGTCTACTTCAAATGACCCAGACTCTACACTAACTACCTTGAATTTTTGACCTTCTTTGTATAAATCCGTGGAATGATTGGTTTGCTCGAACTTAACAAAATTACCCGCACACAACCCAACCAAGTTATTCGAATATACACGCGTCGTTTTAGTCGCTTCCATGTATTCTACGCTTTTTACTCCGTCTCCGATGAAATAACTCGACACATCGTCTAATTTATATGACGATAAATTGAAATCACGACGCAAATAATTAAATACATCGATCTGTAATCTTCCAGTCATTTTAATAAAATGCAGATCGTATTGACCACTTGCTAGCGCGATTTTTGTCTGTTCAATCGCGACATTATCCGATGTTATTACGGTTGCTCGAAATCCACCTCCGCCTCCACCGCCACCACCGGATGATGTACCACAAAACTCGTCATTATTTCTCGACAACTTCAGAAACTCCGTATAACATTGTGTTTCTACCGAACGACGAAACATAAATTGGTAATCAAAACCAAATATGTTATATCCAATTATAATGTCCGGATTTTCTCTCTGAATCAAACGCGTCCATGCAAGTAACACCTCCGCTTCTGTATCATAACTCTCAAGCTGAGAATTTGGAACTTCTTTCTCGATACTATCACATGTATCTAGCGCTATACAGTGATTCAAATATGGTCGATTTCCATCTTGGCCATATTTTACAAACGTCGATCCAATAAACGTAACTTTATCTCCTTCCACCCTCGGAAATATACTTCCTAATGTATCGCTTAGTAATGTTATCTTGGTTTCTCGCGTCTGCAATTTACTATTCAATAAATCAACCACCTTTATCGACAAATCGGGTGTACCATCGCCTCCTGCACCACCTCCGCCCACACGATTCTTTGGGGTTGTTTTCTTCATTTTTCTATTTCCGCCACCGCCGCCGACACCGCCGGTTTCACACAACCCATAATCATTCTCCATAATATCATTCATATGCTCACCACCAACACCACGGTCATCATTATCATCACCATCTCCGCCATTTTGCTCGTCTTCTTTCGTATTTTCTTTCATCATTTCAAACATTCGTTCGATTGTATTTTCGTGCTGGATTATTTCATGCTTAATCAAATGCCGCAACTCTTTACCCATGACGATTTTACACAATCTCACCATATCTGCTTCTTTTGGCCTCCTCTTCGGATAAACAACCTCGATATTCGGATAATTTGGCAATCCTTTATATGAATATTGGAATGCCGTATATATCATGTGTGTTAGTACTTCATCGGTGACTTCTTGTGACTGCGGCTGCGGCTGTATTTGCTGTATTCCCGCCGAAATATCATGCACCGATTGTTGCGAATACTGCAATTTAATCACGGCGTCCACTATATTTGTCGCCAACTTCTTATACGTTTTCACCGGTATCGGAAAATCTCCATGACTACTACTCGCTTCAATATCAAAACTACATATTTTATACGGCACGGTCGTCTCTTTATCATTCAAAGGTACTATATCTTCGTATGATATACGATACTCGTAGTTACAGGACGTTGACGGTGCGTCTATTAACCTCGTTTTTTTCAAAGAAAACTCGATCCAACCCGATGGACTTATTTTCTGTATGTGAAAGAAACGTAATACCGGCGGTATATTCGCTTCGTATATTTCTGTGTTCGTGTTTGCAAATTCATATCCATTCGGTTTTAGTCGGCGCGTTTTTCCATCACGCGCCGTATATGTATCTTCATACCATAAATTCTTCACACGATTCATTACTACCGTATTCTTAAACACTAACATCACGAATTTGTGGTTTTTACCACCATCAAAACCATATAACTTCTTTTTTTCGACAATCTCACAATTTTCATGAAGAATACTCGATTCATGATATTTACCGATCTTCTTTCGAATATCTCGAATGAATGATGCCTTAGTCACATTTGTCCAATTTTCGGACACTTTCACATAGAAGAACGGGTGGTAATCATCTACAAATATTGAACAGGTCTCACCTTTTTCATTTATTCCAAACATTTGAATCCGAAATTCCTTGTTATCCTTTCGTTCCACGCCCTTATTATAGTTCGTTTTACTGCCACCAGCTCTATCTGATTTCCCTGATCCAGATCCAGCAGATGCAACCGATGAATCGTCGCCACTTCCACTTCGATTGTCACTCGCGATATCTTCGTCGCAGACATGAAAATCTATTAAGCGAAACGACTCTTTTAATGAGTCTACCACTTCAATCAGCTTTTCATGAATCACCGGTTCTTCTTCTTTCTTCTTTACTATTTTGAATTTTCTCTGCATATTTCCATTTCGATTATTTTCAGGCAAACGACGAGGTTCTCTAGATAACGACGACATGTTATTCAATTCTCTTCTGTTTGTATCTTACTGTTTCCTTGACAGAACTATATGTTATTTACTTGTTTCTTTATGTTTAGTTTCAATTTTCAAATTTAATACTAATTTATTTTATGAAATCTATCCGTATGCTATATTTCATAAAATCTACGTTATTAAAATAAATACTCCTTTTCAACCTTTCGGATCTCTTCAAGCGCAACTTTATCATCTTCCATCATTTTCTTTAATTTTGGATCCGCTTCCACTAATTCTGGTTTTACAAGTATAGTTATATATCCGATTATTGAAAGCGCTAAATATACCACAATCAACCACGAAACCCATCGATAAGAAAAACACGTTTTATTTGCAATCCAGACAAACAACAACGAAAATAATACACTTAATGTTAATACTATTACAGTAGTTCCAGCCACATATATGTCTAGAATGTTAACCAATACTACACATATTAAAACAACCGTTGCCAACGGACAAATTGTAACATGTAAATTCATATGATCGAATTATACAATAAACAAATAAAAATATTTTAGATTATTGTATTGAATGTATTGTTCGAACGATACTATCTTAAATATGCCGGTATATTATTCAAATTCGCCGGAGTTTTTGTTCTATTTGTAACACTTCTTACTTTGTTATTATGCTTACGTAACTCCTTATGCATTTGCCGCAACGTATCTCTATGATAATGTTTGAATCTAGGCCTTGCATTTTTTATTATTTTTTTTATCGTCGACGATCGCCTCGTCGTTTTTGATGCCGTTCTTGATGCTGTTTTCGATGATCTTGTCTTCAGTTTACTTTCGTCATTCGAGCTTGAACTTTTTTTATGTATTGGAAAATTATTATTGCTTATCACCCAATTCAACATTTCAGGGTATTCGCGTTTTTCATTATATTCATATCCCCGCTTTCCTTTTGATACAAACATAATCACCGGAACCGCGTTAATGTCTTTAGGTATATTTTTTAAATTATTCATAATTTCGTCATTATTATCCATACTTTGAACCTGTATATTTACAATCGTTAATGTGGCATTAGGATTTTTACACTCATAATTATGTGTTAATTCTTTTGTTAATTTTTCCCAGTCTTCTTTCATCGTTTGACAGTGTCCGCACCAATCCGCATAAAATTTAACTAATAAACCATCTGTATTCGACCCTTCTTTCGCCTTTTGTGTAAGAATATTTAACGCATTAACATCTTCTACTGTTTTTACTTCTATATTTTTTATCATCGTATATATTATATTATTAGTTAATAATTAATCATTCTACAATTCATAATGTCTGATTTTTTAAAAAGGTTTTTTCCAAAGGACGGAGTGATGAGTGATTTGAAAAATATAATTATACCTGTTTCCAAATATAGCAATATAATCCGCATGTTATTAGTTATAGTATTATTTTTTATCGGCGCGTATATTACGTCGATCACACCATCTTCCGTTAAATTGCCTGAAGGATATGTAAATGCCGAATCCATGACTCGTGGGCGTGCAAACAAAGAAGGTTTCGAAAACGAAACCACTAACGGCGGAGATAATGCTGATACTAGCCCCGCTATGGGTATGGATATGCTTAATGGTCAACGATGCCCGAATATTCTCGTGCAACACGGCACCGAAATCTTTCTGTATAACTCGAAAGTCGCTAAAGTTCCGGGTGTAAATCCGATCCGTTTTAAAAGTTTAGAAGATTATGGCGAGTTTATGGACTGGCTTCATGGACGCGGTATTCGCTGCCCTATTCTATTCCTTCAATATTCATATGACGCACAAGGTAACCCCGTTTATAAAATTCGACCTTCTCCCCTTGATTTACAAGGCGGTCTTTCACCGAATGTCCCTTATTCACCTGCTCCAGCTTCACTCGTTCAAATGATGGACGCATCTCGCGATAATCCTCCATTTAACAACGAAATGTATGCCGGGTTTGATCCTCTTAATTTCAACATGGGCGACCATACCCCGCTAGATGCCGCATTTCGCGAAAAAGAACTCACTATGAAATATAGCGATAACCCTATGGACGCAAATTGGGGGGGCACTCGTTACTCTGAATCTGTTGTTAATTCTGGTGTTTATGCCGATCGAACACGCCCAGACGGTAAGTCGAATACTTCCGCGCTTTTACCTATGAATATGTCTTCTGCGCCAAATATTCGCTATTCTTCTTCGCGTTACGCCAGCGATGCAGTTTCTACAGGACAAGGAAATGAAAAAAAATGGGGACAGCCTGAACCTATATTGCCTGCATCGCGTTAATATTATATCATTATTCTTTTATGCTATACCGAATTATAGCATAAAAATAGTTTGTTATATTGTTGTATCAATAGAGACAACCCTTAGGTCGAATGACCGACGAAGAAATAGAATGTTTTCGGATTACACCAAACGATACCAATAAAACATATGAATACGTTTATTCTACTCGAAAAGTTTTTGAATATATTCCTTTGTTACGCCGTAAGGATTGGCATCATTATACCACAAACGCATATCAATATGCTGGAAAATGGTTGCGTAGTTGTTCAACCGGCTTTGGAGATGGAGCTGATTACTGGGAAGTATTTTTACTTTACGATGGAACTGAAAATATTGTTTATTGGGATTATAATGCAACGTTGTGTTTTCGCGAATGTCGTTATTCGGTATAAAATGTTATTGTTTCGCATCGCCTGGAATCGTATGTACAGGCGGATTACTTTGTGTCTATATATCTACTACACTCTTCTAATGTGAGTTTAAACTTATTCATGGTATTAAGCTCGTTCATGTGTCGAATAATGTCTTCCATGTTTCCTTCACCATGAACCTCTTTTGATACATTTTTCAGAGAATTTACAATCTTCGCATTCACCCACTCGTCCATATTATCGATGATCTGGCTATAATGATTATAATGCTCGTCCATATTTAATGATTTTTGCGTCTTATCAGCCATTTCTTGCTGCCGTTTTGCAATCGTTATTATATCTCCTTCATTCTCGTCGTCAAGAGGACCGCCGCTACCGCCGGTTTTATTCTTGTCCCCCCGCCCAGTCAAACCTTCAATCATGCCTATTTGCGTTTTAAAAATATACTGAATCGCGAAAAATAAAAGTATCAATATTATTCCTAAAACAAGGTATTTTACCATTACATCTGTTGAATGATCCTTTGCAGAAGGAACTAATGACTCCATTATACTTATATATTGTTGTATACTTATTAATTATATTTACTTTACTACTGTGAAATATAATTAGATATTTTATTTACATTATTTGCGTATTGTTTTACTTCAGTTTTCTTTGTTTTTTACGAAGAGTCCTGTTTTTTTGTGGTTTTAATTTCATCGATCGCATCTTTCTTTTTAGTTTTTCTTTATCAAAGAATATTGATCGCTTTTTTGATATTTTGTATAACGATTTTGAAATTTTCATATTTCGTATCTTACTAGGAACACCGTAAATAAAATTATTTCCAATATTAGAACCACCTCTTCTTGCTGCGGCTCTTGCGTCTCTTGCGGTATTTGCTCGTGTTCTTGCTTCATCACGTCTTGCTGGTGCTGCTGCTGCTGCTGCTGCTGCTGCTGCTGCTGCCGCTGCTATTGTTTTTGCTCTTGTTCTTGCTGCAACAGGTTCTGCTGCTGCTGCTGTTGCTGCTGCTGCTGTTGCTGTTGCTGTTGCTGCTGCTGCTGCTGCTGTTGCTGTTACGTCTGCTGCTGCTGCTGCTGCTGCTGTTGCTGCTGCTGCTGCTCCTGCTGTTCCTGCTGCTGCTGCTGCTGCTCTTTCGTCTATTTCGTCTGCGTTGATTTCCAGATTATTTTGCGTGAGACCAGGTACTGGATTATTAGCAAAATGAGTAACATTCTCATCTGTATCTGCAACTTCAGTTATTTTTAAACAATCATGGCGGTTATTAGCGTCAAAAAATATAGTAGAATCGTATTCTATAATGTAAATAGCTTTAATTTTATTTTTATTATTTTGAGTATTATCACTAAAATATACGTTATTTACTTCATAAAATATATAATAAAATCTATTAGCAATAGTTCTCTTACTAATGAACAAGTCACCAGTATATTTAAATAGAGAAAAAAGTACGTGGATTAATCCTTTCATTAAACATGTTTTAACAACATTTAACAAATTACGTATTTGATCTATATTCGGGTATGTGTGTAATCTATCAATTATATCTATTATATCAAAATTTATTATTTTATAAATTCTAGTTATATAATCATTCAATATATTCCAAACATCTATATAAAGTGACGTTTCTAATTCAGAACGAATATCTTTGTTTAGGATTTCATTTATTTTATTGAAAATACCATCTAGTTCGCCAAATGGTGATGATTCAAAATTATCTGGAAATATAGATTCGATTGTTAGATTTGGTTTGTAAAACAAATTTACATAATTAGTAGTTGTAGCGATATCATCACGAAACTTTTGTTCGGACGTAGTAACCAAACTGTTAAATGATCCTGGCCCAGCCGGATTTTGTAAACCTTGACGTACTACTTGTTCGTTTAATAATGCATAATATTCTGCCGCATCTTTATATATTTTATACTCAAGACTTGATTCTAATAATTCGTCCAAAGTACCTATTAACATTATTTTATAACATCTATAAATATCCTCCTTATCTAATTCAATAGAATTATCAAAAAACTTGAATTTTGTATCTTTTCCGAAGAATTGACATATTGTATCCCTCATACTCGACCACAAACCACCTCCCACCATATTTGAATAACTACTGTTTCCACCTCCGGTCTTAGGTTTATTTTGTAACTTAAATATTCTTTCATAAAGACATAATCTTAACACTAACGGATTAAACATTTTCAATTTTAACTCATTATCTGGAAGTTTTGATGCAGGGTTAATTTTCACTATTTTATTATTTAAATTAGTAACGCATGTTTGCACACATTTTACGGTTTTGTTGAATATTATCTTTTTAGCTTGTTCGATATCACCACTAAGTAATGATAAATGTGTTTGCATATTTCTATAACCTTTCATACCATTAACTCTGACGTCAAAACACATAACTAATCTTGCAAATTCTCTTATTGCTGTTGTATTTACATAAAATTCTTTAGATGCTGGATTCCAGCCGACGAAAATAGTCGGTTCCCCTTTTTCAGATGCCGGTACTATTGATTTATTTACTTGTATATCACTCTTTATAAAGTTACATCTACAGCAAGCCATTTCATAATTTGATTTGTATAACTCTTGAAAATAGTTTAAATCATCTGGGCTCTTCGTCGCTTCACCAATCATAATTCCTGTTATAAGAAACATAGCGCCAAGTTCAATTATATGTTCACATGAAAATATCGCAGGTTCTAATCCATCTGTAGGTTTACCTGCTGCTGCTGGTGCTGCCGCTGTTCGAGCACCTTCAGTTTCACTATATCCACAATATGAACATGAAAATTTTTTCTGATCAAAATTAGGCATCGCAAATTTGCATTGTGGTTCTATTCCAGCATATCCTAAATGTTGTCCTTGTTCGACAAGCCCTCTAATCCACCACGCGTTCGGTAATATGGTTTTAACAGTATTACCAATAGACATTCCTATTTCTCTCCATAACTTGAAACCTTCTACCTTATCAAACAGTTTTCTTCTTACTTCATATGTTTCAGCCGAAATGATACCTTTACTTATTGCGTTATCAATTAATGTATCATTATCTAATATTTTTGTTTCGTCGTTATATATATTTAAATGGTGAAACACACCATTTAGGTTTGTAGTGTTCTTCCCAAAAAGTTTTCTACGTTGTCTTACATAATCAACATTCCAAAATTTACTTTCTCTTTGAGCCATCTGTATCACTTGTGTTTGAAAAGTATATACCTATATATTATCATTATAAATATTTAGTAATAATAATGATACAATATTACTAAATAATACAGACGTTACTTACTTCTGTTTTTTACGAAGAGTCCTGTTTTTTTGCTGTTTCGGTTTTGCAGATTGCGTCTTTGTTTTTGATGATTTTGCAGTCGGTGTTCTTTTTCCCAATAACGATAACCGATTCTTTCTTGTTTTTCTATTCATTTTCGAACGCTTATTCGAACGCTTATTCGAACGCTTATTCGAACGATTATTCAAATTCACTTTTCTTTTTGAACCGCCGGCCGTTATATATCGAGTCTGTCGATATTCATGTAAATTTTCTAATAATTTTGCGTGTTTTTCACTATAAATTTTGTATGTATTTTCATCAGATACAACAAGAGGACCTTGTTGCATCAAAGTCGCAAATTCTGGCAGTAAAACTCCGAAGACTGTATTTGTAATTCCGGACATATGTACCTTATGAGGTACATGCTGGTCAGCGTTAAGGTTTGCTTGAATACTAGGTCTGTTGGTATCAAATATATTACATATATAACGAAAATGTTGTTTAAATATTTCTCCAGTAACATACGCCATCATGGCACTATCAGAATAAACATCCAAGGTAAATGGCATTTCACGTGGCAAAATCTCATGAATAGAATCTAATATAAATGTTTTCCAATGTTTAACAACGACTTTATTGCCGCCTTCTAGTTTATTAATTTTCGTTGTAATAAAAAATCGTCCAGGTGAATCAAAATATATATTACTATTAATTATTCTAAAATAAATATCATAACTAAGTGTTTCAGTATCAATATACTTCATAAATTTATAAACCTCTACATTTTTCAAAGATTCAACGTACATATAGACTTTTCTAAATAACCAGTGTGAACAATAATCAACAGCAGTATCTTCAGGGGCTTTCTCAACATTACCGTTCATAATAGATTCAAAAAATAAATATTCGCCCAACTCGCTAATGGAACGTTTCAAACTCTTTATATGTTTATTGTATAATTCATCTCTAGCAGCCAGATTAGCAGGCAGATCTAATTCATATTTAGCAGCCAGATCTAATTCATATTTAGTAGCCTCCTCATAAGAATAAGCGTAACTATTCAATACCCAAGAACTAACACCATGAGATATAGCTGCTTGATATATAGATTGAGCTTGAGCTTGAGCTTGTGCTTGAGCTTGTGCTTGAGCTGCTTGAGCTGCTTGAGCTGCTTGAATTTGAGCTTGAAGCTGATTGATAAAACGCTCGTAACTACTTAAATCCGCAACACCTTGAGCTTGAGCTTGAGCTTGAGCTTGAGCTTGTGCTTGAGCTGCTTGAGCTTGTGCTTGAGCTGCTTGAGCTTGTGCTTGAGCTGCTTGAGCTGCTTGAGCTTGAGCCGCAGAAAAGGGAGCATAGAAATTGTATAAAGTGTGCTTCTGCAAATCAACAAGTTGTATTGGTTTCTGCAATGAGGTTATAATTGACTGAATAGTTTCAGCATTATATGCTGAAACCCGAGACCCATTAAATGCTCTGTGATATATTTCTTCAACATAAACAATAATCGTCGACTCCACATCGGCAAGGGCAGTCGAACCAGGATTATTCAGATTTACAAAATCTTTTTGTTTCCATTGTTCTAAAAATACTATAAATCGTTCAATAATTGGTTTAAATTGTTTATTAAATAATGATAAGAATGCATTAAATAACGAATCAGCTTTGGTGAATGAATCTTCATGTTCCTCCAATGTAAATAAAGTACAATGTTCTGGTTGTAGACTTGACAACGGTGGGCGGTCTATAAGATATGCTGGAACCGCACCTAAAGACGACATAATTAATACAATATATATGAATATTACATCTAAAATAAAATTTCTACAAACGATATTATGTTATTATCGTAGACTTACTATGTATTCTCTAAAATTAGGAACTCCTAAACTTGTTATATCGCTGTTATCAGGTTGAGGTGCTGGTATTGATACAGAACATATTTTTTTTAGACCCATCGCTAATATTTTACCGTCACCGCGGCGAGTAACAATAATTCCACATTTATACGGTGCAAAAAATGATACAAAATCATCATATGATGTTGCTTCTAGTGGTGGTGATAGTACTTCGATACCTTGCATGATATATATAAGTATGTCTATAATTTTTTGTATGTATGTAAGAAGGGTTTGATAAGAAGAGTACCGTTTAATTCCATCTTCACCTGTACTTCTAACACATATCATACCACTTGCAATACTCGTTTTTAAAAGAAATTCTTGGTTTTTATATTCTTTAATAATATTACGTTTAACACTTTCTATATTATAGAAACGCTTTTGAGCATCAGTTAAAGTTTTAGGCAACCATAATGTAGAATCACATTTTGATAATGATACAATTTTCGTGTCCTCTTCTTTTTCATCTTCTTTATCATCTTCATCGTCACTACCACCATGATTCTGTACACAATAGGAGATATTCATCGCCTTTGCGCGTTTAGCAACAGTTCCGTCTGTTGTAAAAATACAAGTATTTAGAGGTATACTTGATTGCTTAAGTACGTATTCTATTATATGTTGTGCAACTCCTTGTTTTTCATCTCCAGAATATTTCAGTACAAATTTTAGGTATTCAGGATCTAGATTTTTTTTAGAATTACCAACACATGGATCATCACATTGGCTGAACCCAGTAGGTTCACCAGTAGTCGGATCCAAGGGCGAACTGAACGCTATCTTATGACGAAATGATTCGCGTAATTCCTTTGTACCCTTTGACATTCTAACCAGAATTACCATTATTTGGTTAGTTTTAATAGAAGTAATCGAGTCGCCATCTTCAAGAGACAACTGCGCTTGGGCGACGAGTGGTTTGACATATTCTTTTAATGGACTAGTTATACCCACCGATACAAAAGTAAATTTAACTTCGAGTATGTTATTATTTCCAATCGATTTGAAATAATAATGTCCTATAACTAGATCTATACTAGGAGGCGGAAAACGTACAACTGACGGTCCTGAATCGCGTCCTGCTGGATCTATATCTCCACCCAGAGATATAAATATTATATATTTTCCAAATCTTATAGGCGCCGTACCAGATTCTTGGACCGCTATTGCTACGTCAGCACCGATTCTATCTTCCATATCTATCGGCGATTTTTTTACGATGGATTTAACATAAAAAAATGATATGTTTCGTGTTTCACCATGTTTCCTGTTTTCCTCAATATGAGCCTCAACTTGTTTTTTTAATGGTACATATGCAGAAAAATTTGCTGTTACCTTATCGACCAGAGTTGGTGGTATCATCTGTTGTTTTAAAATGTCAACGAATTTATTCATAGTTTTTTTAGTAACTTTAACTTTAGGCTCAAATGCATCTTTACACTGATCACACACTTTTAATACATCACCAACCGTATAATCTGCTGTACCAGCATTAACAGTTAATATTGGGGCTACTTCCTGAGCGGCACTATTTATAGCAGCAGAAATTAGGTTCAGATCAGTAATATTTAAATAACAATAGTTTCCCACAACAATAGCAGTCCCTTCATGACTAAATAATTGATCAACCGCAACCTTGACTTGAGAAGCCATATTTTTAATTATTATATTAATATAATAATATTAAAATATATTATAAAATACCCCCTAAAAAATATATCAACATAAATATTTATAAATCTTATCAATCGTCGCCTTTCCTATTTTCCGTATTTGATGTTTATCTCTCGAACTACTACTACTACTTTCTTTTGCTGTTTCATCGCCGCCTAAATCAACATCGTCCATATTTCCTTCTATTCCTTTCCCGTCTTTATTCCCATATATTTCTATATCTGCAAAACATTCCGCTAATATTTTCGATGGAGGTGGTATCTTATTCGTATTACTAATACTTTCTTCAAATATATCATTCTTTCGTTTCAAATCATGTAAAAACTCAAACATCGAATTATTATATTTTTTCATAATTGCCGCCGCGATCTTCGGACTTACACCTGGTATATTCGACAACATTATTTCGCCTATATTTTTCGGCGTAATAAAGTCTCTTTTCTCCTTCTTCACCGCTACTTCCGAATATCCATCATCACCTTCTCCTAGTATCTTTCTAGGTGCTGGTGATGATACTGATGCCATTCTACGACGATAATATCCCAACCCTCCGCTGCGCTCCATTTCAGTTTCGTTCTTGCTACTACTACTATTACTTTGTATCTTATCTGCAAAATTCACAATAAATGCCGCCGTTTCATCTGTATTCATCGTCCTATACACCGAAAATCCCTTATAATAAAGTAATGAAACCATCGCACTTTGTATCGCCGTCTTACTTATCCCTCCTCTCCTTTCATCATATTTCGATAGATCTCCCTCCACAATATACACAATATCATGATTATGCAATATCGTATTTTCTAGCCGAAATGACTGTTCTTTATATCTGCCATCTTTAATACTCGCAGCCAAGTCATATAACGTTTTTCTCTCGAACAACACATATACACCAGCTTCTGCTGGTGCTGTTGCTCCTGTAGCGTCGGTCGCATCACCGTGGTTGTTTTCGTTTTCCCATTCAATCGACATATCTCCTATCGGCATTCTTGCGCTTATTATTTTATGTCTACTGACTCCGCCTCCAACATTATCCGTTATCTTATCTTTTTCTTCAACTTTTTCTTCATTTAATTCTTCATGTTCGAGAGATTTTTCTCCATGTCCATTTCCACCCCCCTTTCCCCTTGTACCCTTTGGCCCTTTCTCCATACTCGCAGGTATTGGAACCTGTATCGTCATTCCATCACCTAAATCCATAATATGAAACCTCGGCGATGATTTGGTTTTCGTAGATGTATTCAGTTTTTTTGTTCCACCCCCTATCTTATCAGTTGTAGATACGACATTTGTTATTTTTGTATATATCTCCTTCTCTCGACAATCTACTTTTATTAACATTTTATATCTATAATATCGAGTATCGATTACACGTATCACAGCTTTCTTACTATGGTATATTATTTTATTACTACATTTTACGCCTTATATTCTTTTCCAGAATACACTTGATTCACCTGGTTATTCACACGAATAAATGTCGTGCATTTTGGAATATCTTTTATTCTCTTTGCCCCAATATATGTACACGTCGAACGAATTCCGCCAAGAATATCCAACACCGTTTTTTCAACCGAACCCCGATAGGGGATTTTTACCGTTTTACCTTCCGCAGATCGATGTGATGCTACTCCACCATTATACTGGTCCATCGCAGTTGAACTCGACATTCCGTAGAATATTTTATACTTCAGCCCAGTAGATTCATCAATCACGATTTCTCCACCGGATTCATCATGTCCAGCAAGCATTCCGCCCAACATAACAAAATCAGCACCACCACCAAACGCCTTTGCAATATCAGCAGGCGTGGTACAACCACCATCAGATACGATAAACCCGTTCAATCCGTGCGCCGAATCCGCTGATTCAATTACCGCTGATAATTGCGGCATACCAACCCCGGTTTGCAAACGAGTAATACATACACTACCACTACCAATACCGACCTTCACAATATCCGCTCCACAATTCATGATCAGCTCTTCCACCATTTCTCTCGAAACAACATTACCACAGACAATAATAATATCAGGGTACTTCTCTCGAATTTTACGAATAAATTCTACAAATGATTTCATATAACCATTCGCAACATCAACGCAAACAAATAATGGATTCAATCGGGTAATAAGCGCGTGAAGTCGTTCTTGATCACCGTCAGTAATACCACTACTTACCATGTAATAATTCCGATCCATATTCAAAGGATAGTCTTCAAGTGCGTAGTGTTTATGAAAACACGTAATAATTTTATGACGATGCATCACTTTATACATTTCAAGGGTCCCGACTGTATCCATATTAGAGACAATAATTGGAACACCTGTCCACTTATAACCATTCTTAAATATAATCTCTCGAGTCAAATCAACTTCGCCTCTCGACGAAAGTGATGAACGCTTTGGGCGAAATAATACATCATTAAAATCTAGCTTAATATCTGTCTCGATCTTCATGGTGAGTAATTATTGTTGGCTACTAAATACAAGTATGTATAACATAGTATACTTGTGTTTATATTTGTTATATTTATCCGCCTAAATAATATACCATTTTAACCTTTTATAACTTGGGGCCGGAATGCCTGGCGGGACTTAATCTCTCGAGGAACTTAAATATAAAGTCCTTATTCTTTGCCGGTTCAGAGATAGTATTGCGCATCGAAAAACTACGCATCTGTCCAGTACCAGAAGGTATCGATCCACCCTTTTTATCACCACCGCCACTTCGAGTATCAGTCCCTATGCCATTTGTAGAACTGGCGCCGCCAAATAAAACACGCCTAGCAACCTTGGAGTTCGCCATTAAATAGTAATAATGTATATATTATAATGAATATTTAAAATATATACTGGATTTTAGTAGCGAGGAATACGTCGAATTTACTTATTCGAGCAATTCTTAGTCCAGACCTGTCTACCAGTTCCACCGGTCAACTTGCAGTTGAAGATAAGATTATTATCCTTCAAATACTTATACTGTTGAGCGCAACTCTGATATTTGATCTTACCAAGGCAATCGCACTTCATTCCTCCATTCTTGTAAGCAAGAGAAATAGCGGAACTACGACCAACCGATGGCGCAATACCAGGCATACTGCCAAAATGGCAACCGCTGCTTGTAAGTGACGCGACTTGACGAACCCGCTTAGGAGCGTTTGAAAGAACCATTTTATTTGCTAATGAATTATAAATATTATAAATATTAAAATTTTATAATTGAATATAATTGAATTTGCTTAAATACATTTTTATATAGTATATACCTGAAAGAGTTATTGCTCTTCTATTATTTCTGCGAATCGCCCTCGATTATATTAACGTATTTACATTTACATCTACATCGACATCAAGATGTTCAGAAAACGCCAACAACAACCACTATCACAGCCATCTTCTAATAATACGAAACCAATACAAAATACTTCATCGTCTTCATCTGAAACCGAATCAGATGAAACCGAAAATATATTGCTAAATATAAGCGAGAACGGACAGTCTGGTATCGAAAATGATGAATCTGTATCGACCGGAAAAAATATTTATAATGACGATGATATTGTACGAGTTGAAGACGGAAGATACGTGTTCAACCCATATAATACTGAAAATATCGATGTAAATATTGCAGATGTTGAGACGATTCTTGCTAAATATGGTGTTCCTTCGCAGGTTCATAATATTGAGTTATATCGTCGGGCGTTTGTTCATCGTTCTTATACGAAACGCCCTAAACTGCTAAATGAACTAGAAAACATTACATTATTGGACCAACCTGAAGGAACCATGCCACTTCGTACGAAGTCGAACGAACGTCTTGAATTCGTGGGCGACGGAGTATTAGAATGTATTACTAAATATTATTTATATCGCCGATTCCCTAAAGAGAATGAGGGGTTTATGACTGAAAAAAAGATCGCAATCGTTAAAAATGAGACGATCGGTAAATTTGCGCTTGAAATGGGATTGCATCGATGGTTTATTATATCTAAACACGCGGAGGAAAAGAAGACGAGAACCAATCTGAAAAAATTGGGGTGTTTGTTTGAGGCGTTTATCGGTGCATTATTTTTGGACTTTAATAAAGTATCGATACGTGACGAGGATTGTTGGTTTGAAAAGATATTTACGTGTGGACCCGGATTTCAAATCGCGCAGATCTTTATTGAAAACGTCTTCGAGCAACATATCGATTGGGTCAGTTTGATTAAAAATGACGATAATTATAAGAATATTCTCCAGGTTAAGATTCAGAAAGAGTTTAAAACGACGCCTGATTATATAGAATTGGCGCGTGATGCAGAAATCGGATATACGATGGGATTATTTTTATGTTTAGGACAACCGCTTCATGAAGTGGCTGAACGTCCAGAAAATGCGATTTCATTTCAATCGTTGCCAAATGGGTTTGCCAGTATTCATCAAATGTTAGACATGAACGGAAAGGCATTTATATTCTTTGCGCAATCTTCACATAAAATTAAGAAGAAGGCTGAACAAGTTACATGTGAATTGGCTATAAAAATGATAATGACGCCCAAATTGTAAATCGGCGCGTTGGATTGTATGTTATTATATTTTATTGTATATATAGTATAATAACATATCATGCAAGGATCTAAACCTGCACTATTTTCAAAGTTAGAAAAAAAACCAAATACAGAAAGTCTTGTTCCAGCTAAAGATAATGGAGTAGTATTTAATATTAAGCGTGCTCTTCCCGCTTCGGCGATGAAAAGGCCCACATCAGATAAAATGAAGGATTTTAAAAAAAATCCAGGGGCTGCTGCTGCTTCTTCTCCTCCAGGTGAATCAGCCGATGCACCTATGATGCAACAAAAACAAGATACTGGCGGTGAAGAGGATATTCGCGCCAGAGCTTTAAATGCTCAAAAAAAAGTTAGAGCATCTGCAGGTTTTACAGATAGTCGGCACAAATATGATGTTAATCGCGATGATGTATTAGCCAAAGCAAGTAGTTTACGTGTTGCCCCGGTAATATCTGAACCCGCTACTTCCTTGAAACGACTAGACCAATCCGAACTTGTTAGAGATGAAGATCTTGAAGATAAATCTCGATCGGCACAAAACCTCGCCGAAGAACAAGAACAAGACGAATCAGCTCAGGCCGTAAAACTGTCGAAACGAGGAATATTAGAGAAAACTTCTGTTATAGCAAAGAATAAAGGCGTCGCCGCCAGTTTGATAGAACAAGCAGAACGAGATCAAGAAGAAGCAGATGCAGAAGTGTTAGAGGATACGGGTGCAGGCGCAGGTGTAGCTGTATCCGCTGCAGCGGCGGCGTCATCTTCTAGTTCGGGCCAAGTAGAAAAGATTCTCAAGGTTCGACAAAGAAAACCCAAATCTTCTTTACAAAAAGAACCGGTTATTCCAGTTTCCGCCGCTTCTGCTTCCGCAAAAGAACAAGTTGCAAAAATCGCCAAAAAGTCAAAGGAAGATGCAAAACAAGATGATAAATATGCATTATCTTTGGCGATTAGGATCGGAGATGAAATCGTAGCAGAGAGATTGCCCGCGAAGGTTGAACTTCCACAATTACAAGCCTCTAATTTTTACATGAATAATCGTGCCAAATTTATTCAATATGTGAATGCATTATTTCATAATTATCGCGAAGAAATAACGTCGGGTGATAGTGATATATCATGCGAAGCATTATACGGCGGCGACGATTCTGCGTCTGTATCTTTATTGGTTCATCAGAAAATCGTTCGCGAATATTTGAATATTTATTCTCCCTATCGCGGATTATTATTATTTCATGGGTTAGGTAGTGGAAAAACATGCTCGTCGATCGCTATCGCTGAAGGGTTGAAAACATTTAAAAAGATTATTGTTATGACTCCCGCGTCACTACGTATGAATTATATGGAAGAAATGAAATCAAAATGCGGTGATCTCATGTATAAAAAAAATCAGTTTTGGGAATTCGTCCAATCACGCGGTAATGCGGAACTAACTGACGCATTATCTGCTATTTTAAATATCAACAAATCATTTATCAGCAGACAAGGCGGTGCTTGGTTAGTAAATGTGAAAAAACCGAGCAACTATGAAACTGAACTCACCGCTGGTGAACGTGTTATGGTAGACAAACAAATCAACGAAATGATACGCGAAAAATACGAATTTGTAAATTATAACGGTTTGCGTTCCGACTATATTAAAAAATGGTCAAACGATTATACTCAAAATCCATTTGATAATAAAGTCGTTGTTATCGATGAAGCACATAACTTCGTCAGCCGAATCGTAAATAAACTTAAACGACCTACATCGATGGCGTATCGGTTGTATGATTTTTTACTTAGCGCCCAAAACGCCAAAGTGATTTTATTAACCGGAACTCCTATTATTAACTACCCCAACGAAATCGCAGTTTTATTCAATATACTTCGCGGAAATATTGATAATTGGGTATTCACACTTGATGAATCTAAAAGTGCACCTGGTGCTCCTACTAAAATTTCTATTGAAACATTCAAGGATATTTTTGGGTTAACGAATAACCGAGGTAAGGCACCCGCAAAAGGCGCAAAAGCCTCGGCGGCTTCTGGATCTGGCGCTGGGTTGGGTTCTTTTGCCACAGGCGTCGGTCTTTCATTCGATAATATGGAATATAATGCTAGAAATCATAAATTACTTATAACTAGAAATCCATTCGGATTTGTTCGTGATTATGATCCAGTTACATCTCAATATAAAGGTGTTATACGCCGCGGGAAACCGAATGCTGCTATAGAAAATAATCCTAGCAGCGCGGAATCTGGTGCTGGTGCTGGTTCTGCTCCAGTCATTTCGATCGATGATAAAACTGCTACTGAAAATGGTGTATTAAGCGATGCCGCATTCGAAAAAGCGATTATACAAAAACTTGCAGATAATGGTTTAGTCGTATCCCGCGCTTCTTCAAATAAACAGTCTCCATATACCGCATTACCATCGAATAAAGACGAGTTTAATAGCTTTTTTATCGACCCACAAACACTAAACCTGAAAAATCGTGACTTATTCATTCGAAGAATTTTAGGTCTTACTTCATATTTCAGAAGTGCACAAGAAAAACTACTTCCGTCTTATGATCCGAAAACGAATTTTCATGTAATTTACTCTGAAATGAGCGATTACCAATTCGGCATTTATTCGCGCATTCGAGACATCGAACGAAACCAAGAATCACAAATGAAGAAAAAGGCAAAACGTGGCGGGCCCGGAAAAGGGAAGAAAGCCGGCGCGGAAGGAGACAATACCGGCAATATTTACGAAGACGTTTCATCTACGTATCGTATTTTCTCTCGCGCATTCTGTAACTTTGTATTTCCAAAAGGTATTCATCGACCTTTACCTGGAGATACCGAAAGTGTCACCGGGTCTATTTCTAAAGCAGCGGAGCTCGGTGGAGAAATCGCACCCGAAGAAGATCTTGCAAAACGTGTAACTCGCGTATTAACAAAAGGTGCTGCAGGTGATGCAAGTGATGCTGCAAAACGCGGTAAAAAACCTAAAGCTGCCGCTGCCTCCGCTGCTGGCGGAGAAGATGAACCCGAAGTCGAAGAAGTAGATGAAAATATGATCGATGGTGTCGAAGTAGATGAAGATCATGAAGAAACAATCATAACTGGTGAAGTGAATGATGATCTGCCAAGAAACCTCGAAGTGGACGAATCAGAATCCGGCGCCGCCGCCGAACCCGAACAAAAATTAAGTAAAAAAGCATATGTTCTTCAATATCAAGCCGCGATTGCAAAGGCGATGCGTGATCTCGAATTACAATCCGCCGAATTTTTAACCCCAGATAAACTCGCAACATACAGCCCCAAATTCCTCCATTTACTTCAAAATATTCTTTCTACTGAAGATGACGAAGCACGTACAGGTCTTCATTTGATTTATAGCCAATTTCGCACATTAGAAGGTATCGGTATCTTAAAATTGGTTCTTGAAGCAAATGGATTCTCCCATTTTAAAATAAAACAATCTTCGCTTGGAGATTGGACAATTGATATGACTCCTGAACAACGCGCCCGCCCATGCTTTGCTCTTTACACCGGAACAGAATCACCCGAAGAGAAGGAAATTATCCGCAACATATTCAACAGCAAATGGAAAAATGTACCAAGAACAATACTTGATGTCATCACACCCAGTTATTCCAATAATATTTCTGGGCAAGTTATTAAAATACTTATGATTACCGCATCTGGCGCTGAAGGTATTAATTTGCGAAATGTTCGTTATGTTCATATTACTGAACCTTACTGGCACCCTGTTCGTACCGAGCAAATCATCGGGCGAGCTCGTCGTATTTGCAGCCATATCGACCTCCCCGAAGATCTTCGAACAGTTGATGTATTCTTATATGTATCCCGTTTCAGCGGTCGTCAAGTCGCGGTAGATAACGACGAATCTCTGAATATTCGTATGAGCGATAGAAGCAAAATCGATAATGCAACACCTTTGTCAACCGATCAATCTCTTTATGAAATCGCAAACATCAAGTCCCAGATTACAACACAGATTTTAACCGCGGTTAAAGAATCTTCGTTTGATTGTATGATACACTTTAATCCAGAATCAAAGGAAACTCTGAAATGTTACTATTTTGGATCTGATACAAAGGAAGAAACACTCGCATATAAGCCAGATATAAATACAGAAGAAGACGATAAAAGCAGTAAACTTAATAAAAAAACAGTCAAAATCGCATTACAACAAATAAACATAAGTGGCAAGGAATATGCTTACGATAAAACCACGAATTTAATTTATGACTACGATCAATACAAAATGGAAAATCTAGTCCGGTTAGGAAAATTAGAAATAATACCTGCCAACCCGAAAACCGGTGAACCTATGAAATATAATTATATTCCTGATCATTAGTACGTGTCGCTGTCGATACACTATTAACTATTAAATTTTGTATAATTTACATATTTTGCAAATCTCTCGAACATCTCATTTTGCCTTCTATTCATTTCGTCTATTTGCACCTTCATTTCATTCACCGTCTCTTGTAATTTTATTATTATTTCACTATTATTAATAATATTGCCATTACTATTATCTTCGCTCGGGTTGATGTTGTTTGTCGCCGGTTTTCTTTTTAATCTACTGTATATATCATCGATCTCGGGCGAATATTTCGCGGGGGGCGGTTGTTCTACGTCGGCGCCCGCTTTTGAATCTCTCGTCTTGAGTACGGGTAACGGTAGCGATGTTTCGTGAATATCATTATCTTCCGCTGAATGCGTACTTATTTTGTCTGAAAATCTCACCTTATTTACTGTTTGAGGGGCAACTACACCCGTATTCGGTAATGGTGATGGTAATGGCAAAGGTGCCGGAACCGGTGATCTCATTATCATTACATCTTGTTTCCCCATATCCTTTGGAATAATCCGGTTGGTTATTTCTGTAAGATCACGTTCTCGTGCGGCAATTCTCTCGGCAATTAGCTTGTCCATATCCTCCCCAATCGGAGAGTCATTTATGTCGTCATATTGCGCGGGTTGCGAATTTACATCTAGAGCAATTTCATTTGCATTATTCGTTGTCGGTTTATTTAATGTAATTGGTAACGTCATCGGTAACATCATCGTATCGGTTAATGAAGATGTAATATCCAGTATTTCTGGCGGCTGATTACCTCTCGATCGTAGCGGTTTTATATGTAGTCCCTTATCTGAAAAATCGATTGCTGGTGGTGTCGGTCTTTCTAAATATGCGCGACTTTCCGCCTCCATCTCACGTAACTTCGTGTCTATCTCGTATCTCTTCTGATTTCGGATATCTTCGGCTGTTATTATAGTTTTTCTCTCTGATTTTATTTCTGGTATAATACTTGCGAGAGATTCTATCGCCATTCTATTTAATTCTATTAAAGATGCATTAGGTGATGACGTGTTCGAGAGATTATATAACGTTGCCTCGAACACACTCTGCACTTCTGGTAAAGAGACGTCCCTTGGTATTGTATCGAAAATACCTTCTTCCATCAAAAGCCCCCATAATAATTGCTTGTTTTCTTTTGTTCCGAGAGATTTTGCCATTACTATGATCTATATAACTTATATACGAATACAATTTATATAAGTTATTATTACGTATTATATGCATTAATTATTATGCATTATTATGCATCATTATTCATGATCATTAAAATGGTACTGGTTTGGTTGGAACAGGGTCATCTACGTTAAAGAACTTACGCCTGAATCTTTGCATATATTTATCACTAAGTTTCTTGCTGCTGTCCAGGAAATCATGTACTGTCATTTTACCTGTAAGCATATGAATTATCATAAATAGCGAATATACACCGCATTCTGTATCATTTTTTTGATGAGGAACGTCATTTATGTATACTTTGAAGTCTATACCGGTTTCGGTACCTTGATCCTTTACCATTTTTATGAATTTTTTTATACGAACTTGCGGCGCATCGCTTGTACTATCGAAAAAAAAGATTATCTTGGCGCGAACATCTATAAATATAGATACCCAATGTGCCCCTGGTTTATCATGTGTGTCTGTATTGAATATCACTCCTATTTTATTCTTTCCATGTTTGATATGGCGCGTCAATTCAAATTCGCATAATTCATTCCAAACACAGTTGCCATATTCCACAATCTCATCATAATCAACCGGCGATGGACCTATGAATACAAAAGAATGAAACGCATGCTCATATTGTTTCATAGAATTTGCAATATCTACACTCGATAACCAATCATTCGGGTTCTTCTTCCATGTTTCTGGTGATTGCGGCGCAAATGTATAATTAATAATTTCTGTATCTAATCCACTAGATGCGAAATTTTGTCTTAACCAACACGCCTCTGTATTGCATACATTATTCATATTCGCTTTTAATTGACCCCATATACTTCTACTGTCTGTGTCTGTTATTTTCTTATCTGGGTGTCGTTTATTCCAAAGATTTTTAATTTTTTCGAGAGATTTTGACGAATAACATGAAAAATCATTTTGATCTGTATCTTCTTTTTTGGGTGCACAGGTTACATCATGAAACTTTTTTGACATATTTTCGGTACTGATTTCATCTACGGGAGCTTTCACGTCAGTTAACATATTATCCAACTATTAAAATACTATTATATATACGACATTATAAAAAATTGAAGATAGATAAACGTGAAAATATATTCTTCATAGTTCCTTTCGTTCGTTTATTTCGTTCGTTCCTCTTTCGCTCATTTCGTATATTACTTCATAATGGTTTTCACTCGTTCTACCTTGTCTTCTGGATCTACTAACGTGTATACCACGCCGGTTGCGTCTAAATCTACCTCGTCGAAAAAGACATCACCCGGCGTTCACGCACGTGCTCCTCGTAAACCCAGGGTGTGTTATCGCAAATACTTTGAAGACGATGAGGTAGAGGTTGTCTCGCATAATCAACAAGCACATTCCTCCTTTTCTACGCCTCCTGCTGCTGCACCTGCTGCTGCTGCTGCACCTGCAGCACGCTCTATATTTACTCGATCTGCAAAAGAGGCTGCACTTCGAAACTATAAAATTTACACGCCAAAGCAAAAAGCGCCATCTATTAAGCAACCCACAGTTTGCGTCGAACAAGAAGAAGCCCCCGTTTTCGTACCTCGACGAAGCCCTCGAGTCTGTCGTAAGCTCAATTATCAAAGCGTATTTGATGAGAATGACGACAGTAGTGTGTCTTCAACAAATTCCGAGACAGTTGTCGAACAACATGCCGTAAAATACTCTTGTCCGTATTACTCGGGCGAAGAAGAATACCAACCCGAGGACCAGGTCCAGTACGAGAACGTGTATTGCGACGAAGAGGCGTACGATGCCGCAAATACGTTGACGTCGCTGAACTCGTCTCATGAAAAAGCTGCGTATGAAATTACGGAACGATGCATCAATCCGGTGACACCATGTGTTCGTTACGCCTATAGGTTCAAAGCAACATGCCCCCAAAAATCACAGCATTACGTAACGTGTTACATTCTTTACGACGAAAACACCAGGCGTTATCATTTGCTCAACAAGCACACCCTTCTCACTCCAAATGATGGATCGACTGATCCAGAAGTACACGGCTTTACTCAGGACTGGTCATTCCAGTCAAAGTATGTCTCTTATATGCGTGATACTATCGAGAAATATGTTATGAATGTCCTTATACACAAGTCAGTCCAACATGTTATTACTGCCGATTTCATCGGTCTTGTTATCAACGACGCTGATTACAAACGACTTTTCGACGTTGATGCGTGCTTTTACGACATCGAAAACCTCTTCACTATACAAAATTCGAGGCAGACAACTTCCGGACATGAAATGTTTATTCTAACACCAGAAATGTACTATACCGAGAAGTCATATGAAGGACTACAAATTCAAGATGCTCTTTCCATTCTCTCCGGCCAACACTAATATTCTATTATTCACCTAATTATCATTACTATTACTATTACTATTATTACTATTACTATTATTACTATTATTATTACTATTATTATTACTATTACTATTATTATTATTCACTTGTTTTTTTATCTTCTTTTGTTTCTTTTCTGCATTATTCATCATATCTATATTGAATTCTTTTATTTGTGGAAATACCACTTGCTTTGGCGGTGGTTGTACATATAACTCACCTGGTTTTTTTACTTTGACAAAATTATCCAACGTCGAGCTACGTCTCATAAATATCTTATTTGCATTATCTACAGTTTTATCTTCTTCGCCCGGCTCATTATTGTCCTTCTCATCTCCAGAATGATCGTCCTTGTTATCACAACCTGTATCGTTATCGATACGCTTATTCAACTCTGACTGTGCACGCTTTAATTCTATTTCAGAATTAATATCTTTATAATCATTTTGTATCATCTCTGATACATCTTTAAATTTAAGATATTTTATACAACGTTTTAAATACTCGTTAAATGGCTCTGTAATGTCCTTGTCATCTTCAAATTTTTTATTATATAGATCCTTCGTAAGTGCAATTATTCTCTTTTTATAATACTTCTTTTCCTTTTTGAATGTCGTTGCATAATGAATACTATGACCGTCGTTTACACTTACGTCATGTTTAACAGTCTCGCCATTTGAACCTACTTTTGCTTTTATATATTTACCATAATGGCTTCGATTCGACATTAGCGTTAGGGTGTATTCGTCAAAATCATTCCAAGTTGACGATTGCGAATGCGATTGCGAATTTATTTGAATATTCTCATTTTCTTGTTCGGCGCATTTACTTGCTTCGTCGCATTTATTAGTAGTACTAGTAGTAGTACTAGTAGTAGTATCATTCATTATTATTATTATTATTATATATGATGATATGAATAAACTTCATAATATATCATACGATATTTACTTACACTTTTTACTGTAATCACTTATTTCGGCGCTGTCGCATCGTTAAATGCTCTGTAGCCATAGATTCGGCAGTCGCGCGCGGAATCGAAAACCCCTCACTCGATGAATTTCCATTATTTTTCATTTGTTCCGGTTTTTTACCCGTAAAACCTTCCTCTGCAAACTGAAGATGTTCTTTCTGCCTTTCCTTCTTTTTTAATGTATCTTCTGGGATATAATTTGTCGGCGGAGCAAGAGATGGGCCACCATCACCTGTGCAAAACCCGTCATATGTGCAATTGAGTGTTCGTAATTGAAATCTAGTAGAATTCTCAAAAGTCAATCTTCCTAAATCATGCGGATTTGGGTTCATCGGTGCAAAATTATCTGCGCCATTTTCAAATAAATATGGATTAGGCTGCATTACCTCGCGAGTATCTATCGTCACTTGATATAAATCACTCGTTGAATTCGGGACATAATCTGCCCGATCATTTCTCTGTAATGCAAAATACTGATTACGAAGAGATGATTCTACATTCACTCGCTCTGCCCAACCACGCCATGGCGCCTTGGCATTACCTGGATTAAATACAGTTTCTGTAGTAAAATGCTGATATGGCGGAATACCTACAGATGGTACAGGTCTTTGCTCTAAAATAGGCATCATCGCATATTTCGACGATGTCGGACGAACACTATATGCCGGCTGTAAAACCGCCGACGGAATACATCTGTCCCTAATTCTATCATTTATTTCATCAAGTCGTTCATGATGATTCGAATATACCCCATTTACAACACCGTATAATTCCATTTTCGAAATTGTTCGTTGACTATTATATTATATTATATTACTATTGTATAATGTGAAAATATATTTATGTTTCCATTTTCGCTTTTCAGCTACATAAAATCAATAATATTATATTAAAGATATATCTATAATTTATATACTCTCATTCCTTACTGAATTATTGTTGTATCATAAACACTCTATAACATGTGTGGAATTTTCTATTTTGAAGCAATCTCTAAATTATCTATCGCTCAGTTAAAAAATCTACAGGAACATTTCGTTTTAACTAGTCACCGTGGACCAGATAAAACTATTTTCGTAAATGACACAACTCGCGCATGGGGGTTTCATCGACTATCAATTAACGGTATGGACTCCAGCGCAGATCAACCGTTTCAATTAAAGAATTGTCGTTTGATTTGTAACGGAGAAATCTATAATTTTCGATCTTTAATTGCCGAATTTGGATTGGAGAGCGAATACAAAAGTGGTTCTGATTGTGAGATTATTATCCACTTGTATCGAAAAATCGGAATCATCGAGACGTTGCGCCGTCTAGATGGCGTGTTTTCCTTTGTGCTTTATGATTATGAGCATGATAAAGTCTTTGTCGCACGTGATCCGGTCGGTGTTCGGTCTCTTTATATCGGGGTCATTTCTCATGACAGCGGGTATGGTGCACAATACAGCGATATTATAAGTTCTTCCTTGAATCCAGATCACTACGCCATGTGTATTTCAAGTGAAATGAAATCAATACATTCTTTTTGTGATTATATTACTCAATTTCCCGCCGGTTGTTACATGGAATATAAAGCGTCTGATAACGGTGAAGTATCATTTCAGCCATATTATCAGTTCGTGACAATCGATGATTGCACTTCCGATTCTACACTTCATACGACGAATAGTCAATTTAAAAAACTGTCTACCCTTGAAGAGAAAATTAAGTCTATACATCTTACATATTCATATCCGCCTATAGATAATCCATTTCAATCTACCGTTAGCGATTCTCTCTTTGAAAAAGAGGTTTGCAACCGTCTTCGCGATTTATTCACGTCCGCAGTTACGAAACGCCTCATGAGCGAGCGACCTGTTGGTTGCCTTCTATCTGGTGGACTCGATAGTTCGCTTGTTACTGCGATCGTAGCGAGAGAATTGAAAAAACGCGATCCGAATATGACGTTGAATACATATAGTATTGGTTTGGAAGGATCGGTTGATCTATATTGGGGACGTCGTGTCGCCGAACATCTCGGTACAACTCACCATGAAGTTGTAGTCAACGAACTTGAGTTTTTACTCGCAATCAAAGAAACGATCGAACAAACCGAAAGTTATTGTACTACTACGATACGTGCGTCCGTCGGAAATTATCTTGTAAGTAAGTATATCCAAAATGCAACAGAAGATGTCGTTATTTATTGTGGGGATATGTCGGACGAAATTTTTGGTTCATATCGCGGGTTCTTGAAAGCACCGTCTGACGCTGAATTCCAATCCGAAAATGAGAGAATGATCCGCGATGTTCGGTTTTTTGATTTACTTCGTTCGGATAAGAGCATCAGCGGTGCGGGATTGGAGGCGCGCGTTCCATTTGCGGATAAAGAGTTCTTGACGTATGTTATGCAAATTCCTGCTCGATTCAAACGGTTTTATGACGGCGACGGCGGCCGTATTGAGAAATATTTGATTCGAAAGGCATTTGAACATGAGGGATTATTGCCGAATGACGTTCTTTGGCGGAGAAAGGAGGCATTTAGTGACGGAGTCAGTAGCCAAAATGGGCGAACATGGATTCAAATGATTAAAGAATATACTAATTCGGTGGTTCCTGATTGCGAATTTAATAATACAAACCATCATCTTTACAAATTGCATAATCCACCATACGACAAAGAAAGCTTCTTTTATAGACGCGTATTTGAAACATATTATGACGGGCGAGGCGATACAATTCCTTATTATTGGAGACACCCGTTTTGCGAGAAGGTACTCGATCCAAGTGCTCGATTGCTTGATTTTTATGTTACGGATAAGATTCAAGGACTGAATGAATGAAGGAATGATCGCGCGGGTATTTCATATACGCAAATAATAGTATCCACCTACATTATATGATGGATACGATTAAAAAGAATGCAGAAGAAATAGCAGTTATTATTATCTCGGGATTACGAAGTGTTTTCATGCCATTTTTTGATAAATATTCTGGATTTTACAGATATATTAATTATATATTTTACACGTCTTATGCTATTATTTTATTTGGATTTTATCATACTACACCCGAATCAATCCCATTATTGAGAAATACAATATTTTATATCGCTGTATTCATATTGATATTGCGGTTTAATCAGCTTTCTTGGAATAATCCAAAGTTTGCAATTTTAGGAGGAAATAAATTTAGCGAATTCGACCGAAAACTTATTTTTTCGTTATGCACGTTTATTTTGTTTACACATATCGTGAGTGACGCTGTCGGAGAATATGCGAAAAATAAAATAAATCAGGCCATTACACAACCAGTAAGCAAAACTGTGATTCAACCAATCTATCAATATATCGATACATCTGGTGCTGTAGATAAAATCCCCGCACTTAAAAATATCGTTCAGAAGAAAAGTATTGATTCAGCCGCAGAGGCGGGTACTCGAATGCCTATATTACCAACACCAGGCGTTCCTACCGTAAATTCTTCACCTCTTGAATCATTCTCATCAACGTTTTCTATCTTTGATTCTGGAGACGTAGCACCGGCATAACATGCGAATGCGATTATCATCATGGCTATTATTATTTTTGAATGAGATTCAAATTCATATCATTCAAAAAAATCGAAATGTTTTTTCTACGAAATAGAAATAGTACTTCTTTATCAGTCAAGATCAAGCATCATCATAATGTCTCAAGTAGAAAACACACAAGAGTTACCCCAAGACGTTCCTATCCAACCCATCGTTCAAGCACCGCCACCATCACTTCAGGATAATTTAGATGTATTAATGGGTGTCCTCGAAGAGAACCAACAACGTATCCCCGAAGGAGAATATTTGCGGGGAATGAATGCGCTCGGTTCTCTTCATCGAATGAAAAACAAAGCCGAATTCAAAACCGGCGCTCGTTTCATGACCCACGAAGAAGTATGCGAGGACGACGAAATGTTCGAGGCGGTGATCGATGTTGCTGAAGAATTGTTAATGGAAATTTGTGGCAGCAGTCTTGAAGACGAAGAACGTCTCGTAGAACAAGGTGAAGAAGTTGACTTGATCAACCAAATTATCGGATATCGCCCAACTGAAGGGCACCCTGGATTCGGAGTTGAGCCAGTTATATTGCACCACGCAATACAATTGATTTACAGTCGAATCATGTCAGACATGCTGGAAGAATTGGACAATATCCGACAAGCAACTTGTAAGTGTGGTTGGAGAGGAACCCAAGGAAATTGGGAACGCCATACCAGAAACCGTCGCCATATCCGTTGGGTTGAACAACAGGAAGAGCTACCATTATCGGTGTCGCCGACTTCTCCTTGGGATCGTCTTCGCGCGATCAGATCAGCAAACGACAACGACGTGGCCACCCCTTTAATCACCGCAGATCAAGAGACTGCACACGAATCATCGCCAACGCCACAATCAACACTTTCAGGTACTAATCATTTGCATCAAATATTGGAGAATGTCGCATCTATTGGAAAATAACACGTATATAACCACTAAGAGAAATCTTATTTTTTATCTGAAGAATGTTTACGCGTTTTTTCGCGCTTGTTTGCGTTTGTTTCATGTTTAAATGCATTCATGGCAGATTCCTTGTTTATTACGAACACGCGTTTTTTTCCAATCGATCTAGATATCATAGATTTACTAACCTTTCTTGTTTTATTTCTAGAATTAGTATTCGATGTTAGAACATTAATTTGCGGCCTTACCTCTTTGAAAAATAGTTGTAAATGAAATAATATGTATTTGCTTATGATTTCGTCTATTTCTCGCGGATTCACTCTACTTAATATTTTCTTTGAATCATATCGATTCAGTTTGACTCGCTTCATAAGTACGTTATTCAATTCGATTGCCGACATTTGTTTATGCACCTGTTTATTATTTGGGTTTGCCACCATATATTGACCCCCAGATGTTAAGCATGGTAATGATGAAAAATGTAGTTCATATAATTTACTATTTATAAACCGTGTTATAAATTGTTCAAATGGTATATATGAATTGTAACTCTGCAATTTAATGTAATAAACCTTCTCATCAACCATTTTTTGATGTAACAAGTCGTCCAAAAAACATATTTCAATATTCGGAGATAATCGAGAACAGCGTAAGAAATCATTTACCGTTTTCTCATGCGTTGTTCGTTCAATACTATCCGGATCATTCTTGGTAGTATCTAATCCATTAAATCCTCCGATAATTCTATCGAAGAATGGAGGCGTTGTTGTCGTTTTAGCCGGCTGTTGCAGTAACCCTTGATCATGTTCCGTTAGTCGTTGTTCTAGATAACTACGTATATGCTGAACCCATTTAGCCGGTCCTTGATTATTTGTATATATCATCACCTTACTACAAACGCCACTTTGTTTCTTTTTACGAATATATTCTAATATACGCACGATACTCGTACGAAATACTTCTGGATATAGATTGATCAGTTCGTTAAAATGAGAATATCCTATATTCGCGTTATTAAAAAACTCGATTAATGATTCAAAAAATATACCAAATTGCGCAAAACAACCTAATGTTTCATCTAAATCAAATACGACAACTTTAGGTTTTTTATCAGGTATAATCAGAGTAGACGACATTTATCGTCTATTTATATCGCAAATTGTGTAACCAACTATATTTATATCAATATTATAATATTTACGTATTATAGGTAAAATTTGTGCGTCAACTATGAAAGATAGTATTCATGTCGATAATGATAATGATAATGATATTGATGAAGATATGAAATTAACCCGCGATGATTATATCAAACTACCTCATCATTATCAACAAAAAGAATATCCTAAAAAAGACAAACCTGCATCTGTGTTTGAAAAACTATCATTCAAAGACCTTGAAAATAAGGCACATGATATATTAAGTCGTAAATTTTGCAAATGCATAAACGGCGACAAACGCATGAATAATGATACAAATGAACGACCACGCCAATATCTTTCAAAAAAACGTATATCATATTGTACACGATCAATATTTAATAACCGAGGTTTAAAACGCCACGGATTTAAATGTCGTAATAGAACACATAAACTTACACAACCCGTCACGAAAACGCAGAAAAATCTAATATTATAACTTCACATCTGAAACATATTCTACTGCGCGTAGAATCATTAACTCTTCTTTACTTAACCTTTGAAACATTACATTTAGTTCGAATTTAATCTGATATACGAAACCTTTAACCGTTCGTATCGTTACCTGGTGTAATCCATCTGTTATATTTTGTTTTATATTAAATATAGTTCCACCCAGCGTTAAATAAGGCTTTTGCGAAAGAGATCTTAATGGAATCCAACGTAATAGCTGTCCATGACGTAAATCATTCGGTCGTTCAATCACTCGATACATCTTTAATTTAAGGGCAAACTCTTCAAATTTTTCAGTAGGTAACTCTAATAACGAGAGAATTTCTAGTCTACGCGTTTCAATCTCTTTAAACGTAGAATTTGCAATCGTCGCATTCTCATTCTTTGCCATCGCAGATAATATCGCATTTACATCTAATGGAAATGTAGGTTCGTCCAACACCGATTGTAGCAGGTCTTCGTCTGAATCGACCGCGTAATCACTATCACAAGGTTGATATACGTCGTAGTTGCACACTTCCTTGGGCTTCGAGGCAACCATTACACGATCATGTTCATCATTCATTTCTATATCGTCTGATTCTGATTCATAGTCGGAGTCTGTTTCTGTTTCTTCTGAACCTAAATCATCATCGCTATCATACTGTCTTCTACTACGTTTTTTTGGTTCTGGCGTCGGTCGCATATACTCCAAGTCGACAACGACGGTTTTCTTTCTAGGCGCTGCTGACGCCATCTTTCATGTATTACTATTACTATATTATTTATATTATATATTAAAAATCTATAATATACACACCATTTATGCAAATGTTTGATACGTCTATCTACATAATATACGACGTTACTGAAATGCATATTTTCGTTGGCATCAACGAAAGCCACCCCAACCTATCCGGCTAAATATAGCATTTTTATTTTGAAAACTCATTTTTCAGTCACAAATTGCAAAAATGGTCGTTTTTTACGGTCCTACCCTCCCAAAACATGCAAAAAACGTGTTTTTGCCCGATAATGCTCACAAAACACGAAAAAAGGGTCATTTTCTTATGGTCACACCCCGTGGACGCAAAACGCGTTTTAAAAGTCAAATGGCAAAAGTCGTTTTTGGACATTTATTTTTGTCCACCAAAAATCGATCGGAAATTGTGAGCATAAGTAGCCGTTGCATGTTTCCCAGCCTTACTGACTATGCTCACAAAGTAGCAATTTACACATTTGCGCACTTTTGCGCAACTTGTTTTGGCAGTTTTAGGCCATTTTGGGCCGTTTTTAGGCATTTTGTGACGATAAAATCAACATTTTGACTATAAAATGCTATATTGACCCCAAACGATGGTCTTAAAGTAGCCATGAGCCTATGCAAACTATACGCGATGCTCACGATTAAAAAGAATATAGAAATTTATATTACTATATTATATCCTGTACTATTTGAAATATTTTCTGTGTTTTTATTTGAAATTATACTTGAATATTATTTGAATTATATTTGAATATTATTTGAATTATTTTCTAGGTATTTGTATCTTTTTTTTCTAATTATATCTGAGTTTTTTTGTATTTTTATTTTAATTATATTTGAAATATTTTCTGGATTTTATTTGAATTTTATTTGAAATATTTTCTACAAAATGTCGAGTATTTTAATTAGTACATCAAAGTTATCTGCCCCGAATCTAACAAATTTAAATAAATATATATGTGTTTGTAAAAAATCGTATGCACACAGATCAAGTTATTATAAACATAGCAATACATGTCTTACATTTCAGCATCATAAAGTGCATAAAAACGATGATTCTCTCCTTGTTATCGACGAAGAATATCAGCATGTAAATGATACTATAACCGCACAGGTTGTTACACCTAAAAAACGGAATTCGCGCGTAAATAAAAAGTCTGCAACCGGTTCAACCACTGTTACTGAAGATCACATTAACAGTAATAATAATGAAAGTGAAGAAGAAATAGATTTCTCACCTCCAACATTTCCGTCGTTTGTATTACATAGCACTGATACGACTAGTCAAAAGAAGCAAGTAGAACCCCGGAATACTGGAGGAACAACGACAAGGATTACACATAAAGATAAAGAGAAATTATTATGTGAAAAAGATATTTTGGACCATACTATGAGTGAATTATTAACGGAACAAAATGAAAAAATTAAAGAATATATCCAACAAATGATGGCGGTTATTTCAAAAAATAAAAAACGAACAGATAAATCTCTCGTGAATTCTCTCGTATTCGAACTTTTAGACCAGAATAAAACCCTGCAAAAACAAATTATTGAACTAAGCAAAGAACGGAATATTGTTGTTAATAATACGAATAATAACCAATTTAATTTGAACTTTTTCTTGAATGAACAGTGTAAGGACGCAATTAATATGACCGACTTTGTCAATTCTCTCGAAATCACACTTGACGATCTTACATACACAAGAAATCAAGGTCTAGTTGAAGGTATAAGTAAGGTTATGATAGATGGTCTTAAACAAATGGATCTGTATAAACGACCGATACACTGTACAGATCAAAAACGAGACACCATTTATATTAAAGATAATCACACATGGGCGCGAGATGAAGGTAATATTCGAATGAAGAAGGCATTTGTCGATATTGCGAATAAAGAATATTTTGCGATAAAAATGTGGATGGATTCAAATCCTGAATGGGAAAGCAACAGTATGTTGCAGGATTTTCACCACAAGATGGTGAAGAATGTTTTACATGAAATTAAAGATGATCCAGCTGGAGAACGACGTATTCTGAAAAATATAGAGAGAGAAACGTTTATTGAGAAATGATGATATTTGTAAATAATTAATATAATGTGGGTGTTGTTTTACAAGTTTTCCCATTTTGAGAATCACAATTTAATAAGGAAGTATTACATTTTAATCCCTTCATTCGTAGTAAATTTACTAGTTTATTTTTATTAGAAAATCCTTTCACCATCAAAGGTTTAAATTTCGATCCGTATATAAGATAACAACGGGACTCTAATGACGACATAATTGATTATTATATAATATATATGAATATGATACATATTATATTTATAAGAAACACGATGATTTAAAACTTGGTTCCAATAACCTCGTTTGCAGCCATAGGTTCAAAAGACATCATGCCACCGGGCATACCAGCTCCAACATTCTGAGCATATGTGCTATTGAAATTTTGTGTTTGCTGTGAAGCTTGCGACAATCCATAGTCAGCGGTACCGGTGTTACGGCCGGTAGTTGTTAACACCGGATTTGGGGGTGCCATACCACCGCCAATCATACCCCCAGGCATTCCCCCGGCATATGGCTGTGAAAGAGGTTGAGTTACACGAATAGATCCGGCGCCTCCTGCGTTAGAAGAAGATGCACCGCCGGCACCACCGTTATAACTGCTCTCTCCTCCAAGAAGTTCAACGGCGCGCTCTACCAATATTTGTACCTTTTCACCTAATTTCGTCTTTATACTAAGGAGAATCATTAATATTCCTAAAATAATGGTTGTGAAGTTGAATTCGCTGTAACGATAACCGGAGTATGTGGGAATAAATGTAATGAGTCTATGGACGAAATAGATGAAAATAAACATGTATAATATTTGACCTATTATTTCTGCTAAAATAAGTAATGTGCCTTTGTGATCATCGGGTTCAGGGACATATGTTCTAACCAGGTACAACATTAATATGATTGGAACAAACCCGATAAGGGTATATTGCACGATATTAAGTAAAACACCCTGCTGCTGCTCGTCTAAGCGAAAAACATGGTCAACGAAGCTACTTCCTCGCTTAGAACCTTCCTTTACGGTTTCTTCAAATGATTCCATTTCAACGATATTATATATATAGTTGTTAATATTATTATGTGGTGAAAGTAATTAAATAGAAGAATATATAAGCATATATAACATTATTATACATCATTATGTTGAAACGATTTGCAGAAGTTAATAGTCGCCCCCACTATGTTAATTCGAAAACTACAACCCAGGACGATAAAGAAGATGTTCCACATGAAGAATATCAGTATTTGAATTTAATAAACGATATTATTACTACGAATCAAGTTGAAGAAGGTAGAAATGGAATGACGTTATCTATTTTTGGAGGCGGAATGGTGTTTTCATTAGAGAAAGGTCAAATTCCGATATTAACTACTAAACAGCTTGCGTGGAAAACATGTTTGAAAGAGCTATTATGGTTTATTAGAGGCAATACCAATAACGCACTACTTCAAAATGTTGGTGTTCATATTTGGGACGATAATGCATCAAGAGATTTCTTGGAAACTCGCGGATTACATAATTATTGTGTTGGAGATTTGGGTCCGATTTACGGGCATCAATGGAGGCATTTTAATGCTAAATATAGTAATTGTTATGCAGATTATTCGGGTCAAGGTATCGATCAGTTAGCCAACATTATCAAGTGTCTTAAGGATCCCGCAGAGAGAAATTCGAGGCGTTTAATAATGTCTGCCTGGAATCCGTGTCAATTAGATGAAATGGCACTTCCTCCGTGTCATATTTTGGCGCAATTTAATGTGTCAAATACCAACCGATTGTCGTGTGCATTATACCAGCGAAGTGGTGATGTGGGATTGGGTGTTCCGTTTAATATTGCTTCTTATAGTTTTTTGACGCACTTGCTTGCGAACCATTGTGGTTTAATCCCACATGAATTTGTATATCATTTAGGAAATGCGCATATATATGATGATCATGTCGATGTATTGAAGCAGCAACTGGAATTAACACCGTATGCGTTTCCTAGATTGGAGATATTATCGAGAAAGGACGATATTAATGCATATGAATTGGAAGATTTCAAGTTGTTGGACTATAAAAACCACCCATCATTAAAAATGAAAATGCGAAAATAATATAGAAATAATGTGTTTATACAGATTATAATATTTGTTATATCTTTTATAGTTTAGGAAGTTCAGTCTTTATTAAATTTTATTAGCGAAATGAGTGGAACGGCTGCTTTATCTGCTGCTAGAAAGCGACGCGCATCAAATGCACCTGGGGCTATTCCAAATATAACACCTAATTCGTTTTCTAATACGCCAAATCCTTATTATAATTCATCGCCGCAAATACAGGGACCACCATACGGCGGTGGTGGTGGTGGGGCTCCGAGTGTAGTACCGCCAAATATGACGATTCATGAAAATATTGCGCTTATTAAAATGCAAATGGAGCAGCGTCTTCAATTGATAACAAGTCAAGGTCGAAGTATGCCACCCGAGAAGTTGAAAATGCTGCAGAAACAACAAGAAATACAGACACAAATTTTAAAACAGAAGATTGAAATTGCGCGAGAAATGGAACATGACGATCAAGCACCACACTTTCCGCAACCGGTTTCAAAACCAACCATCGCATCACCTGCACCGATAGTCGATGCTCGAATGAAGCAAGTGCAACCAACGAATAAGGGTACGATGCCGACTGCAACATTAACACCGTTTGTGAGTATGACTAGTGCAAACGGTGTAATTCCTCCGCCGATTGTTATTTTGAAGAGTCACGACGATAAGATTGGCGAGCATGATGCGGTATTGAATGATTTGTCTAATCGAATGAATTACATGCATAATCGTATGGATCAAATTGAAAGGTCAAGTATTTCCCCTCAACATGATATGACGGAATCGACAAGACAACCGGATAATGTGAATACTGTAACGAATAATGTCGGAGATGATAACCAGCCAGAAGATGAAGAGGAACCTACATTATTAATGGAGGAAGTGATTGGCGATCTATTGAATAGTCGCGACTTCATGCAAGGTGTGGTTGATAAAATTATGAATGAGACAAATTTGGCAGATGTTGTGTTTAAGATAGATCCGATTATAAAGGAGAATCAGGAATTGAGATCATTACTTCATTCACAGCAGGAAATGCTTAACCAAATGAATACTATGTTATTGAAGTTTTTGAATTCACAAACGCAAGAAGCAAATACCGCGAATCAGTATGATATGTGTGACGGCGAAGGTGTAGGTGATGTTTGTGATGTAAATGGATTGTATAATGAAGTTACTGTGGAATCAACATATGTAGAGCCGACCGTTGAGACAGAACAAGCGCTGGCAGAGGCAGAGGTCGAGGCAATCGAGACAGTAGTCGAGACAGTAATCGAGAATGAAGATGTAGAAGAGGTGGTTACCGATCAACCGGTTGAGGAGCCGGAGGTAACAGAACTTGCAGTTGAGCAGGTTGAAGAACTACATGTTCAAGCAGACGAGACAGAAGTAACAAATAATGACGAAGAGCCAGAGGAAAACGATGATGGAAGTGGTCCAAACTTTCCAGACGTTGATCGACTCAAATTATTAGTTAGTGAAATTGAGGTTTCGGAATTATAAATAGTTAATGTTACATATTATTGTATGAATATTTCAGCCGAGAATAATATGTAAAATATGATTTAAGTATAAACTCACAAATATTAGTATGTATTCATAATAAAAATGTTAATTATTTCTATTTTCGTGTTTTGTTTAGTACTGTTTCTGTATATTCATGTATATTTTCATTTAAAACAAAGTAATGATTTAGAAGTTTATGAGATTGATCAGCCATCAAAGCAAAGATTGGAGGAAGTATGCGACATACGACAACCAACGACATTTTATTATAGTAACGACCAATTATTGTATTTAGCATCATATAACTCGATATATAGTAATTATCGTGCATTTGATATACAGATGCGCGATATTTCAAATTCAGTTTCATTTTTAAACGATAGTCAGATAACGACAGATGCAAATGAATTATATATACCGATCGCATTAAAAGTGGCGAATGAAGCATTTAAAAATGATAATGAATCCAAATATTTAAGCGAAAATAACTCAGAATTCATCGAAGAAACTGGCGTTCTTAAACTTTTCCAATTAAACGACGAGTTTCTAAGACCATATATGGTGTCTAATTGTTTCTACGATTATATGTTTGCGTCAACCGGGACACATACACCTTTGCGATATGAGGTGAATTATCGTAATTATTTTTTGGTTACACAGGGGAAGGCTACGATTCGATTGATTCCTCCCAAATATAGTAAATATTTGTTTCCGGTGAATGATTATGAAAATTTTGAGTTCATATCACCGGTGAATCCGTGGAATGTTCAGCCAGATTATCAAAATGAGTTTGATAAATTGAAGACGTTGGACGTGGAACTAACAAGCGGAATGATGTTATATATCCCTGCATATTGGTGGTATAGTATTAAATTCGTAGAGATGTGCACGAGTGTTTGTTCATTTAAATATCGGACATATATGAGCTCTATATCTATTCTTCCGAAATTGTGTATGAAGGTACTACAGAATCATAATGTTAAAAGAGAAACAATAAAAAAGCATACGTTTATACCAACACCAGGTGAAACAGTTATGAAGTCGACAGATTCTTCTAGTGATATGTCCGAAGAAAGACCAGAAAAATCAGGTAGAAATAAGCAGCAGCAGCAATCGACCGTACACAATTACGAAACAAATGATGGCACAACAGATATTTCATCTTTAGAGTTTTCTCAACAGCCACCACCCCAATATGGAGAACAATTGTTGCCTTCTTCACTACGAAGTACCAACAATCCATTTAGTGCTATGACGAATAATGAAGGAACTGGTATATCTCCCGTAATATCTGCAGCCCTTTCATCACCGTCGTCATCGATAAATAGTAATATTGTTGAATCTACGCCATTTGTTTCGAATCAAACAGAAGTAATTCTAACAAATGATGCAATAAAACAAAGTGATCCTGGTTTAGCTGTACCGGCAACGTCTTCGTCGTAGTCTTCTTCTTAGAGTACAATATAATATTACGAAAATTATACTAATTATATTGTACCAACTTACTTTTAATAATAATATTATTCAACCGTTCCTTCACTTCGGTGATCGATATAGAATCTGGTGTAAGTATATCTTTTAATAGAGATTTGATATCCTTATTGCTTATAGTTTCTATGACTATATCACAAACATATCCCTTGCAATCAAAAAAATATGGCGGGAATTTATAATAATAAGAGTTAAATTTTCCATAGATGTAAAGGGTTATAAATGCTAGTCCGAATGACCAAACGTCATGTTTTTGTTTGATTTTACCCCATCTATATTTTTCAGTATCTCTTATATCACGAATATTACGAAAATCGGGGTGGCAATATGGCGTGGTTCCGCCTGTTCCTACTGAAACATTTTCTATACCTGATAGTCCAAAATCAATCAAGTATATTTCAAAGTTTTTATTTTTGTCAGAATGATTAAGTTTAAAATTATTCAATTCTTTAAATAAAATATTATCGGGTTTAATATCACCATGAACAACATTTTGTAAATGAAGAATTTCGATTAAGCACGCACACTTATAAAAAATATTAATAATAAATGTATTTCTTATTTCAAATAGATTACTATGAATGCTATCGGTGATATTATCGCCTATCCAATATAATAATGAATCTGCATTTTTTATATACGGCTGAACACTAAATGATATGTTACCGGATACAAACAATCCGTTTAAATGATCTGAATAGGTAATGCACCCATGTTCTTGAGTTGTTGGTATTTTACAGTTCAAATGATCAGTCATGGTCTCATCAATCGTTACTGTCTTTTGTTCAGCAACATTAATATAACTAATAAATGGTAATACTATATTAGGTTCGTTACATTTTAATTTTCCGACAACTTCCATTTCTGATTCGAAACTATGATGTGAATCATCGATTCTAATAATATAATTATCAAAATGGTAAACACCTAGATGATATTTTGATTCTAATGAATTGTATGTTTTTTTGTTATGAAATATATTATTATGTAGATTGTTCGCGATGATAACATAAAATAAACGCATTTTTGTTTTAAAAATGTCATGATTTTTTTCTTGAATACGATTGTCATTTTTACAGCACCTATCTAATTCGGTTTCAAATTTGTCGTCTAATATTAAGTTATCAATATTTATATTTTTATCTAATATACGAGATTTTAATTCAAATAATGAAATATCAAACTCTATATCACTTTTATTCAATATGGTTGAAAAATACAATACCTCTGATGAAGTATCTATTTTATGTTCAGTTATTAAAGTGTTATCTGTAGTGTAAATAATACCCATATCCATATTATGTTTTCTTTTATATATACCGTTAGTAGTATTATTATATATATTATCGAATGTTTGTAAATGTATTTTTGAAGTGAAAAAATTGCGTATCTTATTCTTACAACGTGCAAAAAATGACGTCATCTATCATACAATATAATAAATAGACTTTAAATATTATTATATTGATATCTGAAAATTTGTGATAATAATATCATGTACTAATTACCAAATGTGTTTTCTTGACAATATGTTACGTATAGAAATCCGTCCTTATTTTTTTGTTCGTCGTATAATGGACCAACTATCGATGTAATCGGATATATACGATTATTAATAAACATAAATAATGCCTTTTCGGCAGGGAACTTGATTCTTTTACGTATAATTTGCTGCAATTGAACAAGAGTTAAATCCCTTGGGGTAATATATTTGGATTTATCAATTGGATACGACGCTCGATCTGATGGAGACGGTTGAATAATTATAGGAACACGATCGGGATATTTTTCAAGTATTAGTTGCGATTTTTTCAACTTTTCAATATACTCGTTGCCTGCAGTTAAAGCAGTAGAGGTAGAAGTAGAGTTATTCATTAGTGGGGACGATAACGTAGTATGAATGACGGTATTGTTTTGAGTTGTGAATACTGGTGGTGTTACTGTTGAAAACGACGATGTATTATTAGCCATAAAGTATATGTAGTGTATAATATATTATAGTAATTAAATATATTTATATTGTTAAAATTGATTGTGAAATTATAATGATTATATGATACTATAGACAATAGAGGTGTTATCGAATAACATAAGAGAATGGCAAGTCCTGTTGATAATGTGAAACGAATAGTTACTAAAACTGGTTCGTTAAGTATAATGAATTTTATGACGAAGATTCCAAAGACGACGATAATAACTACTGCTGCAGCAAGTAATGATTCTGACAGATATAATACGTCGTCGTCGTTGTCGTCTACGGAATGTAGTGAGATAACCACATCATCTGGTTCTGAACAAGAAGAACATACAGCAATACACCAAGCCGCATCTGCTATCTCTGAAATGCGTGTAATACAGCAGGTTGTTCCAGTATCTACAATAGAAATGTCGCCAGAGCAAGAACTGGCGTTTACTAAATATAAAGCTGGTGAAAATGTATTCATAACGGGTCCTGGGGGAACTGGTAAATCAGCCTTAATACGTGAGATATATAATTTTGCGCAACAAAATGGTCATAATATACAGGTATGCGCGTTGACAGGTTGTGCTTCTGTGATGCTGGGTTGTAAAGCAAAAACAATACACTCATGGGGTGGTATCGGTTTAGCAAATGGGGATATTGATCGAATTGTTGATCGTGTAGATAAAAACTTCTTCAAAAAGAAGGAATGGCGTAAAACGCGAACACTCATTATCGATGAAGTTAGTATGATGTCGAAACGATTGTTTGAAATCTTAGATACGGTAGGAAGAACCGTTCGTAATTGTGCATCTAGACCATTTGGTGGAATTCAACTCATATTTTGTGGCGATTTTTACCAATTGCCGCCGGTTGGATCAAATACTGAAGATCCAGATAATGCAAAATTCTGTTTTGAAAGTGATAGATGGTTTCAAACATTTTCAAAACAGAACCATATTGAATTAAAACGAATATTTCGTCAGAATGATCCGATATATTGTGAGGTATTGAATCAAGTGCGTGAAGGGAGAATAAAGCGGCGAACTGATGAGATATTAAAGAGTCGTGTGGGAGCAATATTGCCGGAATTTGCAAGTGATGGTACACCACAAACGAAGCCAACTATTTTATGTCCTACACGGAGTCGCGCAGATGAGATCAATCGCACCGAAATGGATCGTCTTGGGACAAAAGAAGAATCTAAGGAGTTATATTCTTATAAATTAAAGAATGTAACTGATTTGCCGACAACTGATAAAGAGCGGCATCAGCGCGATACTCAGACCAAGGAACGGATTCAAATGGAGCTAGATATGTTGAAAAATAGTATTTTGTGTGATGAAGTGGTTCATTTAAGGGTTGGATCTCAAGTAATGTGTGTTATAAATATGGAAGAATCCATGACAACAGCAAATACGCCAATTTGTAATGGAAGTCAAGGAATTATTGTTAGAATGACTGAAATGACGCCACGATTGCCGGTGGTTCGTTTTAATAATGGGTTGGAAATGACGATTAATTATCATACGTGGGTCAGCGATAATATACCAGGAATCGGTGTATCGCAGATACCACTTATATTGTCATGGGCGATTACGATCCATAAAAGTCAAGGCGCAACCCTAGAACGATGTATTATTGATATAGGCGATGCAGTATTTGAAGCAGGGCAAAGTTATGTCGCTCTTTCACGTATTAAATCGTTGGAAGGAGTTAGTATTAAAAGTTACGATGTTCGAAAAATATATGTAAACAAGCGAGTGCGCGATTTTTACGAAAGTCTGAAATAATATTAGTACTAGTAATAATATAATTTGTAGAGGAAAGTATGATAATAATGAGAAGACCTGCATACATACAAATGCAACAGATGTCTAATTTTTAGTGATATTAAATGAGTATAATATAGTTTGATTTATGTCCCAAAAATCGGTTTTAACTGTAGTACCATCATCAAAAAAGGTATGCGATGAAAAACCAGTAATAATTTTACTCCAAATGCTTTTTGCATTATTTTTTTTGTGAGGTTTTTTATCATCATGCAATTTGACATTAGAATGTCCGTTCGCGCCGATCAGTACCATTCCTCCTGCGCCAGTAGTCATATATTTTTCTTGGTCGTTTATAGAATAATGGTCTAAGTTATGATTGTGTCCATTTAGATACAAATGAACACGATTGCTGTCTAGTAATGTTTGGAAATCTTCGGTATTTATTTCGTTTGCTTTATGGTGACCGATTACAAATACCCATTCATCTGAGGAAATATTTGATAATGTGTTATTAAACCAATTTAGTTGACTAGTACAATCTTGTGCAATTATATTTTCATGAAAATGGCATTCGCCTTGCGCAGGAGCACAAGTGGGATATTGAAGACCGCACGGATCCCATTTAGCCCGATCTTTTCCTCTGTAGTCATTAATACATGGATTTGTATCTAGTACGATAATATTTAAAACAATCGAAGTATCGTTATTGTCGTTGTTACTGGAATTTAAGATCACACGATTATGGTAATATCGATTATCCATTATCCAGTTTGGTAATGTCTTATTCAGCTCTAACTGTGCATCAGGATTAAAACCATAATCATGATTACCCAAAGCATTATACCAAGGTATACTAATATTACCAAACAACTCAACATAGTCTGTACTGACTTGCGGATCACTAGTATTTTGAATCCCGCAATAATAAAAATTGTCGCCGGTATTTAATACAAGTTTTGGGTTATATTCTAATGCATATATTTTCATCGCATTTGCCGTATTTTCTGCGTTTTTTAGATGGTACCCGCCAAGTGATGCCGAACCCCAGTCTCCTACAGAAAGAATACGGATATCTGTAGTACTATACTTTGGCGCTGCTAGATCTATGGGTAATGCAATAACGCTTGTTATTGAAAATGATGTATACAATAAAAACGGAATTAAAAGAGAAAAGGGGGTATATTTTTTCATTTATCTAAACAAAGAAAAGTATTTTTAGGATAGAAAATTAAGATATCGTTAAAAATTATTAAGATGGTTGAAAATCTACACCTTCCTAATTAGGAAAGTGGATAGATAAATTTTAAATTTTTCATTTTCCGATAAGAAAAAAATCATGATGTTGATGTGAATAGTGAAGATTGAAAAAAATTGAAATGCTTTTCATCACATTCATCTACCTCAGCGCATCGTTTCAGAACAAGCAACCCAATCTACAAATGTCCGGATCTACTGTGAATACCCCCATCGCCAATACTACCGTCTCTGCAAAGTCCATCATCGTCGAGCGGCTTTGTCTTGTGTTCGGAAAATCCCATGAAGAAGTCGTTCAAGCGATTCAAAGCGAAATGACCGCGATGGAACAAGAGTTCCAAAGCTGGAAACTTCAACTTGGAGAGCGCGGCGATGACAACAAGAAAACCGAATCCAAGCCCAAGAAGGCTGCGGCCAAACCTCGTGCCAAGAAGGCCGACGCTGATGTTGCCTCCTCCGCTGTCGTGACTGATGGCGTCGAAGGTGCTGAATCTGCTGTCGATGATGTTTCTGCGAGTACCGCCGTCGCCGAATCCAAGCCCAAGAAAGCCCCTGCCAAACCCCGTGCCAAGAAAGCCGACGCTCCTGCTACTGCTGCTACCGAATCTGCTGTCGTCGAAGAAGGTACTACTACTGAGGCTGCCGAGCCCAAAGCCAAGAAAGCCCCTGCCAAACCTCGTGCCAAGAAGGCTGATGCGGCGGCGCCTCTGAACGTGAGTGCTGAAGAAGCAGCTGTGATCGCTGATGAGGCTGCCGAGCCCAAAGCCAATAAAGCTCCTGCCAAACCTCGCGCCAAGAAGGCTGATGCGGCGGCGCCTCTGAACGTGAGTGCTGAAGAAGCTGCTGTGATCGCTGATGAGGCTGCCGAGCCCAAAGCCAAGAAAGCTCCTGCCAAACCTCGCGCCAAGAAAGCCGCTGATGCTTCTTCTGAATCTGCTTCTCCTTCTACCAAGGAACCCAAAGCAAAGAAGAACGCCGCCGCCAAGCCTCGTTCAAAGAAAGCCGCTGAAGTTGTCGTGTCTGCTGCTCCTGTCGTCGTCGAAGCTGAAATCGACGCAAAACACGAGGAGACCACCGAAGATCAATTCGAAGAAGTCGAAGTTGAAGTGGTTGAATTCGAGTTCGAAGGTGTTCAATACCTTCGCGGCAAGGCAGACAACAAGCTTTACGACCCCGAATCGAGCGACGTGATCGGCGTTTGGAATGAGCAGTCAGGCCAGATTGACGAGTGCAGCGAGGAAGATGACGAGTAAACAACCCGTCCAAAAAATGTAAGTACGCAAGGTACGTTGTGTTATGTGTTATTGTTGTTATTGATTGTTTAAAACCAAAAAAAAATATAAGATTTGTTTGTTTTGTGATTTTTTTTTACATATACATCAAATCATATAAAAAATTGATATGATTTTATATGATTTATATAATGCATGAACGAAATGAGTGGAATTGAATTGTTATCTACTGGTGGTACAAGTGCGAAAGGGGGTAACTCATCATCAGATGAAGAAAAACTAGATATTTTGTCTAAGAATGCCGAAACGACAGATCCAGAACAAGCCGCAGTCGCAACAACGACGTCTCCAGTAGCGCGAACTCTCAAGATTCGTCCTCGAAAAAGAAAATCTCGAGGGCCGGAACCCAAAACAATAACGATACTTACCGAAGAAAATCCACAAATCAAGGAGGTAGAGTTTATTTTATGTTTGTTGAATGTGATATGTCGTGTTTTTGAGATTATATCGTCTGTAACTGACGGTGTATGGGACGGTGCGTTTGTCGCAAAAACAAATGTTCCACACATTAATGTGGAAATTCGCCTTGTAAAAGGTTCGGGTAGTTTTCTCGATTACATCGTTTATGATCATGCACAACCAGACGTGAATACATCGGTGCCGGTTCTTCTTATGGAATCTACAAAGACAACTGACGCAGAGTCTCGAAATACTGCGATATATCAAAGAATTACAAAGTTTGTTGTTGCGAAACTATATTATCCAGACACACCACTTGTCCTGTATTATAATACAGCACATCATACAAGAACCGCAACAAGTTTATTTGGCCGCCGCATGCTTGCAACACTTGGTGTGAAATTGTATGACGTGAATGGTGCGATGGACATGACAGACTCTCCGCCGTTTACATCGGTTGAAGAAGTCAAGACTGAAAAAAACAAAATGACCGAAAAAAAAGGTAATATTTCTGTAAAGATTACACAAAACGAACCCCATAACTACGGAATTACTGCAAAACTATCGAAGGGAAAGCAAACTACTATTTGCAACGACCCGAATAAAGGTCTTGTTACCGGAATCGCTAGTGTAATATTTACTTTAGACAAAGAAGCAACGTTCACGATCATGAGACATGGTGTTGACCTTGAAAAGCTTAAAAACGTAACAAATGAGAAATTCTGGTATGCAAACTCGTTGTATGAATTGAAACTTGATGGTTGCGAACTCTCGTCCAAAGGAGCTGGTTGTCCGGATACATACTGGCGTATGGATACACAAAGTGAAAAGGCTTCTACCATCAACTACCATAAACATATGGAGCAAAAAGGTTGGCATACAATCTATCATAATCATAGTAGCAGCGCAAGAAGTAACTTCGTCGATGAAGATGGAACAGAACATCAAGTGCCAAAAGATGTAACCATACCTGATGTGGTGGTGGGAAACAAAGAACGAAAGGTTATTCAGATTTGTGAAGGAAAAGTATTCAAAGATCGTTTAATGGGAGTAAAGCAGCTGGACGAGCTGTCCGACTTTATCAAATATACAAATGACCATTACAAAGGATACACCATCGAACGAGGACTTTGCCTTTACGCGGAACGACTATCGCAAGTACATAGTCTAAGCGCACTTACATATCCGATCTTCTTTGCACTTGATTCCGCAGGTTCCATCTACATTAGGGAGACAAACGATCCGTAACTGATTTGATTCGGTCGTTCGCTATATCGAAATATTTTTTTTCAACTTCATAACCAATAAAATGTCTATTTGTCTCTATACACGCGACTGCTGTAGTTCCTGATCCCAAACAACTGTCAACTACAACATTATTTTCATTTGAAAATGTATTAATTAAATATTTAATAAGTTCTAATGGTTTTTGTGTTGGGTGTTGCGTTTTTCCTTCGTTATTAAATGTTAATATGCTTCTAGGATAATTTGATGTAGTTTGTACATAGTCATTTTGTGTTTTTCGATTTCCCCTATGTTCGGTTGTTCCAGTTTTTCCTTTCATAATTTTGTTGCAAGGTATTGTTCCTTGCGGGTTATAAACCATTTTATTTTTGGCATTTTCAGCAGTTTTTCCATAGCTGAATATTAATATATCCTCGTGTTCACATAACACCTTATATGGTGCTTGCGCGAATCCACCAGGTTTAGATTTTTGCCAAACTAGTGAATATTTAAACATATCATAATTACTGGAAACTAATCTACTCGTAAACGGTTGTTGACCAAATAATATAATAGTCCCATATGGTTTTAATATTCTTTTATATTGCTCCCATAAATGATCTAAATTGATTGGGGTGTCCCATTTACATTCGGTTAATCCATACGGCAAATCAACACATATTAAATCTACAAAGTGTGATGGTAATTGTTTCATTCCATCAATACAGCAACTATGGTATATTTTATCTAGTTTAAAACTTGTAGTATCAGTTTCTGAATGATCATGATCACCAATAGATATTATAATTGGGGCTTCTTCTTCTTGATTCTGTATGGTGGTTTCTTCTACTATGGGCATTATTATGTGTTCTGGTTTCGACTCTTCATCATTTGAATTTTTTTTGATTAGAATATGTAAATATTCATTAACGCTTATAGCGTTTGACGTGTCGTTACACTTAAAGCGTTTTACCATTTTAGTTTTGACAGAATAAGATCCATATTTTGTAAATAAACCCTTGATTTCATCTAATGTCAATATACCTTCGTTGTTGTAACTCATAACAATACATTTAGATGGAGTATTTGCAATAACATATTCAAGTTCTTTTATGCAATCCTTTTTAGTGCACCATTTTGATCGTTTGTATTCTTTTTTGGTTCCGGTTTTATTGTGATTTAATTGTGGATTATTATACAGAGAGATAGTTTCCAACACGTGGTAATACATGGAATAATCTCTTTCATTATAAGGCGGATCAATATATAATATGTCACAGTTAATTTCCCCAATTATTTCCCGGATATCTTTGTTATATGTTTTATGGTTATTTGTTGCTAATAGATTACTTACCATGTCTTTGTCTAATACAAATGTTCGAATTGAACGAGAATCCCAATTTGTATTAAACGCGCCATACGTTCCTGGTATGTTGGAATATAACGATACACTTTCAATTAATAAAGCTATAAGAAATATATATTCGTTTCCGGTTATTTGTTTGTTCGTATACCATTCCTCTATTTGTGTCCTGATTCCATCAATAATTTCGGCGTTGATATTTGTAAAATATTTTCGTTCAAATTTAAATTCTACATTTGGTGAATAATTATAATATACAAACCCCTTATGTTTACAATTATTTAATGTTGTAATAACACTTTCTATGCTACCACCAAGTCCGATGAATTGTATATCCTGTTTCGTAATAGAATTGCGACAATAACATAATTTATAACTATAGTCATTCATATCATTTGAAATAGTGTGATAGTTATTAACGTTTAAAAACTGTGATACTGTACCCGTACCCCCAAAGGCATCAAATATTATTGGATTATTGTTATTTATCAACTGAGCACACTCATTTAATGCAGAATAAATAAACTCAAGATGTTTTGTTTTATTTCCCAAATAACGCATGGATTTTATATTATACTTAATTTCTTTAGTAGTTTCTTTCGATACCGGTTTGATTTGAGATTCTTCTATAATTTTGAATATGAATTCTTTTAATTTTCCTTCAGTTATACACGGATTTTTCCGTTTAGTATGCTGAGTATAATGAGACTTCTGACTGAAAACCTTGCCGCATTTTTCGCAACTAAAATTAGGCATTTTTAGGTTATAAGTGTATGAGTTTATAGGTATATTATTGTTTGATGCTTAAATCAATTTTATACAATAAAACCTTAAAATAGTTTTTTTAGTTTTTCTAAATAAAATGCGCGGCGGTAGTAATAATAGTATTTCATATATTATCTAGTAAAAAATTGATAAAAAAGATGGTGTCTGGTATGTCTGAGTAGTTTACTGTAGTGTATTTGTGGTTATATTACTTCATATGTCACACGAATCTTCTTCAGCTGAAGCATTATTTGCAACGACAAAATCTGTGATGTTTGAGAAGGAAAACATAACGATTGTAATGAAGGAGACGATAAAAAATGGGAATGATAAGATTAGTAAAAAAACGCGTAAAAGGCTTACTGCATCGTCGTCGTCGGTCACTAATGATAATGCGATTCAGATGTGTATTTCATCATTATCTCCGAAATCGAGTTCTGTAGATACAACACAAGTAAAGGGTGCGTTAGATTATGGGAATAACGAAATACTACCAGTAAGTGGATTTATCAGCGCAACGGGAGTAGTGGGAGCGGCGGGAGCGGGAGTAGTGGGAGCGGCAGCAGCAGATCATCAAAGATGCAAAGGAGAAAAGAAGAAGGGGGGTAGGTGTAGCCGGAAGGCTAAAAATGGTGAATATTGTGAAACACATTCTACAGAACGAAAAGAGATGGAGCGAAAGATAGAAGGTGGTATTTACGTATTTAGGTGTAAGAATGATTTATATGATATAGAGGAAATATTGAGACGTGGAATGAATTGAAATGAACAAACTAAAATACCAAATCGATAATAATACGGTAAGAAATAACAAGGCATGAAATAGGTAGTTTTTCTTTTTGTTTGAAAATAAACAAAAAGAGAAAAAAGATAAAAAAGAGTGCCGAAGACAAGAGTCGAACTTGTGTTTTGTCGGTGTAAACGACATGTACTGACCGTTATACTACATCGGCGTAAAAAAAAGGTGCCTCGGTGCGAGTTTCGATCTCGCTCTCAGGTGATCAGCCGTGATAATTCCAAACCCGAGGTAGGTATAGCTGCATTTAACGTCGGAGCATGGACGGCGGAGTTCTGTAAAGAATGTGAGAAATACATACCCGCGACAGGTGTTGATCCTGTTACCTCAGGGTTATGAGCCCTGCGCGCTGCCGATGCGCCACGCCGGTGAAGAGTGGTTGCTGTGTTTAGCGTCACTAAGCAAATGACGACCGGGTTCTGTAAACCAGGCAAATAGAAAGATTCCCCCAACAGGTTTCGATCCTGTGACCTTCCGCTTATAAGGCGATAACCGTCCTCAAATCGGCCCATGGAATAGGCGAAAAGTAGAAGACGGTGTGTTAGACGCTCTGCCGCTGAGCTATAGGGGAAACAAGAAGCTATGTTTAACGTCGCTTAGCATATGACGACCGGGTTCTGTAAACCAGGTAAAGAGAAAATACCGGCGGTAGGTTTCGATCCTACGTCCTCTGGGGTGTAAGCCAATAACCATCGTCAGATCGACCCACTCCGAAAAGTAGGTAAATGGTAGACGACGGCGTTTTAACAGCGCGCTTCCTCTGCGCCACACCGGTATAAAGTGTTGCTGTGTTTAACGTCCCTTAGCATATGACAACACGTTTCTGTAAAACGTGCAAAGTGAAAATACCGGCGGTACGTTTCGATCGTACGACCTCGGAGTTATGAGCCCCGCGCGCTTCCTCTGCGCCACGCCGGTGAAGTATTGCTGTGTTTAACGTCACTTAGCATATGACGACCGGCTTCTGCAAAGCAGGCGAATGATAATTACCACCCGTTGGTGTCGATCCAACGCTTGCCATTTAATGATAATGAGGATAACCATCGGAAGTCGGACCTATAAGGTCAACGGGAACCGACGATAAGCTGCCCCCTGGGAGTGGTTTAAAAGGCTGCGTTTAATGTCCAGCTCGACAACACGTTTCTGTAAAACGTGCAAAGTGAAAGAATACCGGCGGTACGTTTCGATCGTACGACCTCAGGGTTATGAGCCCTGCGCGCTTCCTCTGCGCCACACCGGTAAAACAGTTGTTGCTCTATTTAGGTCGAGCAGACCTTATGCCGGCGGTAGGTTTCGATCCTACGTCCTCCCCGTTATGAGCGGAATAACCGTCCCCAAATCGTACCCGTGAGAGTCAAGAAGGTAGGAGACGGTGTTTTAGGCGCTCTTCCTCTGAGCTACGCCGGCGAGTGTTTGCTGTGTTTAACGTCACTTAGCATATGACGACCAGCTTCTGTAAAGCTGGTGAATTGTAAAATACCGGCAGTACGTTTCGATCGTACGACCTCAGGGTTATGAGCCCTGCGCGCTTCCTCTGCGCCATGCCGGTGAAAAGGTGCTGTGTTTAACGTCGCTTAGCATATGACGGCCAGCTTCTGTAAAGCAGGCGAATTGTAAAATACCGGCGACACGTCTCGATCGTGTGACCTCAGGATTATGAGTCCTGCGCGCTGCCTCTGCGCCACGCCGGTGAAGAGTAGCTTGTTTAGAGTCACTAGCGTTTGACTATGCACTTCTGTAAAGCACACGAATTGTAAAATACCGGCAGTACGTTTCGATCGTACGACCTCAGGGTTATGAGCCCTGCGCGCTTCCTCTGCGCCATGCCGGTGAAAAGGTGCTGTGTTTAGCGTCACTTAGCATATGACGATGCACTTCTGTAAAGCACACGAATTGTAAAATACCGGCAACAGGTTTCGATCCTGTGACCTCGGAGTTATGAGCCCCGCGCGCTTTCCTCTGCGCCATGCCGGTGAAGTATTGCTGTGTTTAGCGTCGCTTAGCATATGACGACCAGCTTCTGTAAAGCTGGCGAATTGTAAAATACCGGCAACAGGTTTCGATCCTGTGACCTCAGGATTATGAGTCCTGCGCGCTGCCGCTGCGCCATGCCGGTGAAGTGTTGCTGTGTTTAACGTCGCTTAGCATATGACGACCAGCTTCTGTAAAGCTGGTGAAGTGAAAGAATACCGGCGACACGTCTCGATCGTGTGACCTCAGGGTTATGAGCCCTGCGCGCTGCCTCTGCGCCACGCCGGTGAAGAGTAGCTTGTTTAGAGTCACTAGCGTTTGACTATGCACTTCTGTAAAGCACACGAATGGTAAATACCGGCGGTATGATTCGAACATACGACCTCAGGGTTATGAGCCCTGCGCGCTAGCCTCTGCGCCACACCGGTGTTGACAACTGATGATTACAATATCATCATCAGAGGATCGCCATGTTACATTAACACACGACGATGAAATAAGGATATAAAGAGTAAATGGATTTCAATTTTTTTCAAAAACAGAGGGATTGTAAGGATCATGAAAAAAGTTGAAAATTAAAAAATGTAAAAAAAATTACGAAGAGGCGAGACGATTGAAGTGTGCAAGGTACGCCCACATACTAGATAGAAGAATGGCTTTAAATGATATTATATGTAAAGAAAAAAAAAGTGCTAAATGAACGAATGTTTATTTTTTAGAAGGAGGAAAGCGAGAATCGAGGAAGCGAGTGGTGCCCCAAGAAGCGGCAGATCCGATAGCACCGCCGACGATAGCTTTACCGACAAAAAGAGCCCCACCGACGACGATAGGTGCGAACTTTGAATCGGGGGCGTCAGATTGAAAAGATAAAGCGCGCGTAGTGGGAGAAACGGGGATAGTGGAAATCATGTTGAAGAATATAAAATATAATAATAAAATAATTTGAAGTAAAAATTGAAAAGAAAAGAAAGAGAAAACAAGTAAAGAAAGAGAACGAAATGTCGAGGAACTTGATCGACGTAATAGCAAAGATGATAAAAGTATTGCCGGAAGAAGGGGAAGAACAAATGAAAAAGGATTTAGAAGACGAGATGGAACGTGTGGTGTTTACGGCGCCGGAGAACATATATATGAAATGGAAGAATGTGCAGAGAATAGTGACAGAAAGGTTCAAGAATCATGTAGAAATAACAACTCTGCCGGAATGGGGTGTGCAGTTAATAGAAATATGGACAAATAAAAAGAAAGAATAGTCATTTCTGGTTATGTCACTCATTTCCGGTTAGTCGATAAATGTATACCAAAATCTCTCGAACATACAATAATAATCCTATAAAAAGGCCGGAAAAAGCAGAGATCGCGGGCACAAGAGTGCCCTCGCGAATGCCCAGTAAGATTAAACCGTAGGTAGAACTCTACTGCGGAATGTTCGAGAGATTTGTGTGCGGAATGATAGAATGCAATCATTACTAAAATCTCTCGAACAATCAATAATAATCCTATAAAAATGGACAGAATAATGCATATTTCGATGGATAGATCATGTTGTAAACAGGAATTATTGAAGGAATAATATTGAATGTTCGAGAGATTTGTATATAATATGGAAGAGGATATTGTGTATGATAGTATAGAGTAGAATAAGACTCATTTCTGGTTATGTCACTCATTTCCGGTTAGTCGATAAGGGTATATATAGAAATCTCTCGAACAACGAATAATAATCCTATAAAAAGATAGAAAAAGCGTAGATCGCAGGCACAAGAGTGCCCTCGCGAATGCCCAGTAAGATTAAACCGTAGGTAGAACTCTACTGCGGAATGTTCGAGAGATTTGTGTGCTGAATAATACATATAAAAAAGTGTTAGTAAATGAAACACAAGATAGATGCTTACCTGAAAGTAGTGTTGCGTGCGAGTGGTGTCGTTAGTCGTCTCCGCCGTTGGTGTAGTAGTCGTTGCATGCGTTGCAGATCAAGCGCATACCGCCGTTTGGTAGAATGCTGCAAATGAAGTCGGCGCGGTCGTCGAGGCCGGAATCGCAGTCGCGGCAGAGTCCGAATTTGTGGTTGTCATGCTTCTTCGAGCGCTCTTCTTCGGTCAGTTTGAAGCCGGGAGTATGCTTTGATGGTTGCTGGAATGTAGAAGGTTGAATTTGAATGACGATGTCTGTAGTTGGTTCGAAAACTGGAATCCCACCAATCATGGTAGCAGTAGCTCTCCAGTAGGTTTCAGATGTATTTGTCATTTGTTTGTTCGAGTGTATTGTCTGAGTCAGGTCGCTACAAGAATACATAAGATGAAAAAGTATTTCAATTTTATTGAAAAGACGCGGTGTGGAGGAAGATCATGAAAAAATCAGAGATTAGAAAGTCACGCGTAAATATTTATTGACTAAAGTAACCGGAATGCTGTTGTTCTTCTTTACGAACAGCATCTTGAATAAGATGGAAAGAGTGTAATGTTTTCGGTAGTCCACTCATAAAACCATAGTCATCTGAATGATATTCCAGCCCTCTTGAAAGTAACTCGAACATGGCGATATCAGAAAGCCAAATAAAAATCAAGTATCTACAGTAAAAATGAATATGCAGAGAGAGTATCGAATGTGAATTAGACCCTCACCCAGGGACCTCGGGGTCACCCTCACCCAGAAGTCTAGTGGTCACCCTCACCCAGGGACCTCGGGGTCACCCTCACCCAGCGACAACCTGGAGCGGTTCCCGTGGTGGGTATTTAAGTTGGATCATCTCACCATCTTCGATTAGCTTTCAAGCAAAGAGATCAGAAATGTCAACACTCGCAGTCGAAACAAAATCCCATCAGTCTTCTGGATTACAACACAAGACGGAGAGCTCAGCCATCTCCGCCGCCGTCATGCGCCGTGACATCGAAGAACGCTGGAACATGCTTTCTGATTTTGTTCTGAAAACATGTGCAGGCAGAAGCTACACTCACGGACACGCGCACATGGAGGCAGTCGCGGAAACGTCGGCATACCTCCTGTTCGTTGACTTCTATGACAAGGACGGCAGTATGATGCTCGACACGATCACCGCCGCGTGGCTGCACGACATCGCAGACCACAAGTACGACTATGACGGCACACTCGAACAGCGACTCGACGAGTTCGGCACCGCCAACATCAGCAACTACGCCGCCATCAAAGAAGTCATCAGGTACGTTTCATACAGCACGGAAAACAAAGCGATCCTCGCAGGTACGCCACTCGACTTCAAGCAAATCCTCGGCGATTACTACTCCAACATCAGAGACATCGTAAGCGATGCCGACAAACTCGAGTCGATCGGTGTGAAAGGAATGGAACGATCACTCATCTACAACACCGACACAAACCCAACTTTCACGCGCACACAAGTCATCGCGGAAGTGCGCAAAATTTACGACGAGAAACTCGTGAAACTCGCGACCCAATTCATCAAAACACCAACCGCGCGAGACATCGCACAGAAAGAACACCGAAAAATGGAAGATTGGTTGATTGCAATCGACCCCAAATGAAAAACAAAATCACATCACATTTCGAGTTCTTGTTACAGATGAATAAAGTAAAAACATACAGTAATTTGGTTTAATATATATACGGTTAGGGGTGTATATGGAGGTCACATGGCAAATGGAAGAGCACCCTCACCCAGGGACCTTGGGGGTCACCCTCACCCAGAGCACCCTCACCCAGAGCACCCTCACCCAGAGCACCGATCTGCGTGGTGGGTATTTAAGCGGAATCACCAGTCCATCTTCGGGCAGCATCAAGCAAACGAGATCAGAAATGTCCGCAACCACCGCCGTAACCGAAGCACGCTGGAACCTGCTGTCTGAATTCGTTCGGACAACATGTGCTGACAGAGATGAATCACACGGACACGCACACATGAAGGTAGTCGCGGAAAGGTCATCATTTCTCATTCAACAAGACTTCACCGACCGCCGACAATACCGCCACCTGATTCTGGACGCCATCACCGCCGCATGGCTGCACGACATCGCAGACCACAAGTACGACCATGACGGCACACTCGAACAGCGTCTTGACGAGTTTGGCCGCGCAAACATCAGCAACTACACCGAGATCAAACAAGTCATCAAGTACGTTTCATTCAGCTCTGAAAACAAAGCGATCCTTGCAGGCACCCCACTCGACTACGACAGCCTTCTGACGCCATACTACGCCCTCGTCCGCCACATCGTGAGCGATGCAGACAAGCTTCAGGCAATCGGCAAAATCGGCATCACCCGCGCGCTGTTGTACACCAGAGACGCCAACCCAACGTACACAGAGGCACAAGTGATCGCAGAAGTGCGCAAACACGCCGACGAGAAACTGCTGCGAATCGCAACCGAGTTCATCAGAACACCCACCGCACGCATGCTCGCACAAAAAGAACACGACGAAATGGTCGTCGAACTACAGCACTTGTGAAACACGTAACCCACACCACACACGCATGAAAAAGTAAATCCACAACAATACGAATCTCGAAGTCTCTTGAAATTTATAAATACAACACAAACACATAAGACAAAGACATACAAGACAAACACAGATAAAAAAAAAGTCGATAACTTGGTTCGAACCAAGACATCAGGTGGATTTCGATTCCCCTTAGTCATATCGACCCCAGAAGTGGCAATTGATATCGATTCAACTGCCTTCGCACTCCCCTGCGCGATTCCGGTTGATGCAGTTAACGTCGGCACCTAGACGAAAGCAGTTTCACACCGCTGATGATGCAGTTAACGTCGGCACCTAGACGAAAGCAGTTTCACACCGCTGATAGCAGGTTCACCCCGCTGATGATACAGTTAACGTCGGCACCTCGACGAGAGCAGAGCAGGTTCACACCACTCTTGATACAGTTAACGTCGGCATCTCGACGGGGTGGATACTGTGTAACATCTATCCGTGACGGCCCTTAGCGTAACTGCGAATCACGCTTCGGTGAGATATATGATACAGAGTAAAAAGGATTCAATTTTTTTTAGAAAAGATAGAAAAGTCATGGATCATGAAAAAATAGGAAAAAAATCCAAAATCAATAAAAAAAAGATCGATCGGCGCCCCTGCCGTAAGTATCGATCTTGTTGGAAACTTACCTACAAAACCATCGTGGGTGGCAGACCCCCCTAATCATCATCAATCAAATCATCAAAACAGTAAGAACACAACAACATGTCACCGGCACCACTAACACATTCACAGCGCGGAACGAAATTCAAGTCGATTTTGTCGGAAAGACCGACGCCACAAGTGAAACAGTAGTCGAACACAGGTTCGGTTGAAGGCCGGGGGACAGCTGGAAGACGGTGAGAAGAACAGGCGAGGTTATGCGAATTACGCATGATACACATTTCACGGTTAATCGCACGGTAGAACATGTCAGAAATCATGCCCTCGTCGTGCAACGAGTAATAAGACGCTTCGGTAGTACAGACCAAATACGCGATAACCGAATACTCCTGAAGCTTCAAAAGAACCGCGCGGACAGAAGGAAGACGAACCCAACGAGCGCAAACCAGGTCAAAATGGTCTGCGGCCCAGTTATGATAATGGTCGTCCCACACACACACTTCGGTCTTCACGTGCTCCCGAATGAGCGATCGGATATGAGGGGCGATGAGATGAAGAGGAAGCTTGCGGCCAGAACGATGAAATTGGAAAAATCCCTGAATGATAATACGAAGAGTCCCCTCGGTCCAGACGAACCGAGACTTACCATAACGACCGCGTTTGTAAACACCAAGAAACGAAAGAGACATTTGTATTTGAATAACTGAATCACGAAGACACTACCAAATACAATAAAGTTGAAAAAGCATTTCAATTTTATTGGAAAGACGAAGGAATTACTGGAACACGAAAAACACACACACACACACACCCATCAGTCGAACGCGTAATGCCGTTGTCACAGTCGCATTACCGACCGAATGGTTTGGCATCTCATTTGGGATTGATGCAGTTCACGCAGAGGAGCACGCGCGTGCCAGTTCCGGGTGTCCAGCTGCTGTGACGCACCTCTGTGTCGCTGACCCTGCTTCCACACTTGCAGGTTTTGTTCTTGGAGGAGGTTGTTGTCGGAGGCAGCAGGGGCAGCGGGGACAGCAGCGCGGCAGTCGTAGGGTCGGTCGTGAGGTGAGTCATCGGGTGAGTCATCTGGATTGTAGTCATGGTTGCTTTGTCTCTGGTTGTTTGGCACATCTAAAAACATTAGCATTCAATTTTTTTAGAATGCATGGCTACCAGCATACCACACCCACTCGAACATTTTTGTCTCTGGGTGACCTCTTCTGGGTGACCTCTTCTGGGTGACCCCTTCTGGGTGACCCCTAATGAACATGAAAACCGATAAGTAATAAAAAAAACACATACAACTTGTGTTATTTTTTTGGTAACATATTCATTTACATATCTTACAGTAGGTCGCGAGTTCTTCAGAGTTTGTCGAAGTCAAAGGCTGTTCCTGTCTCTCCGTAGTAGTTGGCGCAGGGGGCACACATGCAAACAAATAATCCGTCATGTCCAAGGGCGGGGTATAGAATGTAGTCGCAGCGATGATCAAAGCCAGCGTCACAGCTGCAGCAGAGACCTAGTTTGTGTTTCGCGCATTTCTCGGCGCGTTCTTTGTCGGTAAGCTTGAATCCCGGAATGTGCTTCGTCACAGTCAACTTAGCGTGATCAGTAGTAGAAGTCATTTGTTCGTCGTTCGTTGTCTCGGTCAGGTAGCTATAATAAGACAAATATAGAAAAAGCATTTCAATTTTATTGGAAACAAGATGGAATTACAAGAACATGAAAAAACATGCGCGGCGGGTATTTGGGTTGGTCATTCATGACATGTCCCCCTTTTCAGCTTCTCCGTCGCACTCGCAGGGTTCTCCGCCTTCGCGCTCATTCAATTTGCTGAGAAAGCGTTGAACGCGTACGGCTGTGCATGCCTCGGCGTAATACGCGGAACAGTTGTTGCACAAGAGGCGCGTGTATGTGGCATGTTTTCCCATGATGAAGTCGGCGCGGTCGTCAAGGCCAGCATCACAGTCGCAGCACAGACCGAATTTGTGTTGATCACTCTTTTGGGTTCGCTGTTCAAATGACAGTTTGACGCCGGGTGTATGACGCACCTTACCGCAGGTAGCAGAAGCAGTCGAATTCCAGTAGTTGGCAGAAGGAGTCGTCATTTGGTATCTAGTTGATTGATGGTGTTAACCCTAATGAAAATAAGTATTTCAATTTTTTGAAATGCACGTCCGCCACCGCATGGTCGACAGCATACCACCACCACGCGCGCATTTTCGTCTCTGGGTGACCTCTTCTGGGTGACCTCTTCTGGGTGACCTCTTCTGGGTGACCCTGTCCTGAGTGACCCTGTCTTGGGTGACCTCCTCTGGGTGACCTCCTCTGGGTGACCTCCTCTGGGTGACCTCCTCTGGGTGACCCTGTCTTGGCGATTTCGTGGGGGGTGGTGTGGTGGTGTGGTGGTGTGGTGGTGTGGTGGTGTGGTGGTGGAGGAGGCGCATTTCAAAAAATTGAAATACTTATTTTTATTACGTTGATTCTATCAGCAAATCGAGATGGCCTATTACAGAAACCAAGACTATTGCAGCGAAGCGGACATGAAGAAGCAGGGTTGGTCTGAGATCGAGAAGGCCGAACAGAGGGAGAAGAATTGGGACATTCGTCTTGAGCACTACGCCAAGAACAACCGCGTTCTTAAAAACTGTGTTCAGTTTCGAAAGATGGTTGACGAGTGGGCTGAAAGTTTCCAATTCCCTTCCTCAGGCGTGCCTACGATGAAGATGCTTCACATTCTCAAGATTGCGCGGGAAAACGGCCTTCGATCAGATACGCTAAGTGAGTTCGCTCGTGCTGAAGAGGAACTTCTTGAGCGTATCCCCGGATTCGTCAGCCCTGCCGCGGTGAAATTCAACGTCGAAAGGAAAAACGAACTCTGCCTTGCTGCGCTCAAGGCTCGCGCTGAAAAGCGTGAGAGGAAAGTTGCGGCGATCCTTAGCAAGACTGCCGGTAGAACTTCTGCAAGAGACTTTCGTGATTCGGTGAAAGAGCGTTGGGCGGAGGCGGAGAGAAAAGGACACGAAGCAGTTGAAGCAAAGGTTGCAGCACTACCAGCCAAGTTGAGCGGTGATCGTGCTGCGGAGGTTGCTGCGAAGTTGGTGTTCGAGATGTACCTCGACATCTATGTGGAGCGTATTAATGATGGTATCAAGTGGGAGAAGCATGTCACGCCTGACGCATCATACTATCAAGTGGGGCGTATGACGTGGGACTCGTAATCGTGTGACCATGTGACTCAACAACAACGAATAAAATCAGCGATATATCTTTTTTCATGATCACGACATGTTCATGCGATTTTCAAAAAAATTGAAATACTTTTTCATCATATAGTCAAACACAGCAATCAAGCAAACACACGAACGAACGAAATGGAAACGACTGATACTACTACTATGACCCCTGCTGCACGCGGAGCTGCGTTGAAGCGTGAGAAGATGGCAGCAGCCAAGTTGGCCCGGGCTGCAGGAAAGGTTGCCGCGGCTGAGCGCCGCGATGCTCAAGAAACCGAATGGACCGAAGGACTGCGTAAAGGACGCGAAGAGATTGAGAAGAAGGTACAGGCTGCGCGCAAGGCGATGGGAGTGCGCAAGAATGACCCAAATCCTTCGGGAATCCGCGAGATGAAAGAGAAGTGGGACTTCGAGATGATGTTCGCGCTTCGCAAACAGGTGTTGGGTGAGTAAATGTGATTTGTGTGTATGACCATGACATGTGACCAACGAATAACACAAGCGGTATGTGTTTTTTTTTTCATGAAACACACATACCATACAACATTTGAAAAAAATTGAAATGCTTTTTGACCGATAACAAAATGGTAGATCCTCCCGACCGACAATACTTTCAAATGACTACTACGACCAATCTTCAATTTACAGAGCCCTCCACCGCCACTCTGTCGTCTGCATTATGGTTTCATGACGCTGTTCATGAGACCGACCCCGAGTTTTGCGAGTGCGACGATTGCCGTTTCAAGGCACTTCAACAAGCATGGGCTGAAAAAGAACAACTAGCGCAACAACACGAATACGGGCTCTGCATGGAATGCGGCGTAGGCCTTGATCATGCGAACGAATTCTTGGTCGACAGACGCCAGAAATGCTACGACTGCTTCACCTGCGACAAATGCTTCAAGGATTGCTTCGGTGAGGAGGCATTCCTTGAAGCCACATCTTGGCAAATTCTCGGTATAGAAATGCCTCAATATGTCCGATGTTCCTTCCCCCCTCGTGATGATGGTGATATGATTTAGATGACAAAACAAAACAAAACAAAAACAAAACACAACAAACCAAAACACAAGAAAACACAAGTGGTGTATCTTTTTTTTTTGTAACTTTGACCACTTGAATCAATCTTTTCTGTCTTCTTACACCATATATCGATAACCATTTTGTCACTCATTTACCGTTATGTCACTCATTTCCGGTTAGTCGATAATACACGAATTTACAATAGAGGACTATATTGAACTGAAAAAGGGTTCAAAGAGGGCCCCGGAGGGGGGTAATAGGGGGTTGCCCAGGTGATTGCTCAGGTGATTTCCGTGCCGTAACCCGTGCCGTAACCCGTGCCGTAACCCGTGCCGTAACCCGTGCCGTAACCCGTGCCGTAACCCGTGCCGTAACCCGTGCCGTAA